ACCACACCTGTATCGGTAAATGCCTGAAAATCGTTATTGGAGATATCCTCATTAATATTTCTGGCTTCCGGTGCAAGCGCGCTTGCTTTGTCTATAGCGTACTGCTGGGTGATACGCGTAAAGAAGTCCTGCGTATATTCATCCATTGATTTACCGCTATTGATAATCTTGGATAAAATACTGCTTTGATCCTGAGGTTTGTAGTTTGGACTGGATAGTGCTCTGGCAGTATCATCAAAAGCCTTAAACTGTTCTACAGACCTATTATATTCTTTTATTAGTTTGCCTATTTTTAAATGTGCCTGCGGGTTAGTGGTTTTAAGGTTATCTATCAGCTTATTTAACCTTCCTAAGTTCTCTTCTGTATTGTTTAGGTCTTCCTCGCCGACTAACATATCGTTCTTTATAAACGGATTTTCTATTTTTGCGGTGTTGAGTAATACATTTCTTTGCTGTAATAGTTCAGAACTCTCATTACCCAAGTCAACTATTCTCTGGGATATTGCTGCATATCTTTGATTGTAATCTACATTTTCCTCTCGTCCCTGTTTATACCTTTCCAAAGATAAAAGTTCTCTTTCCAGAGCCTTCTTTTTATTTTGGGCGGCTTTTATCTTTCTGTTTGTACTGTAATATTCTTTAGAGGTAGCACCACTGGCATTTTTTAAAACATTATCTATATCTAGAGCGTTAGTAAACATAGTATCAGAGAAATTACCGAGTACCTCCTGTTTTATGGAACCCAGCAGATCTGTCTGTAAATTGCCTGTTACCTCTCCCATTGTAAGATTATAGGTAATGGCTTCCACAATTGCCTGTTTATCGGTAAAACCCGATTGTTTGGCACCTACAAACTCTCCCTGTCCTGTTATGGCTTCTGCAAAATCCCTGTTCTTCTCATAAGAATTAGATAAAGTAGTGTATTCTTCGAGCGTGCGGCTTTTGAACTCGTCTATGTTGTCTAGCTCTATACCTGCTTCCTTAAACTGCTCTGGGGTCATAGTATCCAAAGACATGCGCAGGTCTTCAATATCCTCGGCGCTGTCCCTTTTTATATTCCTGTTGAAGTTAAGGCGGGAAAACATTTTGTCGTTTCTCGCTATTTCTCCACCTACCAAGTCATTGTTGGCAGTGGCTTTATCTTCTCTCTCTTGTGCTCCCTGTATTTGGTTGGTCATAGCCAATCGTTTTACAAGAAGGTTGCCGGAAAAAGTATTTAGTCCTGCCACACTCTGTTCAACTTCTTTTCTTCTTTTGTCTATTTCGCCTGCCCCCCCGGTAAGGTTTCCTGTGAGACCTCCGCCTATAACAGTTATAAGCGCAGCTGTTCCAAGTTCTTCCCATCCTTCAGAAGTACCGTAGGTCTTTGACATGGCATTATACACCATCCCCATCAAATCGAGATTCTCTGCCGTGTATTTAGGGTTATAAGTACTTTGTATCCAGTTGTTGGCTACCTTATTGGTAACATTTTGAAGCCCTTCCTCAAACAATACCTCTGATGCGAGATTACGTCCCACACCATATACCTTTCCAGCTACATTCTGGAAACGGCTTGCTTTAATAGCTGCTATACCTGATTCTGTAGCTTCAGTTCCTATCCCAAATAACGTCCTGTCAAAAGATTTTGCTACTGATTTTAAAGGATTTTTAACACCGAAACTTCCCCCAAGGAATGCAAGATTCGCACCACCTACCAAGAAATAATTTGTTGCAAAAACAGTGTTGGATGTATTTGCCAAATCATTTTCAAAATTGGCTATATCCTCTTGGTCTGGTTTCCTTCCATTTAGTTTCTCAAAATTATTGTAAAAATTTTCCTTGGCTTCTTTTTTATAGTGCCACGCTTCTGCTGCGGCCTCCCCCGATGCGGAAGTAAGTCCAAATCTCAGGGTATTTATTGCTTCCCCTATTTTAGAACCTAATATAGCCCCTTCCCTGTTTAAAACAGCCGCTTTTAACGGTTGTTTAATAAAGGACTTGAACTTATTCAGCGCTCCGAACGTTTCTTCTGTTACACGGGCTGCTGTACCTAATTCCGCTCCTATTCTTGCTCCTCTCAGCGCTAATGAACTTCCTCCGGTAGCATAAGCCCAAGCCGCTTCTGATACAACAGTACCTAAAGTAAAGGCTGTCCCTGCAAGAACATCGTTTGCCCAGAAATTGGCAGACCCTAGATTTCCGAAAAAACCTGCATCTTTCTCCTGTTGTGAATAATAATTTGGAAGGTTGTAGTCTAATTTGGTATTCCAGTCATCTAATGTCTTCGTGAAGCTATTATCATAGAAAGCTGAGATGCTTCCCTCTTTGGCTGCCTGTACAAAACCATTCACAAATCCTACAGTATTACCCAGTACAACTACCCCTGTCTTGGTAATTGTTTTGCCTAAACCATTAAGCCATTTATCTGTAGTTGATTGTTGCTGCGCCTGATACTCCTCATTATTTATCCCTGCTTTGAAACTGTCAAATTTTGCATATAATGTTCCATCATTAAGGGTTGTATAGGCTTCACCTACATTATAGTTTCTTTCTTCAAGACTGGGTTTTTCAATTCCTGCTACACTCTGTCCAAAATAATAGTCATTTTTAGGTGCATAGTCTTTTGGCATCATTGTAGAGAAATCAGGTGTTGATTCCTTTGCCTGAAGGTCAGCATATAAATTAGATATTTCAGGTTTTACCTGATTAGGTATTACAGGTACCTGAATATCCGCTATCGCCTGTGGGTTAAAATCCATTATTGTAAACTTTTTATTAAGTTATCCACTTCTGTTTCTGTTGGGTTGTCTATAAGGTATCTAAGGACTCCTTCAGAGACCAAAACTTGTGGATAGTTTTTAACCAGATATGGGATATCATCCTGAAGATATTGCATTCCTGTATCACCTTCAGTTAAGGTTTTTCCATTTGAAGTTGCTAGATTGATTGCCCAAGTACCGTCAAATGGCTTAACTGTCGGTACAAATTTATTAAGGTTTTCAGACATGGAATTGACCAGCGTCTCTAGTTTGGCTTCAGGGATTTTATTCTTCAGCGCTGCCTTATAGACATCCAATGTTCTTTGTTCTGTCAAAAAATTGTTGGGAGGAGCTACAAAACCTTTCCTTATTTCGGGGGATATGTTATTTATGTAAGTATCCGCTTTTCCAAGCAGTGTTTTTTTGGTGTTGTCCAAGTAGTTTATATTTCTTCCCGGCGTTATTTTTATGCTGGTTCTTTGTGCGTCAAGTCCTTGCTGGTTACTGCTGGTCTGAGCATACTTTATAAGTTCTTTATAAGCAGCATCTTCTTTACCTACAACAACCTGAGCTGATACTTTTTTAGTGCTTTCTTTTCCGTCTGTGTAACCTTTATTCTGCACTATAGTTAATGTTTCATCCTCATTTTTGTAGAAGGAGAGCGGTGCTTTTTCAGTAAACACCTGTGTATCATCTGTCTGAGGTATCATATTTATAATACGTTTCCTTAACGGTTCACTTCCTATTGTGGCTATATTGGAAGTATTGAAGTAAGTGGTCTGACCCGCAACGGTTTTTCTGTTAAGATCTGTATTGGCAACATCTGTAGCCTCATTTTTTAAATCCTGCCTTACAAAGTTTGCTGAGGGTATTCTGGCACTTCTGCTGGTAAGCCCATTAAGTATATCTGCAAATTGGGAAAGTTTTACTTTGTCTGTTGTAAGTACTTTCTTAAGGTTATCCCAACCACCGTTTGTATCAACAAAGGTTTTGGCTTTGCTGTATAATTGAGCGTCTCTTCTGGCAGAATCGCCTACTGTAACATCTCCTAATGTACCCAAAGTTACTGTGTCAAGTGCAGTGTCTAAAATAGAAGCTGTTCTGTTTGCAACTGACGAGTCTACATTGGCAGATTTCATTTCATCTCGAAGAGATTGGATATAGGTATCTGGTTTTTTGGCAAAGGTATTGGTGAGCGCATCCCCTTTTACCCCCCAGTATTCATTTGCAAGTGAGTTTCTTTTTACTTCTATTCCTGCAAGCTGTTTGGCCACATCCCCATAGACAGCCCCTACATTGGAAGCATCAAATGCCATTTTCATAGCTAAAGACTTAGGGAATTGTGCAGCTGTTTTTTCTTTTCCGCTCAAAACGTTTCCTTGCGCATCATACCCCATCTTATTCATCTCCGAAGCATAATGCTCTTTTATATCAGGACTTACTCGGTCGCTGTTAACAGTGTTACCTATTAAACTTACCATTTCGGCTGTTGTTGACAAATATTCTTTTTCTAAACCTTTAAATGGGTCTATCTCATTCTCTAAAGCCCCTTCTCTGGCAGCAGTTGTGATAGCTCCACTTGCATTTACAGCGTTACCCTGTGCATCAACTCCAAGCTCCTGTTGTAGTTTTGCTATTTCCAAGGCGCTTTTGGTCATGTCAAGACCAAATTTCTGCTGGGCTCTTTGTTCTTCTGATTGTTGGATTTCTAATCCTGCCTTGGCAAAATAGTATTCATCCTTATTTATTTCCTGAGACCACTTGGCCTGCGCCATATTGGCAATACCTGATTTCCAATTTTCTTTTTCCAGAAAACCTCCTAAAGTTACAGGGTCGTTTAAATCTAAAGAAGATAATTCACTATTTGTCTGTTCTTTTTGCCTGATATAGGCATCCATTTTTACCTGAGCTTCTTTCTTCTGGCTGTCAGGGATAGCCGAATTATTTATAAACGCTCTTTGATTGCTTATATTCTCATCTATATTAGCATTTATAGAAGTCTTATAGGCTTCAAAGTTCCTTTGTGCTAACGGTAATTGATCTTTGTATTTTGCCCAGCCATTTATTTTCAACTGCTGGTCTTCTTGACTTGTCAGTATGTTTGGAATGTACTCAAATATCTCCTGAGAGGTAAGCCCATCTATTGTTCTTTTTATCATCCTACCCGGGTTTTGGGGATCAGGTGTTTCTATAACTTGTTTACCTCGTAAATCTTTTAAGTCTTTTATCTTCTTTAGTTGTGTAGCTGTGACATCTACATAAGGGTTATAATTTAAATTTCCAATAGTATCCGTCTGGCCTGTCAACCACTGATCTGCACCCCCTTGAGCTAAACTGAAACTGTAATTAGCATCATTGTAAGTGTTTGGGTCTTTTTCTCTTAATTTGGCGACATTTGCATTGTAAGCGTCTATTTTCTGTCCTTGTGCTACAGCATTGATTGTCTGCGAATCTAGTGCCGAATGTATCTGATTTGTAATATTTCTTGTTACCCCCGGATTATCTAAGGCTAACTTACCGCTATTATTCACCTGAGCTAACAGGCTCTGCACATTGTTAGCCAAGTGTTGACGGTCTTTGTCTCTTTTTAATAAGCTGTCTATTTTTCCTAGTTCAGCAAGTCCCTGATCTATCTGCATTACAGATGTATCAAAACGCCCTTGCTTGGCAGCCATTACGGTATTTATTAATCCTAGGTTTACAGGATCTTGTACTTTGTTAAATGAATCAGGAGTCGATAAATAGTTAGCCATTCAATTAGTTATATAAAAACAAAAGTACCATATTTCTATGGCACTTTAAAATTACTTATCTTATGGGTTTGTATATTATTCGCTTGGTAACAATATACAAATCTCACCCAAAAATTAATTGTTTTATTTTTTGAAAATTTTTATATTAGTGTCATGGATAAAGAAGTTAAATTTAAAGTGGGGGATATTTTATATTGGCGGCGTTTTGAATGCAGCGTAATAATACTTTCTCGCTGGGATAGAACATCTGCTCAAAGAGTTACATGGATGTGCAAAGTATATCCAAACGGAGAAAAGGAATTTCCTGCTCTAGAATCTGAGTTAGAGGATATTTCTTAGTTTCAATTCTAGTATCGCTCGCTCTAGTGTCAATTCTTCTCCACTGTTTCTATCTGTTATTTTATATCTGGAAGGCTGTGATTGAAACAAGTATATTGGAACCATACTCCTAAATAGTATTTCTGTATCGTCTTTTGCATAACCTAATACAATATCCTCTATTCGTGTCAAATCATCTGGCTCTCCTTTATAATCTTCAATTCCTGAACTCCAACCATCTGGTAATTCTCTATTCATACGCTTTGATTTAATTCTACAGTTGTAGTAGTTGTAAAAGATATTTTTACGACTTCACCATTTTTTATCCTATCTGTTTCTTCTTTGCTTAAATTTTTTATTTCCGGCGGAAAATTTGAATTCTGCAAATCATCCAAATCTAATTTCCCTTCGGACATATAGTCAACATCAAGTGAATTTGTATCCAAGTGTTTACTAGTTTTATTACTCTTTTTTACAATCTTAAACTTGTACATTTATTTTTAGTTTTAAGTTGATACATAAATCCAATAGGTTCTTCCATCTATGATAGGGTACTGGTTTTCTTCATCATTAATATACTGTTTGTCAAGAGTTTTTAGTAATTCCATTGGTGTAATATTAACCTCCATTACCAACGTCTTAAGAGCATATCTGAGATATGTTTCTTTGTGTGTTGCGTATTTTTTATTACTTTTATTTCCTGTATCGTAAAAAGAGTGTATAACCATAAGTTTTAATTTAAAACCGAAACAAGTATGCAAAAATATAATATCGCAATAAGCAAATGTAGTGCTTCTACATACTCTCTGGCTTTTTCTGGCGTAGAAAGATTTTCTTCCAAGGAGTCTTTAAAACGTCTCTTAAAATTTATTTTTGGTTTTACTTCAAACTCGTAACTCTCCTTCACAATACCTAAAACTTTTTCTCCTTTGTTTCTTTCTGCGGCTATTTTATTTGCCTCTTTCCACGAAGTAGTGTATATGGAATCACTTTTAAGTATTCCATTTTCTATATACTCTGTTATATACTCTTCTACTTTTTTCATGTTATGCTTTTAGGCTTGATATGGCTTTTATGAGAAGTCCAATATGTCTTTTAACGCGTACCATATCACCCTTATCGTAAAAATTTGATATTACTTTTGCACTAATTAATGTTAAGTTATCCGTTGGCGACAGTTTTTTTAATTTGTCATTTTCTACATAATCTTTCAGCATGGTAATATACTTTTGTTATATTAATATTAAAGTAATACTTTTACTAGGGTACAGTAAAGGCACTTTTGGAAAACAAAGTCCAATTTAATACGACTCTACTGATGATTATGAAACACTTCTACAAACTTACCAATACGTGTACCCTAGTAAAAGTATTACTATTTTATTTTCTTATATCTTTACTTCTTCAATATAAATTTACTGTTCCTGATTTTTTATAGGGTTTTTAATAATACTATAGCCTATACTGTATTTGGTAAAGTAGCTAGACAGTGACCTTAATACAAAACCTGTTGTTGTTATAATTTCGACTTCTGCCATAAAATCTTCTTTTTCTATTTTTGGGCATACAGTCGTTGTTGTAAACTTTAAATCAATATTGCCAACCTCGCAGAATCTATTTATACTTTGAACCAACTTGATAAAAATATGCTTTGTGATGTTATTTTCTCTCATGTTTTTGTGTGGTTAAGCTATAACTGCCTTAGTTTTTAATCTTTTCCTTGCCTGCTTTAATACGTCCTCGGCAAAGCCTAAATCATCTCCTTTAAATAAATCGACTACAGCCCTTATCTTAACATCATAAGGGTTTGTTTCTTTGTTGTATTCTCCAACTTTATTTTGTTTTTCTGAGTCTACAATGTGAACCCCTAAATTTTGTGCTTCCATTATGATTATGAATCATTTATTAATAATGTAAAGATATAGAAATTTTAAGTATAATTACTTATTTTAACTTATATTTAACTTTTGCCTCCAAATCTTTTCTTGGTTGCACGTTTTTTAGTTTTTGATACATCTGTAGTTACTAGAGGTGAAGCTAAAGCTTGTTCTTTATAAAATGTTGGCATAACCCCTAACCTCTCTATACCATTATTACCGTATCCAAAGTTACTATACAGTTCATTAAGTCTATTAACATTATTTACCGCATTGTAATTAGTCAAATTTACAGCTTGCATTTGATTATAGTAATTTCTTGTATTTTGGTCTGTAATTGCCTTGGCCGTTAATATTTTTCGTTCGTAGTCATTCAAATCTACCCCCCTTGCATTTTCTTCCTGCATCTGAACCTGCGCGTTAAACTGTTGCGACTGTGCATCCGAGCCCAGATTTTGCCTGTTTGTGTCTGCTATAGTTTTTGCAATATTCTGCTGGGTAATAGCGGATAAATTAGCTAGTGCTGCTGTTCTTTGAGAATCAGGCAATTGGTTTATCTGTTGCTGTGCCTGTGATTCCTGCGCCCTTAATTCTGATATTTGCTGGTCAGGTGTAAGCATAAGAGGATCAATCCTGTCATATCTTCTTGTTAATTTTAATGCACCTTCCAAACTATCAGGCATTAGTGGCATCTGATTAGGTAAAAGCAATGTATTTAGATTATCTCTCTGTCCTTGTGTTGCTACTACGTCTTCCTGTGTATTTACAGGCTCTGTGTAAGGATTATATTGGTTAGGGATATTTCCTGCTGTAGGTAAAATGTTATTGTATACAGGTGTCTGTAAATAGTTTGCCGGGGCATTTGGAAACCTGTTCTCAATAAGTCCGTCTGCAAATTGGTTTAGGTAGAATTCAGAGGTATCCAATCCTTTTGACTTCATTACTGATACCAATGCGTTTTTTTCTTCCGGTGTATATTGGGCGGAAGGTTTATCGGCAGGTATTCCTATTTGTGCAAATATCTCAGGGTTATTGGCTTTTATCAAATCTACGCCTTTGGCGGTAATATCCACAGCTCTTGCGTATTGTTCCGTTGATTGTGGTTGATTGGCTACTGACCAGTTTTGTAATTCTGCAACTGCGGCATTCAGGTCTTTCTCATTTCCTGTTATATTTCCATCATATCCTGCAAAACGGGCAGTACTTAAAAAGTCTTTCAAGGTCTGTCTTTTCTGCTCTTCTGTGCGTGGATGGTACCCTCCTATCTGGTAAGTAGCCTCAGTATTCTCCTCATCTGATTTAGAGGCTTCCTGTCTATTAAATACATCGTCCATCAGTGACTTTCTTGCCTCTTCCAAAGGTGTTTTCTGCTCTTCCAGTTCAGCGAGTTTTGTAGACAAAAATTCCTTATTCAAATCTACTGTTGTAGTGGCACTTTGATTGTCTCTTACTATCTCTTCCTGCTTCTTTAGTTTTTTTATTATGTCTTCCTGTTCTTCAACCAATGCTTTTAATCCTGATTTTGCAGTAAACTTATCCAACACCTTTGCGTAGGTATCTTTGGGTCTTACTTCTAATCCAAAATTATCGGTATAGTGCTTTGCATTTTCTTTACCTACTTTTAAGTGATCTGATACAATTCTCTCTCCGGGTTCCAGATTTACATGAACTCCTCCCTTTTCGTGTGTGTCTCCTATAGCTTTTGTAATGCCTCCCAAGTTATCCTGCAAGTACTCATTATGTTCTACTTCTGCTGTTACACTAGGATCATTCTTATTTAGGGAAGTGGTGTATTCTCCAGTCAATTCTTTAACAATAGTCCCACCTTTTTGCATGAAGTTTTCCTGCGGTGATTGTAGTTGTTGCATTATACCCTCTACTAGTTGGGTTGCTTGATTTTCTTCCATGCCTGATTCTATAAGAGTCTGCAATACCTGTTGTGGGTCTGCTCCCTGCTGTAATGCCTGCACTATTTGTGCTTCTATTCCTTGTTGTCCGCCTTCCTGAAAGGATTGTGTTGCAGGAATTTGTGCCTGTCGTACTCTTCTGTCATACTCTGTCTGTATAAAATTCTCCCTGTTACCAAGTCCTAAACCTCCTACAATATTTCTACCTAGGCCTGTAAGTAACTTGGCTGAACTTCCTACTATACCCAAATCATTTTTATCCTTTATGGATTGTCCTAGAAAAGTGGCGGCACTTTGCAAATCTACTCCTCCATAAGGATTGAAGTATTGTATAGGCGGTGTATATTTATTTTCAGTGTCTGTTGTCTGTGGGGTGCCTTCAAAATATAGAGGACTCCTTGTATCATTTATAGGATAATACGGGGTTGCTGTCTGTGGTTGTTCTACTCCATAAGTCGTAGTTACATTACCCATAGTTTCAGGACTTGTTGTAGCGGTTACGGTAGGACTGTTACTATTCATATATGCATTTCCCATTCCCTGAGTTATTGGATAATTCGTAGGGGTAACTTGAGCCTGAGTAGTAGGCATTGGAGCATTGAGAATGTTCTCAAAATTTGCATTTGCCGAGTAGTTTGGGTTAAATATCTGGTTCATACTTAAAGCATTTCCTACTCTTACAGGGTTTGCTATAGTCTGAGGAATATCGTCTTTTTTTCTCGGTATTCTTACATTATCCCAAGTAGAGCTTCCAAAAGAGCCTAAAAAATCAGTGAATACGTTATTCGGTACTTGTGTTCCTCCCTGATATTTAGGTTTTCTATTTATCTTTTTTTTCATTTCTTTTTTATTTGCGGATATTCAGTCACTGAATTACCATTAAATTTATAGTTTTCTCCCGGGTACATCATTTGTATGTGACCTGTATCTGATATTCCAAGAACAGGTGTTTTTATAGGCTCTCCTGTAAGGGGGTTAGGTTTCATAGTTATCTCATTGGAATTTATTTGAGTGATTTCTCCCGGGTACATCCACTGCCCAAGATCGCTATTAATAAGTCCGCCTTGTTGGTATACGGGAGTTACTATACGAGTATTGGTTGGCGCTATATAGGGTAAATCTTGGCTTCCATCAAATCTGTAATTGGTTTGAGAACCATTATAGGCGGTAGAGCCTTGAATACTATCCTGTATGTTCCAATATTGGGGAACTCTTACTGGATTATTCATGTTTGCATCTCCCTCCAATTCAAAACTATTTGTTACTAATCCTTCAGGGGTCATACCTTTTAAAGGTGTATAACTTTCTCTCTTCTGCAATACAGGAGGCAGATTAGCCTTTACTTGTTGATATGGTGTTCCTGCTGTACCATACCTTTTAATCCTTTCTTTCTTTTCAGATTCAGTAAGTAGGTCATAAGGTTTAACAGATATTGGATCATAAGAAGATATATTAATAGCATCCCCATACATTGAATCTTTTTTATTTACATTAGAATATCCAGAAATATATGTCGGCTCAACCCTTTTATCAAAAAGTTGCATAGGAGCTCTAGTATCCAATAGTGCATTAGCGGCTTCTCTTTGATAATATCTATTTTCATCAATATTTTTTCTATATTGCTCTTTAGGTAAAAACTGATAATTAGAAGTTCCGTTATTAAGTGGAACCCTAGCACCACTAAAATGTTGTACTGCTTCATCATTACTTTCAAACGCAGCTTTTCCTAACCCTCTTCCTTTTATAATACTTCCGTCTATCTGATAGTTCTTATTTTTATTATAATAACCTAAAACTTTTACAGAATTATTATATAAATTCAAACTATCTTGACGGGTTACCCCTCCTCTTTGATAAACCGGGGTTACAGTTCGCGTATTGTTTGGAGAGATATATGGAAGATCCTGAGTGCCATCAAACCTATAATTAGTCTGAGAACCGTTGTAATTTGTTGAGCCTTGTATTGTGTCTTCAATATTCCAGTACTCGGGTGTTCTCACCGGATTATTAATACCCATATCCCCTTCTAATTCGAAATCGCTTGGTACTAGCCCTTCAGGTGTCATTGGAGGAAGAGCCTTTATCTCTGGCGGTGATTGGACTATATTACTCTGCAATACAACAGGCTGTACAGGTTTCTTGTATACGGGATATTCTATTACGGATCCTGTTGCACCATTACCCTGTGTATTATTATATAGATTATGTCCTATTGGGGCTATTCCTGTTTTCTGTTGAAAATAAATATCTCTGGGGTTCATATCTGACGCATCCTGATCCTTCCAATATTTAAAAGGTTTTCCATTGGTCATCATAGACCTATCATTCGCATTTACACCTTCATTATACATCATTAAGCTGTCTTGATAAGATTTATAACGCGGATCATTTTTATCCTTGACAGCTATTGTCCCGCCTTTTTGCATGAAGTTTTCCTGCGTCTGGTATTGTGCGGGATCTACATAATCCACTGCTGTATTACCTATAATCTTAGCTATATAATTTCTTTCTGCCATTTTTTCCTCTAGCCTTTTCTTTGCATCTTCCTGTGAAGTATCTGCTAAAATAGGCTTTTCTTCTGTATCTGGCAAACTACTTAAATTCTGGGTAGTGTCGGGTGGAGTGTATAAGTCTACAACAGGTTCTGCTAGGGCAGTAGTGGTAGAGCCTACTTTTATATTCATCTTTGCCGATGCCCAGTCGTATAACTGACCGATTGTTTTTAAACTCCCATCTTTATTATATACCACAGACTTATTAGCTTTTATTGCGCCCGGGGACAATACCGAAGATACAGGTGCATTAGGTTCTGCATTGTAACCTTTGAAAAAAGTACGGGCTCCTCCTGCCCCCAAAAAATGTCCCAAATACCTATCTGCATCATTTAATTCCCGACCTACAACAGGTTTTATGTAGCTCTCATTTAACCTAGTGAACTCCCTCATAACCAAATCAGCTTTTTTAGGATCTTTACGGTCTTCTAGGTTATACTTAAGTCCAAGTTGGTTTACCACTCCCTTCCAAGTTGAGTCCGTAAATTGGTATAATCCTGTAGCTGAACTTGTAGGATTCTTGGCAGCCGGATTTCCTCCGCTCTCTACCTGTGCTACTTTTCTTAGGAATGGGTTTAAAGGGTCTTCTTTATATTCTTGGAATCTCATTGTTCTGTTTTTTCTTGTGTTACTCCAAACCTGTAGATATACTGGTATCTGGATTCTTGGTCTTGTGTAAGTCTTATATTAAAATAAAGCCCTTTCATTTTTTCCAATATTTTCTTACCGCCGAATTTTACTATGTCACTATTTATTGTCTTATTTATTTGATTTGCATCCCAAATCCATAGAGGATTATTGGTATCGTTATTTAAAACCCGGTTGTAAAAATAATTTATAAACCAATTGTCGTTTTTATAGGTTGCAAGTATCTGTTGTGAATTTTTATCATCACTTGTTTTAGGATACTTAGATATAAGTGATGCTGAGCCACTGTTATTGACCAATTCCAATTTTCCAGTGTTGCTTAAATTATTATATATAACCAAACTTGAAAAAGGTTTGTTCTGTAATTCTGCCCAGTCGTATTTACCGTGGTATCTTCTGGTATTGGAGTTAAAAGATAAGCTCTCTAGATTCTTTTCTCCCAGCACAGTTTTGGTTGTGTAATCTATTATAAAGGGTTGTTTAACGCCGTAGAACACCTGATAGGATTGGTTTGTCAATAAGTGACTCCAGAGTCCCTTGTCACTTCCTATAGAATTTATTCCTGTCTGAAAATAATTTTGATGGTTAATATAGTAATTGGGAGCAAAGCTGTAAAAACTTATCCATTGGTTTAATATAGGACTGTAGGCAATTGTGAAACTCACTTCCTTGAAATATTCGGGATCAGTTATGTCTATAGGAATAATAACATCATTTAAAACAGGTTCTGTTGTTTGGGTACACTCGCAAATATCCTCATCCCTTACACAACTGTCTACACAATTTGGTTGGGCTGTTTCTGTACATCCAACACCGTTTACTATTGCATCAACCACACTGTCACTGATATCAATACCAAAAGGTTTAAAATAATAAGTGCCGCCCGTCACACTGGCATAATTCTGCATAATATAAGTGTTGTTAGGAGGCGTTATACCTACCGGGGGTACAGGTGGTATAACTGTATTATTTCCTGTAAAGTACGAAAATATTTTAACTCCCATGTTATTTGCCTTTGTAGCTTGTGCATCAGCATTTAACCAATCGGAAAAGTCATATGCATCATCAAACCCAGATGGCCTTTCATCTGTAGTGAATATAATTGCTTTTGCAGCATTTTCCCTGAATACTCCTATTGTTGTAGCGGATACTACCGTACCGTTTTTATCCAGTGCGGGACTGTTGTCAAGAGCTGCGGCCAACGCCAAGTCAGATGGTTCTGGATTACCCGCCCCAAATGCTGCTGATACTGTATTTATCTGTGTTAAAAAAGTTGTCTCGTTACCTAAAGAAAAAGGCTCTAATATCTCAAAAAGGAATTGTCCATCACCCCTTTGATCCCTTATCACTATTAAAGACAGTCGGTAATCTGCACCAAAGTTTTCTATTATTGCAGGTACAATATCGCTACTTATAGCATTTTTGATATTATCTATAGTTCCGCCCTGAGAAGCTGTAGCGTCAAGGACAAAAACTATGTCAAGACCTTCTGAACAATCTCCTGTTGTTCTCTCACACAGCTGGGTTCCTGTATTAAAACTGTATCCACTTGGACAGGCAGGACTCAAAACAGTTTTTTCACAAGTATTTGTTTCGGTATTTAAAGTATAACCTATAGGGCATGTAAGAATTTTCGGGGTATCATTGCACTCCGTATCGTTCACCACAAACCCTGTTGGTGTATATTCTATACACTTATCGTCTAGTGGTACATAATCTTTTTTAGTTATAAACACCCTATTAAACCTGCTGTCAAAACCCATCGAGATACCTATACCGTTATATGCATTGTCGGTATCAACATCAGGGAAATATTTTAATATCTTAAATGGGAGGTGTTCCTTAAACCAATTTCGCATTCCTTGGTCATATCCTGAAATCTCTTTCATTCCCTTACCGCTGTTCTCAATTTGCATTACCTGACCTCTCTTGGCATCTACATGGAAGTGCCCGAATTCATTTGAGATACTCTGTGAAGACTGTGTTCCTCCATAACCTAATTCTGTATTGGAGAAGGTGATGGGTCTGCGGGCGAATATACCACCTGTTCCCAAAGATTGTGTTGAAGGTGTTATTCCATCCACCAGAACATCAACTGCATTAAATATCGCCGTTGTATTTTCAAATCTGGCAAGTACCTGTTCACTTTCTATACCCCGTAATTCCTTAAGTTTCCCAAAGGAAGTCTTGAACTCGTAGGTATCCAAAGGACGGTATATGAGCCAAGGATCTGATAAGTTGTTTTCGCTGTTATCAGGCAGGCTGTACCTTACCCCATTTGGGCTGTCAAATCTGCAATCGTAAAGCTCTTTTTCGTAGGTTGACGGTAATCCCCTATATCCTAGTGATGTTGTATTTTTTGAGTAAACGGGATTGTAAAAGAAAGTATTGGGTTTTTTAATACTTACATCTCTTTCCTGAGTAAAATCCATATAATCTCCTACATTAGGGTAGAAATTATTTTCCGGTTCTTTTCTGGCTTCCCTGTAATCTGTATTAATCTCTGTTTCAACCATCATTCCCGGGATACCATAATAGTATAAGTAGAACTTGCTTGGCTCCTGAATATACATATCCCTTTCCCCTCTCAAGCTGTCAAACCTGTATTCACTGTCAAAATCTGGAAATATGGCAGCACCTGAGCTTGTAGAGCCTCCTAATTCATAGTCGACAAAGAATCTTGGTTGGATTCCTATATTATTGTACTTTCTATAGTCAAAAGGAGTTAGTGATGCCGTACCCATAGCATCTACAGAGAATAGGGGTAATTTTCTTTTGATATAATATCTTGTGATAAAGGTATCACCACCAAATATCGATATACAGGAATCACTTGGGTTTTTTAAGTCTCCCCTATACCCTGTGGATATCCACGTAATGCTGCCTAAAGTACCGTATTGGGCAGCTATATAATTTTTTAGTTTTACATAAGGGCTTGCAATATTTTTAAAAATATCGACACTTTTACCCGATTTATCTATACCTGACTCGCTGGCAAAGGTAAGGCTGGAACTGTTAAAATCTATATTTCCATTATCATACTCCTTATACTGGTCTTCCCATACAAGAGGGTAATCTTCCCCTAGTGAAATAAATACTGATCTCTCCCGGTCTAAATTATTTATATTTAGTTTCTCACCTGTGACATCATTTACGGTTGTAAAATTCCCTTCTTTTAGATTCTTGCCCACATTTAATCCCCGCACCAAATTACCTTCTTCCTGTAATGCCTGAATGTAATTATAATACCCTTCAGATGCGTAATAGTAAGCAAAGTTTTTTGGACTTCCTAAATCCCTGAAAGCCTTTAGCCATTCATATCTGTATCTACCTGTGATAGCTACTGCCTCTAATCCTCCTAAACTTGCTGCAAGTGCACTTAACCCTATCCCTACAATATTAGTAGAACTACTTGTACCTAACTGAACCCTATAATTCTCTCCTGCCGCAGCCAATTTGATAGCCAGTTCTGCTGCGGATTCAAGTCCAGCCAATAGAGTAGCTACTGTTTTTGCTTTACGTCCTAATATTACCCACTTAGGGTGGTCTTTTACGGGGGCAAAATTACCTTTTGACTTACCAAACACATAACCCTCTACCTTAAGTTCGGTAGGTATGGTTCTCTTATAAAAGTCAGTCTCTGGCGAATGGAAGGTAAAATTATAGTTGGAGTTTGAGTTATGAGGCAACAATGCTGTTCTATTCTCGACATAGTTAAGCTTATCATTTCCTAAGTCATTATACGGATAATTAGGGTAATATTTGGTATTTCCCTCTTCCATGTATTTACGCATGTCAAAAAGATAACCGGAAGCCTCTACACTTTTATTTGCCGTACGGTCTCCTCTTAAAACTTCATAACCTACTATACTCTCTCTTTGCTGTTGGGTAATAAGATTGTTTTTTACGGCTATATCAAGAAAAGAAGTAATTACATTTTCATTTACAGTTATACCTAATGGGTATATTACAGTGGGGGCAAAGGGGGCTAATCTGTCATCCCACATAAAAGGTGCCACTTTATTATCCGGCATTTTAAAATGTCTTATAGGTTGGCATCTGAAATCTGTAGAGTTTTTCAGTAAGTACTTTCCTTCTGAATACCCTGTTGTAAATTTCTGTTCGAACTGTAAACGTATTTCACTATCCTGAAAATCCGAAACATCTATTTTTAAACTTTTGGAATTATATAGTTCTGCATTATCAGGATAAGTATCCGTACTCTCTGAATAACCAAAGTCTCCTTTTTTATAGGGGAATGCTGTACAGTCCTGTATGATAGGAATCTCGTATTCACAGTCTGATACATAGGTCTGCTTTTTATCTAAAGTAATAGAATCATAGCTTACATCAATCCTTGCAATCTCGATGCTTCTGGTAACAACATTAAAGCAGCCGCGTGTAGGTGCAGTTCTGTAAAATGGATCGGATGCTGCATTTATTCCGCTTGCTATCGGTGTATCTAAAACAGCATAAAAATCATTCCCTATAAATCCGGTTACAGTTGTAACAACATTATTGCTGTCTTCAAACAGCACATCTGCTCCTGACTTTGTTATTTTTATTTGTGTCCCCTGACGCAAATCTATTATCTGACAGTAAAGAGGCGTTGTTGAACTGCATTTATTGAAAATATTTAATCGTATTTTAGCGCCGTTATCAGCACCATTGATATCTATATTATCATCGGTCTCATTTAGCTTGTATTTACTTACTTCAAATATGAGGCTGTCTTGTGTCTGGAAGCCTGACTTAAACCAGAGCCCCCCCTCATGTATCTTATCATAAAAAGTACCTGCACCATATACTGAATCACATCCTGCATCTTTTGAGGTTAATACACCTGCCAAAGTGTCTGCTCCATAATACATATGGAAATAAGACTCTGTAGGTTCATCTATAGTTTGTATATTCTGTAATTGGTCTGCATAGCTGCATTGTGTATTTGGAGAAGCAAAGTTTCTCAGATAGACTGTATCTCCTCCCGGCATATATTGCTGTTCGAAGTCAGTGTCCCTTTCATATCCGCCCGCAGGTTTTACAGTAAACATGCTGCAAGAAGGTGTTGTCCTTATCTTTACATATTCATCAGGAAAACTCTTTGGTATTTTATTTACCAATTCGCCCATTACATTATTTACAAGAAGAATCTCATCTGCTAATTCAGGCTCCCCACAGTTATCTGTAAAAACAGGAGTACAATTCTGGTCGGAATAGTCAGATATATTAAAATAATCACAGTAGTCGTACTCCTCACAATCGTCCTTATTATCCTCAATAAAATCCTTTAGGTTAGTATAATCATCAGGGTTTTCTATTGTTAGTGTACCCGCTGGGATTACAACTACACTTTCTACAATACAGAACTTTTTTTGCTGTTCTATAACTATATTGGTTTCTATGTTTTCAGTAAGGCACGTACCTGTCTCTATCGCGTCATTATAGTACTGCCATCTTTGTGTTCGCCCCTGTATAATACAATTGGCTACGCTCGCTTCAATAGAGGCTCTGTCCTGATTGTTTATCTCTGTTCGGTCTAATACAGTGGATTCTCTTCCTATGAGTGGGAAATTGGCTGTATAGTAACCATCATTGGTCAGGAATCTCAATGCTAAAGGGTAGGTTTCATCCCGGTTATATCCCCTGAATTGGGAGGCCGCTATACCTGACTGGTACAACCCTTCTTTTGCTATAGAAGTCTGCCACTGGAAAAAAGAACCCATTAAACTCACAACAGGTTGCAAATTCCATTCTTTTTCTGTCTCTAGTCCATATAAGAAAAGTGTGTTATTGGAATCGGTAAGACCTTCTGCTTTTTTTATTGTAGGATTCCGCTTAATTATAGCAGTAAAATCTATCCTGTCTTTTCTCTCGGAAGTAGTGTAAATTACAGAGTTGTCATCTATAGTATGGATACCTTCAACAAAATAATTCTCGGCGTTATCAGTATTTTGTATTACTACTATCTTATAATAGTCGTAACTCTTGTCAAGACCTGTCACAGATAACCGGATTGCAAAGTTTGTTATGGATGCCAATTCTGTATTGGCTTCCTTGACAATATCATTCTCATCAAAAATAGGGATTGTATTGGTAATGGAAAAATACTCGGATATTTCATTTCCCGATGCATCTGAATAGGCAATGAGAAATTCATATGTTCCTGTTTTTAACCTGCCTCCTAATTGTATTGCAAAAGGAGTAAGGGTAGGCACGCCGAATTTTTTAAAGATCCTCATCTTATCTGCATTGAAGCAGATTACATCTCCTTGGGGTTCCCCGCATACAATATTCTGGGAATTAATATAATCTCCAATCTTATCAATTATGATGTATCTGGGAGGATTATTAAAGTCAGTGAAGTAAATAGTCTTACCACACTTCTCATTTTTGATAACTATTTTCTTTATGGGAAAGTTTATATCAAACCCAAATCCTAGATTGCAGGCATCATTTAAAAGGGTTTCATATTGTTGAAGTGGTACTTGAGTGGTTTCCTCTAAAGGTTCAGAAAGAACTTTGTACTTTTGGCAGTCCTCGCATGTTACATCAATATCGGCTATATCAGAATTATTCTGGTTATTTCTTATAGTTCCGAATTCTCCTACACCCGTAGTTGGATTCACTAAAAATATGTATGTATCATCAGTGCTGATATCATTCTTCCCTCCATGAAATCTATATCCTTCTTTGAAACGGGTAGCTAAAATATTACTTTGCTCATTACTTAAACTGAAAAAATCTTCTGATGAATTCTCTATGTTTGCATTGAAAGCAAAAGAATATTCAGAAGGTTCTAGGTCTATAGGATTTTTGCGGGACATCCCTTTTTTAGGGCTGTTTATACTCTGTGCAGGTTTATTCATTATTTACCCCGGGCAAACATCCCGAATATTTCTGTTCTTTTTTTATTTTGCTTGACCATATCTTTCCACCATCTTCCTCCCATTCCTTCAAACTTGGCAGAGGTCATGGCATTGGAAAAACTATCCCTTTCTAATTGAAGATAAAATTGTACTTTGGCCTGTACGTTTTCATCGTCCCCATTACTCCAAAGATTCTGGTATATTTTTCTCTTCAGGTGGTTCTCTAAATATTCGAATACATAATTTCCCTGTACTTCAGGGATAATAAGTTCGTCATTCTCATCTACAGGCAGTCCCTGAAACTCTATAAGAATATTACCGGTGTTAAAATTCGTCTTTATGAAATCCCCTTCTATTTTTATCTCATACTGGCAGTTAGTGGTATTATTTAAATTTACATTTTTGGTGTGAATTTTAACAGATCCTTTACTTATTTTAAGTAATTCTGGTTTTCTCCTGTTTTTGCGTCCATCATGAAAATAAGTGGTCTCTGTAACTTCCGTGAACTCTCCATCCTTATAACTGTTACTCTGGTTATCCCATTCTTTTTGCGCTTCTTTTCTTACTTTATACCTATAGAAGTCTTCTATAGTATCTTCTTTCTCGTCCTGTTCATATTCTTCTTCATAAAATTTTATTGCTGATATCAAGCTGTAAAAGTTATGGGGTAATCTTACCTGACCATTTTTAACTTTCAAAACCGTACTAACAATTGGCATTATGTTTCCCCCGAATTTCTCCAGACCGTTTTTAATCCACAAATTAAGTGAGAGCTCGTCCAGCAAGCCACTCTCATTATATTGTTTGAGGTCGGTCTGAATTTGTGCTATTAGGTTACTGCTGGTTATCATTGTTTTTCTTTATTGCGTCCAAAGTCTTTATTCTGTTACCGTATAAATTCTGTAATGGGGTGTAAGCGGACTTATATTTTTTACCATCTATTAATTGATAGTAAAGTACGCGTGATATCTTTTTTACCAGAAAGGTTTTATCCATTTGCCATACTTTTAATGCATTGTCTTTTCTTATAGGAATAAAAGATAAGGAGTATAAAACGCCATCAGTATGTAGATTAGTGTATCTTTTCATCTCTTTACCGTTATATTTCTCAATTATTCTTTTTTGAGGATATCTAAAAACAGAAAAATAACCGTAATCCTTAATGAAAACTCCTGCCTCATTGTGTACCATTCTATAGGCAATAGTTTTCAAAGCTTCCTTATAAATTATCTTGATTTCCTCAGTTGTAATGTCAGGTATTGATGGTAGTATTTTCTCCCTGCAAAAGGTATGGAATTTTTGATTTTTTATAAGTGTTATACAGTTAACTAAGTTTTTTCTGGTTATATAGCGGTTTGGTATATTCCTGTTTTTTTCCCTATTAAGGTTGGCAGGATTTAAAGGGTTTGACCTCCTGATTTTCCTTACCGCGTCTTCTTTTCTGTATTTTACTTTCATTAACTACCCTCATTTAAATTTGGATTCTGGTCAGCCTGAACCTGCTTGGATATACTCACTTCTTTTATAGTTTCCTGTACTACTGACTCTAATAATTTATCGCTGCAAACAAATTCGTAATCCCATGCTGACTTGCAATTTTTTTCCCTGCATTCAGAACACTGATCTAAATCGTAAAGATCTGTAGGGATTAATTCTACATCTACTGCAAATATTTCCTTATTTATAATGTAAAGACTTCCTTCTTTATCGTAGTATTCTGCTTTATCTTTATAACCAAGTCTTTTTTTATCTAATCTATGTTGTGCGGGGGTTGTACTGTTAATTTCAATTTCTCCATCCAGTGATGTAACTGATTTTATACTGCTGCCATACTTTGAATAAATAAGCTCAGGTAATTTTTTCTTGGAGCGCATTATAGTACTGCACGTCTTGAATTCTATTATAGGGCAGCTTACCACATCGATGCGTTCCATTTCAAAACATTTCAAAGTTCTGAAAACATTGGCTTCCCTGTAAAGACTGCGGTCATTGAGTTTTTGGCTGATTAGGAATTTAGCTTTTTCCTGCCCTGTCTTTAAAATATATCTGCGTGAAATCCTGTTATCTTTTCCCAAAGATTTCAATCCGTTAATAACCCTAGATACAAATTCACTGTTATTCATATTACAAATATACCGTTTTGGCGTTTATTTTTAAAATTACTTATCTGACGGGTTTAAAACAAGAAAAGGGCAGATTTCTCCGCCCAATCCAACTAAAGAGGAAAACCATAACCTCTTTATATTTTCTTCATTGCACCTATTGTGGTATTGTAGTATATATTACCAGTAATAAGTCCTGCTGTAATCGCTGCGGCATCATTGGTGTAACTGGCCTGACTTGTAAATTGGAAGCCATTTATATTTGCACTGTTTGCACCTACAGTAACATTACTTGTTGCGGGATCAATAACCTGATTAATATTACTCCCCTGTACGTAAACACTGGCCGAGCCTGAACCAACTAGTAGAAAAGCCTGAATAACTGAAAAAAGATTGGAAAAATTACAGTTCAACAATCCTAACGAGGTTCCACTGGTGGTTTTAAGAACGTAATTTATTTGTTGGGTAAACACATAGCCTTCAGTAATCTCAAAATAATTCTTAAGCGGACTTCCTGTAGCTACTACATTGAATAACGCATCACTCCCTCCCACTAATCTCGTATCTGTAGTGTTATACGGCCTTTGGCTTGGATCTTTGAAGGACTCTAATCTTACATAACTGTTAAGTATATCTAGGCTATATATATTTGTTTTAGGTAGGTATATACCGTTTGTTACGGACTTATTGGAAGTATTGTTATAAAAAGAGTTCCACCCTATAGAAATATCATTTGTTGAAAAAGTAGTATTGCTTATTTTAAATGCTGTCTGGTTTGTAGCCGTAATTGAAGTGTCTGTCATTATCAATCCTCCTTCGGCATCAAAATTCATATCGTAGCTGTATACATGAGGCGTATTGTTAGCTATATTATCCTGTACAAGTACATCTACACCAAATGACTTTATATTATTGCCTAAACTGTCTTTTGCTAAGACATATGTTCCTGTTATGTATGCTGATTCTATTTGACAGTTATCTATCAGCAACGATGAAGTGTTTTGAGTAGTGTATAAAGAAGAGCCAAAATAATTTCTGTGTCTGACTATACCCTTGCTGCCAGAGTTTATGAGTATTATATTTGAATAACTCATCCTAACATTACTGTTCAGCTTGGAGGAGCCATCAAAGCCTACTTTGCTCACAAGAAATTCTGTATCTATGGGGTAATCTGTGGTACCTGAAAAAAATATTGTCTTTTTAATAGTATTATCAGAAACAACACCTAATGTATTTACACTTATCTTGTTTTCCAAGATTGTGTTTGCAGTTAACTGTGATTGGTTTACGCTGACATTGGATTGTAGTACGATTTGAGCATTAATATATTGTGGTGAAGCTATAGTTCCCGTTCCTATTACATTTATTAATGCATCGACATATGTTTTGAAAGGTTTTAGTATAGTACCTGTAGAATCTCCACTGTAATCTTCATTAACATAAAATTGAATAATATTTTCATCTGCCGGGATTTCTATATTTATCTCACTACCATTTTCGGTTATAACTATACTGTCCGAAGTAAGTGATTTAAAAGTAAATCTTGTATTGTCTCCGGTAATTGTATTTCCGCTATATACTGCTGTCCCGCTCCCTGTTGACTGAGCACTATACGTTTTTTGATTGGACTCTATAAAGGTATTTAAAGCTGTCTCATTTACTGACAAAGTAATCTCATTTGTACCCGGAGTTATTGTTATTAAATTACTCCCCAATAAAGTCTTCAATTCTTTTTGCCCCAGTACATTAGTCTGTTTGAAAATAGGTGTCCCTGTTCCTATATTTATTAGGGTAGAGAAATTAGATATACTTCCAAACTTATCGCATATAAAAGCATCAAGTTGAACCAGTACCTCAGATAATGTCTGCCCTTTGAGTATTCCAGAGCATCCCAAATCTACATCCACATTGTTTACACAGGATGAATCTATAAATACAGCACATCCTGTACATTTTGGTTTGCACCCACATAAGGATGTTTTATTACAATCACACATATATTTTTATTTTAAGCTTCCAAAGCTGTTATTCTTTCTTCTAAATCAGATATGAGCTGATTAGCATTCTGTAATGCCAAAACCAAATTTTGGTTTATAAGTAATTGACTTGAGTTTATAGCTACATTTATATAAGGCAGAGTTACAGGGGTCAATATACACTCTGTGCTTTTAAAATCCCCGTCACACAGAATAGGAGTATCATTGGTGGGCTGAAATATTTGTTCGTTACAATCCATTGGTTTTTGTTTTTAAGGGCATTCACTGGCCTGTAATGCCTCTATTTGGGCTCGCATTACTGTTATTGTATCTGCCTGTGTTGTTATTATTGTTTTGAGGTCGCAAATTGCGTCCAACATAAATTGAATTAGTACTTTGGGTGTCTTATCTGTTGGGAGCGTATCACAGTATGTTACAGCACTTAAATCTGTATCTGTCTTTATTTGTCCTACACTAATATATAGATCATCTATTGTCTCTTCTACGGAAACACATGTCTCATCCACGAGTTCGCTATATTCTGGTATTTCACCCTGATACTCCACACAGATAGCAAATGACTTGCTGCATGTATCTTTTCTTTGGTTATTTTTACAAGCCATACTTTTGTTTTTTTAAGCCCCAGTTTTACCCGGGGCTATTATTAATTTTATCGCGGACGTTTTGGTCTTGGCGCACCAATCATATCTGTCTCTGTAACGTCAATGCCTGCATCTAAAAGCATAAAATATGCTTGTGCTATAACCCTATCCTCTTCTTTTAATGGTTTACCATCATATCTAATTTCTAGTCTCATATTTTTAATAATATTCTATTGCGTTTTGAATTGTGTTTGTTGCATTTGTAACTGTACTTGTTAACCTGCATAGTGCTCCGGCAGGAACTGGTGCGGACAATGTAAAATCGTTGTAGCCTGTTAATGCTAATCCTAAGTTAATACTGTTTGACACTGTGGCTAAATTGCTAAAAGTTGTACCTCCATTAGTTGAGTATTGAAGAATAACTGTCCCTACTGACCCTAACAACACTGTAACATTATAAGCTATTCTTATTGTATAGGTAACAATAGCATCTTTGGTTGAAGATACAGTAAAATTTGTATTTAGGCTTCTGGTTGGGTTGTAGACTGTCTTCAGGCTCCCTATTGGTGTATACCCTAATGCTGTAACAATCTCTGTAGAAGTAGGTGTATAACTTATTGACTTATACAATGGATCGGTAGAACTTTTAATTACAGAAAAAGCTGTGAGGCTTTTTGAATAAGCTGGTACTGTGGGGTCTGTCTCTGTCACAATAAAACCGGCTCCATTAGTAAGTTGGTTGGTATTGGTTGGAATTAAAGGTTTATTCAGTATCTCACTAAGCCCGGTAGACGAACTCCAATCTGATTTAACTTGTGGTGAAGGGATTGAAGGGGTGCCTGTTAACTTACTGTAGGCAAGTGAACTTATAAACGAAGGGTTTGAGTAGCTTGCAGTTGTGCTTACATTTCCTACTTCCCAACTCCTGTTTGTAGATAGTTCCTGAGTAATACCATTTACGGTTATAGTCCTGCTATTTGGTATCTTACCTGCAATTTCAGTTTCCATATTAGCAATAGCGTTATTAGCATAAGCTACCGTCATAAACTCAGTATCATCTACACTAATTTCGTTTCCTGTCATGCGTATTCCCTGCCCATTGGTAATCTTGTTTCCTAAATCATCATAATTACCTGAAAAGGCTACTTCTGCAAAAACTGGGATATTAAAAATGGCATTCCAATCGGCCTGTACCATATTTATAAGATATCTTCCCGGATCTGTATCGGGTATATCAATAGGTCTTATTACTGTTTCACCATTATCCTCTTCCATAGAAGATCCATTAAAATACCAAGTTTCCTGTGGAATGTCTCCTTGCTCCGTTATACCGAGCACAGCGATTGCCTGTCCGTCCTGAAGTACAAAACCATATAGTTCATCACGAGTAGGAACATTTAAATAATCTCTTAATTTCAATATTTTTATTTTATAAAGTTTGGGGATATATTTTTGGCTTTTTTATTTTCAGGTTTGCAGGGGATCTTATTTTTACTTTCAGAATTATTTTATTATTTTTATCTTAAAAACGCCACTAGGTGGATTTATTGCTAGGGATGAATAATTATTGTATCGTACTGTAACTACATTTGCAGCGGAAACAAAAGCGGTAAAAGTACTGTTAGCTGGCTGGTCTGGGGTTCCTAATAGAACTACATCACCTAAAGAAGCGCCTGTTAATGCCACTGTCAAATCACTGGAAGTGGCACCGTTAGTACTAGGGAAATCTAACGTCGCAGTAGCAGTAAGAGGTGTTAACGCTGTTATTTGAGCCTGTAAGTCTTGTACTGCTGTTCTAACTGTACTTGCAGAGGTAACAGGGGTGTTTGTTCCTGTTACGTAACCTGATATAACCTGATTTTGTATAGTGTTAGAGATCGTTGCTATTGAACCATCACCCCTTAACAAGTTAGATGCAGAACCAGAGGTTATAGTTAAAGTTCCTGTAGGTATGGTTAAGCCGCCTGAATTAACAGTGCCGGTAGCTCTAATATTCCCTACTACATCTAATTTTTCAGTGGGTGAGTTAATTCCTATTCCTATTGATCCTTCAAAATAGCTTTTGAATGTTGAAGGAGACCAAATATTATACTTTCCAGTGAATAATCCTGTTAAATTTCCAACACTTGCACTGGGTGCCCCTATTGCTAAATTTGCTGTATTTGTAGATCTTGTAGTTACTCCTTGTTCACATAATACAATTCCTGTAGCTATTTGAAAAGGACTTAGGAGCGCACCTGAATGTTCTGGAACTATTATACCATGTGCATTCTTTACTATAGATAATGGGTCATTTATATCAGATATAGTTCTAAAATATGCACCAGTTATGACATCTATTGAGCCTGTTCCAGTGATTCTGGTTACACCTTCTATACCCTCTCCACCTCCACCTGAATTAGTAGAACTAAACCCATTCATATTAACTAAAGAAACGAATTTTCCCCCTCTAACCCTATTGGTTGTATTGGTAGATAATGTAGCTCTGGCTTCTGAATCTATTGAATTGAAATTTGATGAGGTTGTTCTTAAATCAGAAACTAATAATGTAGCAAAGAAATCGGTAGAAAATGCTGTACTTGTGCCTAATTTAAATTTATAATTACTGTTGGCTCCCGGAGTTAAGGCATCCTGTGTTCCTATATCAAATCTCCTATTGGTAGTATCAAATTTTATTTCATTTGGTATAGTAGATAATATTCCAGATTGCCATACAGGAATAGTCCCTTCTGTCCCTACAGGGGTATTTGCAGCTATAGTTTCATCAACATATTTTTTTTGAGTGTAGTCAAGATCAGTAATATTAGAAGTATAATCAATTGAACTTGATATACCTCTTGAATCTGGATTAAAAGCGTCTATATTTACACCCGTTGATCCTACAATAAAATCTGTTACATTAATAGTATTCCCGTCTCTCCCACTTAAATTGACTTGCCCTGTTGATACTTCCACTTTTGCGGTAGAAGTATTTAAAGAATTATCAAATTGTTCAAGAACTACAATACCTTCGTCTGTAAAAACTAATCTTTTTTCAACATCGCCTGCTTTAGCAAATATTTTTAAGTTGTTATTATCCTGTATTTCCAAGTCGCCGGTAATAGGAGTATTCTCTGTTGTACCAGATAAAGGGATTGAATTGTTATTTATAAGTGTCTGTACCCCCTCTTTATCGAGAATACTCCTATCAGTGGTGTTTGGAAAATAATTTGCATCGTAATATAATCCAGAACTTACGGCTCCATCAGTTTTTATTCCTATGCTATTACTATCAGTGCTTATACCAAACTCATTATCTATAATTAGATTCTTTCCGGTTGATGAATTACTAAATAATAAAGTTTTATTATCTAATGTACTACTTTCTATATTATCTGTATCTTGAATGATTATGTAATTAGAAAATAATCTATTACTGTATCCATCATATTGCAATAAAATATCTCCTGTTACAGGATTACTATTTTCTGTACCTGTTATAGGTATGAAACCTGTATCACCAGTGATTGTTATATTACCATCCGTATCTGCCGGTATACCATTAACTGAAAGAACTTCTCTACCAAATACATTGTCAGCCAAAAACCTTTCTGAGTCTTCAGATAGAGTATTTGTTCTTATTGATAATTTTTTATCTGCCTCTGCACCTCTTAGTCCATCATTTAATGTGACTGTTCCTGATATTTCAGCCGTACCATACACTCTTAATTTGGCAGCCCCTACTTGGAAAGTACTGTCTTCTGCGCCAAAAACCCCTCCTGAAGTATAAGAAAACCCTGTACCGGGTGTAGTCTCTATTACTATAGCATTAGTCGTTGTGTTTAAGACATCAGTTACGGCCTGTAAACCCGGTGTAACTACGTCCGCTAAAGTTATGTAGTTTGAATCATTATTGAGTAGGCTTATGTTGTCTCCGGCTTTTATCGAGGCCTCAACAGCGGCTTGTATGGTTTCTGAAACCTGTAACTGAAAAGACTGACCATTACCTGTAATAAGAATAGAGTTATCAGGAGAATTTATAGTAATATTACTCCCTGATCCTCCACTACCAACTAAAAGTAAGTTTGCGTTTGAGTCAGTGATATACATAGTTATCATCGCCCCTGTTTTTATAAAGTATATGGCGTTTTTACAAAGTTGGCTTTGTACGGGTAATGTAGTCAACCAAAAATATGGTGGGACTGTTATGCAATTGTTTTCCAATTATAGTTTTTTAAAAATTTATTTCGCCTAGGCATTTATCTATACTACAGGTATCTGTTTTCTTACACTCTCTATCTAAATCACATAGCCTCTTATTTTTTAGTTTTTCTTTTTTTATGCCGCAGTTTTCTAACTCACCCGAAATCTTTTTTTCTATGTAGTCTATTATCTCACAATCTTCGCTGCACATTACTTCGTTCAGACCCATATGAAAATAAGCCTCATTCCAATCTGGCTCCTTACCCAGCATATAATAAGTATAGTAAAAATAAGAGTTGGAAAGGCTGTTGAGCCTTTTGTCGGACTCGTACTTATATCTGTTTCGGGTTACTTCATCAACACTTTGTATCATTTATATACAGTCTTTACATCCTGAATTCGCTTTGGTAAGTTTTTGGGCTTCGTCATAACTTTTTTGGGCTTGTGAGTAGTAACCTTCATGAGCAAAAGCCTTAGCCCTGTTCAGGTGGAACTCTATTTTCATGAGTGCTTTAAGCAACTTACTTGCAGGGTCATACTCCAATCCATTCTGAATCCATATTTTATTTATGCTTCGTCTTAAAGTGTCTGTCTTTAAATATTCCCTCTCTGCACTGTAAGAGTTTGGTGTACCCTCCAATAGAAAATGGTAGATACCATCCGGTAAAGGTTCATAACTGTCTTCTCCGCACTCTACACAGCTTAAATGTAATGTTTGGCTATTATACCAAGTTATTTTGTTTTTGGGAAAAGTAAATGTTTCATAGTTTTTATTCCCCGGAATTTTAATAGACAAAGTGGCAGGAGCATTTTCGATATTATTCCAATTACTGTTGTCTGCCACCAATAAAGTATTGGGGTCATTGGTATTGAGTATCTGGAAAGATATTTTAGGTTTGCCTATTATAGCCATATTATGCTTTTAAGGAATTTATGACAGCATCTAGTTTAGCTTCAATTGCATCCAGCCTAGACTCCGTATTTGTTCTTAATGTATTTACAGACGTCCTGGCTTCAGCTAAATCGGTATATACCGCTGCTATAGCGGTGAGGTTTGTAGTTGTTCCCAGAGGCTGTACGTTAGCCAAAAGCTCTACTTGGCTTTCTTCTGATATTCTTGTAAATAATTTTTTAAGCTTATTTATAAGATCAAAATAGTTTAAAGCCTGTATTAGTTGTTGTGTTGTTTTCATTTTAGAATTGGAATATTAATTTGGTTGATATGTCTTTGTTAGTATTTATACCTGCAAGTAGAATTGTATTTTTTATCCTTATCCCTGCATCTACACCATAAGATAATTTTCTGGTATCAAGATTGGTATTTAACCCTCCTCCCGCCAGAAAAGAAAAGTTATCTTTCTGTATAATAGTTTTCGTAATTGTTTTTTCTTGTACCGTTACTTCCTGAGGCTTTATTTTGTAGTCAGCCCTTACATCAAGCAGCTGACCCTGTACTTTGGAGTAAATTTTTAATTCGAGTTTATCATCTGAAAAATCAGTTACATTTTCTCTCTCCTGAATAGACTTTATATATAAAAGGTTTTTAAGGCTGTCATTAGATTTCAGGAATTTAGCCGCTAGTTCTTTATCAATAGGATGGGTTGAATAAATATATCGGTTTTTATACAAAATAGAGTCGCTGTGTTTTGAAGGTAGTTCTGTTTCATTTTGGGGTGTATTGAAACTGCCCACTACTTCAGGTATCCGTACTTTAACATCCTTTGTCTCTACAAGAACACTTTCTTCTGGTTGGCAATTTCTAAAAAATAGGGCTAATAGAATTATCAACAATACTATAACAGCGTCTTTCCAATATGTTTTTAATAGTGTCATACTTTTAATACTTGTCCGATTTTAATAATATCGGTAGTTAGCTTATTATCGGTCTTTAGTTTAGTAATTGTAGTGTTGAACTTTACTGCTATTTTTGTAAGGGTATCGCCACTTTTTACTGAGTACGTAGTAGTCTTTTCGTTTGTTGTCGTACCTCCGGCAAATTCGTATAATACCTTAGCTATAGCTTTGGAATATGCAATTTTATTCTTTTGGTAGCTTTTCATATCATTGGGGTTTGAAATAAAGCATACCTCCAGTAAAACATTTTCGCCCGTTAGTCTCATCCAACCCAGTGATGGGTGCTGGCTCTCTGATTCGGTTTTTACTCCATTTTTACCTCTTAAAGGAATACCTAAAATCTCGCTGGTTTTGGCACTTAATGCTTTTGCCAGATTATACTCCAAAGCAGTGTATTTTTCAGGAACAATTGTTTCTACTCCTGTGCTTTTTTCATTAAAGGCATTCCAGTGCAAATCTATTAGTATAGAATCCGGTGAAACTAGTCTCTTAAAAAAAGCAATACTGTCTTTAAGTATGGTATCGTTACCATCTTTAATGGCTGTCACCCCTAATTTTGATAATTCGGACATTATAAGGTCTCGCAATTCTACTGAAAGCTCTCCTTCTATGTACCCGTTTCCTGAACTTCCCCTATCGCGCCCACTCTTGTTGGCGTGACCGGCTGAAATAAATATCTTTCTCATTCTTTCTCTTCTATGGTTTTCTTGTCATTAATTTTAGTGTCTGCTGTTGCAAGTCCAAGCACAGTTGCCAAAAATATAAGTAAGGAATCGAAGACATCAACTGCCTTACTTGTTATTTCCTTATCTAGTATTATGTCTGATATACTTATATAAATAGCTAAAAACATGGTTACTAAAAAAGTAATAAGTATTACAAAGCTTTTTCTGGAATAAATTCCTGCCGGAGATCTCAATAGATCCTCAAAATAGTTCTTAATCATTCTGCTGTCTTATTGTGGCCTCCCTCGCATTAAAAGTATCTTCCAGTATATTAACTTCCTTATAAAGTTGGGTCTTTTCCAAAACTTCCTGTGAAGTCCAAGAACGGGATAACTTTATATTCTCAATATTTTGATCCGCCTTTGGGGAGGGCTTCATAAATATCGCTGTTACTATTAAGCTTAAAATTCCTATTATTGTAATCTTCATTTTTATTTCGTTTTTACTTTCTTATATCCTTGGTATGCTCTTTCTTCCAATTGCTCCACTCTGTCTCTCCAGTAGCTATTATTTGTGTTAGCATCTTCCACCCTTTTTTTGTTGCACGTATCAATCTCTTTCGAAAGATTATCAATGATATTATTATATCTAGCAGTAAGAGCATTGATTGCGGCATCTTTTTTGTTTAGTTCTTCTCTTTGGTCGTATATTATTATTCCGCCCAGAGCAAGGATTATTGCTAGGGAGATGCTGAGCCATTTTTTTACAGTTAAATTGGCAAAAAAACTTCCTGTTTCAACTGCTGTATTACTCATTTTTCCGAATTAGTTTCCGGCTTCTGAAAATTTCCTCATTGTTATTGTTAGTATAAATACACATATTAATATAGAGTATATCTGGTAGTAGTTCACCATTATCATCTTATAGCTAAGCTCTGTCAGGACGTTGAGTATTATTACGGTTGCGAAACTTTTTACTTTTAAGCTGTTCCATAAGTTATATCCGCCTAATAAAAATCCTAATATTGATATTGATACCATAATGTTATCTACTATCCCTATGGTGTCATATAATCTATAGTATATATCTGTTTCTACTATAAAAAATAATGACATATAAGCCCCTATTATAAATACAGGTAGTACTCCAATTATGTCAATTAACTTTGTCATTTCCTGACCGTGGTTTTTTGGGGGTATTATTAAAAAAGGGAGGGATTTTAACTCCTCCCTTTAGTTTTAAGTTCTATAAGCTTATATTGCGTAAGCTCTTTGTGCAGGTAATCCAGCAGCCGCAGCCAACTTATTGAAAAGTGTTTCTACTGCTTGATGTTTTCCTACTTCAACTCTTGCGATGTAAGTGATTCTCTGATCGCTTTCTCCTATGTGCTGTACAGGTGTTTTTACACTAACAGTAAGAGCGTAATCCACATATTGGGCAAGGCCTTTAAGTCTAGTTTCCTGACCCATCTGCCATTTACCGTAGTTGTTTCCATAAAGTCTTTCAGTTCCTTCAAAATAACGTCTTGAACGGTCTTCAAAGTCTCTCATCATTCCACCAAGTGCTTCTGGCTCTTCAGCTAGATTGATAAGTTTAACTGCAAATCTTCCAACTCCTGAAACAAATGACTCGTTTACAAATGTAGGTTCTCCACCTGCAATACTAATTCTTGTGGAAGTAGCGTAGAAAGGCATATCATCCCTGTATTCTTCGTCTCCGCTTAATACAAATGGTTTTGCTTTGACACGGATACCCATTTTAGCTAGAGGATTATATGTTCTTGAAGTTTTTTCCCAAGAAACTCTCTCATAATCATGAGGGGCTTCTGATATAAATAAATCCCTGAATTCTGGTGAACACTCCTCACAAACAATATCGCTTAGTACTGTAGTTCTATAAGTAGTCTGACATAAGCCTTCTGCTGCGGCTCCTGATGCTACTGCGGCGGCTACTGTTCCTGCCAAAGTACCTGAAGCATTTGTTACACTAAATGAAGGATAAGTTGCTGAAGGTGCTACAAGTATAAGTGTTGCTGCTGAAGAAGTGATTGTTCCTCCTGTAGCTGTCTCGATTGCAGCTTTATTAGCTGTTATAAAATCTGTTGCTGTCTGGGTAAGGGAAGTATTGTAAGTTGCAAGGTAATTAACACCAGCTATATTTACGTTTGCTGTTCCAGATGTACCGGTTAGTGTAGCTGTTCTGGAAAGGCTTGCTGAATCTACTGCAATAACAAGTGTTGGGTAGGCGGCCTGAAGCTCTGCCAGTTTATTTTCTCCGCAGTCATCATCTGCCAAAGTAATTCTGTACACTTCTGGTACTGCGTTACATGTATCACCTGCTGTCCAAGCTGTAGCTACTGTAGTTGGGTTAACACATACTGATGATGCATCTCCTACCAAAGTAATAACTGCTGTTCCTTTTATTGCTGTAGCAGCCTTGAAAGTAGCGATTTCAGCCTCTGTAAGCTCATTATCAGTTACAAGTGTATAAATACCTACCCCGCCGTTTTGCGCCTGTTTGATAACAGTCCCTGTAACGAATCCCGGAAGATCATCTACAGTGGTTGTAAGGTCTACTCCGTCATCTTCAATGCTCACAGAATAAACAACACCCTCTACAGTTGCCGTATAACCTGTTGTACAATCTTCACAATCCTTGATGTAAGACGCTGTAGATGTAACGTAATTGGCTAGTGTAGTTCCTGTTGGTGCAAGGATAGTATATTTAGTCTGGTCATCACCTACTCTTTCAGAAGCAAAAACCTGATAATCGTTATATTGTGCCTGTACATTTCCTAAATCTGACTCTCTTCCTCTGTCTGTAAGGACAAGTTCGAAAGTAGTATAAGGTACTTCATCTGAAATGGCTGCCAAAGATGGAGATAACGAGTTTACAGGGGTAATTTCAATGTAGTCGGTAATTGGTACGCCGCCCATCAAAGTAATGCCTTTAAAATTCTCTACGGCTCTCTCGATGATTTCCTGCATGGAAGCTACACCATTTGTACAGTCTACACATGTACCGTCTTCCCTAACATAAGGGTATTCAATATGAATTTGCGCTGTAAAATAAGCATCCTGATAACCCAGCACTGCCATAGCGTCTCCCCAAAGGGTTACTTCTATCACATCTGATTCTCCTTGCTTAAGTACAATCTCAGTACCTGCCTTGCCGTTGTATCCTATGATAAACTCATCTGTTTCAATTCCTTTTACTTTTGGTGCAAAGACTTTGTAGTCTACAACCTCTGAAAGTTTGAAAGGTAGTGAAGACCAAGCTTTATCCGAGAATGATCTTGTTACTGAAAGAGGCGGTACACCTAATTTAATCTCAAAATTTGTATCAGCGGGCTTTCCTGCGAAAGTATTTACAACCCTGCGGCCGTTTTGTGTGTTTGGAAGGGATAAATCGACAATAGCCAATTGACCATCTGCCAAGTTTAATGAACCTCCTGTGGTAAGAACATTACCTTCGTTAAGGTTAAATATCCTGTCTTGTCCTTTTAAAATACTCATTGTTTTTTATTTAAAAATTTAGTTGTTGATTGTTATATTTTTTGTGCGGCATTCATTTTGTTTGCCTGATATTTATCTGAATTATTGTTTAATTCGAATTCCGAAGCTGCTAAACTTATTATTCTGTCTAAAATCTTATCATCCCATTCAGGGTTGGTTTTAGGATTGAAGTTGCTTTCAGGATCTTCCGGGTTGCTAAGGCTAATCTGTAGTGGATATCTATAGTAAGAAAGTACTATATTTTCAAAAGTAAAATTATCTTTATAGACTTTTACTTTATTTGAACCGAGGTTATAAGGAGCCTCGCGGTACTTGAATGACGGTTTGTTGAATTCATCCCGGAGGATATTATTCCTGTCATCATTCTTGATTTCAAATAAATCGAATATTTGATTTGTACATTTCTCTTTTGAAGCCAGTCCATAAATGCTGGAAAGTTCGAAGTAGTTTTTAGGAAGCTCAAAATCTTGAGAGTCTTTATGAAAAGTTGAGGATGGTATTTTTTTGTCTTCTACTAGAAGTTGCTGTATATAGCGAATATCATCCTCATACTTTTTATCCAGAATGTACTCTGGAAATTTATTTTGAACCTCATTGAATATAATTACAAACTTACCCTTGTCGCAGCCTACACCGTCTGTGGTTGCATTTTTGTTTATCTTTATAATAAACTTATCATAAGTCTGTTCTGAGGTCATTTTTAGTCTTTCAAGTGGTCAAATATTAGTTCCTGTATTTCAGAAGACTGTGCTGCTTTTCTGGCGGCTATTTTTAAGTTAGCTCCTAAATCTGTATCGCCTAAATATACAGACCCCATTTTTCTTTTTATTACTCCATCACGTAAAAGCTGTTTCAATTTGGAGAAAATAGTCAACTCCTGTTTTCCTGAGATACTGGAGAAATTCTCGTAAGTCTCTAAAAAGATTTTGGCATTTTGATAGCCATTCTCCTTATTGTTTAGCCATTGTGTAAAAGCGCTGTTAAGTGCAGCTTCATCCGGGTTATTGGAACTAGGTATTCCTAAGTAATCGAGTATAGTAATTAAGTCTGTTTTATTCTGACTATACATTGTAAAGAATAATCCTATTGCCTTATTCCTTTCAAGATCTTTTCTCTGACCGAGGTTAAGCACTTCATCAATATTTTGTACTGCATATTGGGCTTTAAGTCTGAATACAGTGTCTTCTTCTTTGTCTTTTGGGGCTAAGTTGCCAAATAAAACTGCTGAATAAATCGACAGCAGCTGCATAGGATTGGAAGTGTTGAAAGTAATATCGTTTCTTAAATCTGTAGAGGCTGTCAACCAAAAGCAATTTTCTCCTGTATCAATATGGGATAGTCTTCCTTCTCCAATGATTCTTTCTACAGGGTCTATGATAAACTTTTTTAATCCTGCAATTACTGTTTTTCTTGCCTCTGTATCAGGGTATAATTTTATAAGGGTCTTGGAATTCTCATGGAGTCCTGTGTCCCAAATATTTCTGTCATTATCCCAGATAGCCATTGGAACTTCTGTTCCTATATGCGGGTCTAATAACTTTGTAGTATCGTGCTGTATAAATCCATCAGGTGCTCCTGAATCCAGCTTAGGGATTACTTTATATAAGGAGTCTGATTTTATTTCAAATCCGTGAACGTTAACGCTTAATTGCTTTGCTTCCGCTTCTTTCTTTGTAAATGCCATTTTATATTTGGTTTTAATGCAAATTTAAATCAGATTTGACAAAGAAAAAATTTACTTGTTTTTTAGGTTTAGCCCCAATTTTTACATCAGGGCTTTTTCCTATATTTTAGTTAAATCCTTTTCTTGCTGCTTCATCAAGTTCAATAACAACAAATCTGGTAAGGTCTCTCACGTGTATTGCAACACTAGAGTGAATCCAGAAGGACTGTGCCATTGTTTTGTATGAAGAAACTACATCAGCAGCTTTCTTGTTACTGTAGCGTCCATTATCTGAACCCCAGTAAGTCATCTCACCTTCTGGCTTAACAAGATAGATATTTGCCTTAGTATTACCGCCTTCTATAACGGTTGCTCCTTGAGGCATTTTCTTGTTATTAGAGTAAGATTGGTCAGCCACATCCCAGATAATAAGAGAGTAAGAAGTATGTGCTCTTCCTCCTGTGTGCATACCTTTCTGGATACGGTCTGTCATTGGGATGCTGTTTAATGAAGGATCTTCCTCTACCTGTAGATTACCAATACCTGCAATATAAACCTGAGTAAATCTCACTGGTTTCATTACTAAGTTCAATAAATCATTTCCTGAAACTGGGTTAGGAATAGTTCTTTCTGAGCCCAAGAATCTTCCGATAGAATCGTACTGTGCATTGATTTCATCCTTGAAAATCTGATAGATATTTTCTACCGCGTCTTTACCACCCTTAAATTTAATAAATCTGTCAACATCCGGCATATCATTAGAACGGAAAACATATTCTACCGCATTCTTTATATGTGATCTTGTAATACCACCCGGCTTAGCGTATTTAATAAGTTTACCTCTACGGATTTGGTGGAAAAGACCTTCATTAAGTCTTGTAACTCCATTTGAATCCCTTATAGTCCCTGCTTTTTGGAATAAAAGAGCGTGGGCTACAAGTTTTTCGTGTTCCCTGTGTACCAAGAATTCCATAGTTGCTCCAATTCTCATAGTGGTTGGTCTGGCTTTTCCTGTAACACCGTCACGGTCTGCGATAACTGCGAACTCACCAAGGTCTTGTGCCTCGTTCATCAAATCATCTATATATGCTCTTGAGTGTGCTGTTGCTCCACTGAAGTTTTTTCTGTCTGCCTTACCAGTTACGTACGCTTCAACCCCTGACATATTTCCTAATTGGAATTGACATGTCATAGTTGTAGGAGAATCCATAAAATCTACGTTAGAGTAGTTTTGTGCGTATTCACCAAACATAGTATGGCTAATTTTGTAATACTGGATACCTTTTACAAGTAAAGAAGCATCGTAGTAAGCCCGTTTTGAATTTGAAACTAATTTAACTGAGTGTTCAAATCCTTCATTCACTAACCTGATCTCTTCGTCTCCCGAAACCACAATCTGATCTCCATATAAAGGATCACATGAAAGTACATCTCCCGGAGCAAACTGTTTGGTTAGTACAATTTTAAAAGGTGACTCATCAATACCCGGGAAATCCTGATTGGATGTGTCACGGATAGTTGTACAGTTCATACTTTCCTTGATTGCAATATCATAGGTGAAACTACCATCCTCTCCGTTAACTTCCATTACCGCTTTGTTAGCAAGAAGTTCACGATACATAGGATAAGTTGTTTTGGCCTGTTGCCCCCATAATTGCATCAAACCTAAGTGATGCTTATTAGGGTCTTCCTGATACCACGAGCCCATAGATGCCATATCTTGGTACCCTTGGATAGATTGAACCGTTTTTCTGTCGGTAAATTTGATTACATGATCTCCGTTATACAGAGACCTATTTGTTTGCGTAACACTCATTGTTCTATTTTAATTTTAGTTGTTGTTATGGTAAGTCAAAGCTAAAGGTGCTTGTTGTATCCTCTAGGGGAGCAACTGTTTTCTTATCTTTGTTTTTTGGTATAAAGCTTATAGTTTTGAAGGTTTCAATATTATCTTTTCTTTTACTGTCTACAGCCTTAAGTTTGAGATAATTTTCTTTGTCGGCCAAAAAGTAAATGAGCTCCTGCGCTCTTTTTGGATCTTCCATGACTTCATTATAAAGTCTGTCTACTTCCATCATACCTTCCTTATTTTCCTTTGTTGCAAGGTCTATAAGTTTTTTGGCGGTTACATCCTGAATCCCCTGTTCTTTGTATAGTTTGGATAATTCTGAACGGTATTTTTTAATGTCTTCTTGCTCTTTTATTCTTTCTGCCTGAACTGCTTTTTCGGCTTCGGCTACAGTCTTATCGTAATTACTTTGGTGAAAGTCTACAATTCTTTTGGCTTTTTCATCAAGGACAGAATCTTTCTTATCTTTCTCTACAAGCAACTTGGCCTGATCTTCATCATTCCCATTTGCAAGGTATTGTCTGAAAACTATAGTTGATTGGTGACTTTCATCATCAATATCCCAACCATCAGCCTCTTCAAAAGGTCTTTTGACTAAATCAGGTGTCTGAAATATTTGCCTTAAATCTCCTTTTTCCTTGATTATATTGATAAGCTTCTTTTGGTTTTCATCAAGTCCTTCAACAGAGACAAACTTCTCTTTTATTTCTTCCTGTTGTTTTGTCTTTTGGCTTTCCAGAATAGATAGGTAGTAGTCTTCGTCTAAATCTGTGAGTTCTGATAGCTTTACTACATTCCCCTCTGAATCTTCAACTTCAGCGTCTTCCCAATCTCCTCTTTCAATCAGTCTTTTTGCTAAGGTAGCGTACTGGTTAGGTTTTGTATCAAATTTGGGAACTTCTGCAATTACCGGAGGATCTGTAGTAATTACCTCTTCTGCGGGAGGTGTTAAATCTAAATCGGGTACTTCCTGCGTAACCTCTTGTTGTTCTGTTGGTAAATCGAAATTGAATTCTGCTAATGCTTCAATAGTAGTAGCTCCTTCTTGAATTTGGTTTTTCATTTTATTATGGCAAATGTAGTATGGTTATACGTGTTAAAAAAATTGCTTGTTTTTTAAGTTCTGTCCTTAGCTGATATATAATTGCTTAGTTGGTATGTAATTAGTTCTTATTTACTAATGCTATTGTCTCGTTTGATCTTATTTTATCCCGCTGTATCTGAAGGGCTTCCCTTTCTAAGTCCAACTTTTGCTGTTCCAAGGATTTTCTGTCTTCGGATTCTTTTTGTTTTAAGTTACCTAATCCTTGTTTCATCATCAGTTCTTGATTCCTGAATGAGTTTTTCAAATCGTTTTCGGCAGCCTGTGAAACCTTGTCGAAGTATTCGTCCTGTGGTGACCTTCCTGAGCCTACTTTAGATATTCCGTCTATCTCTGCCTTTTCAAGCATAGTATCCCTGTCTTTTTGTTTTTCTACAGCTATAAATTGTCTCTCAGTATCTTTCTCTAGTTTCTGGGCTTCAATCTGTTTATCAAGCAACATTTGTTGGTTTTCTCTTTCTGCGGCAGCCTCTTTTTCTTTTTCCAGCCTGTTCTCTCTTCCTACCTGTATAAGCTCAACAACAGAACGTGCTTTGACTATCTGGCTAAAATCCAGAATATCTGAACCCTGTGTATTGGTCTGCAACATAATATTCTTTAGGTTTTCCAACTGTTTTTTATCGTTGGAATTATTGGTAGGTATTATTCCAAAATGTCTTAGTGGGAAATAAGGGTCTGATAATTCTATAAATACTTTATCACCATCAGATTTTGTATAGTAATATGCTGCGTCCAGATTATTTTTCTGGCAGTACTGCGCTACACAAAGGTGTATGTGATTTGCTTTTTTATTACCGGAAGACATTGCTGAGAATATGGGCTCTGTTTGTGCATATGAGGCTGTCAGTCCCTGTTTAATACCTTCGGCGGTTGTATACTCCGATGCATTACCAATTCGTTGTTGGGTTATACCTATTTGTTCTAAAGCGAGTATCTTATAACGCTCTGCAAGATTCATTCTGTTATTGATCTGCTCGGTGAAGGTAATGCTCTGGCTCATGAAGGTATTCATTCCCTGTCCGGCTCCCTGCATATTCTGTTTTTTGGTATCTATAGGGACAATACCTATTTCAACTGCGGCCTCACGTAGCATCTCAAGTGTCTCTCTTGTACCAATGTTATCCTTGTACTCTGACGGCAAATAATTGACATCAAATAAAAGGAAAGTTCCAATCTCTTTTTCAAGGAGATTAAATATCTGGTTCATGCATATATTGTGCATGATTATAAAAGGCCTTAGCTTTTTGGCAATAGAGTTTCCTATAAGACCTGCAACCGGAAGTTTGATATCATAAAGGTTTGAATCCCCTTTTATCTGGTAAGGTAATGGCTCTCCGCCTAAATACAAATCCTCATTAAGAAAACTATTGCCCGCATTTACCTTTACTCCCCATCTTACCTGCGGTCTGTAAGTAAATGCAATAGTATTAGGCTCAGGATTGTTTTCTATATCTTCAAGTGTTACCTTGCGTAGAGTCCTTATTTCGTTCTCAACCAAGAAATCCTTTACAAGATCATCAGTAATTATTTGTTGGTCTGGGATGCCATCTTTAGTAATATAATTTAGTATTCCGATTCTCTGCCAGCCTTTCCAGTAAGATTCTGTACATTGGTGTAAATCATTTCTTACAGAGATATCACTTCTAAGCTGGCTTGCAAAATTATTGACATTATTCATGCCCTTATTTAAAGGAGAGAACCAAGTATCTTCTTTGCTTGTGGTGCCGTCTTCATTTATCACTGTAGACTCTCCCAGAGGTATATTAAATGCATCCTGAAGCTGTAGGGTTACATCATAATCGAAATAATCCTCAAAAGGAACATATACCTGATCTTGGAAATTCTTGTCAAGTATGTTTTTGAAAGAACTCTCCTGTCCAGAAGAAAGTACACTTTCAGTATTTTTATTGTAGTATCCTGATAATCGTTGTTGTTGTTCGGCAGTTAATTTATTTCCCCAGCGTTCCATTATCTGGTTTGCCGATAAATAGTGTACCTGCCCTACATACTCCCCGTCCTGCGGGTATTTTATATCAACGTCCTCCGAGAAAAATGTCGTAACTGATTTCCATCTTTCAGGTCGGTAAAAATCATAACCTATATGGTAATTCCTGAACCATCTTCCTGTGAGTATGTAGTCGGTTATTTCTTCCTCATCCATCTCGTCCATATCAAACCTGTCACGGTCTATATCGAGGGTATTCTGAGCCCAGATGGCAGCTTTTGTTTTCCAGTTTTTATTCATGTCTTTCTGGATAAGATCCGGCGATATTAATTCTGCCTTTTTCTGCTCCAGTGCCTGCATGAATTGTTGCTGTTCCTCTTCTGAACTGAATTCCTGTTCAAGGTTTACTCCTGCCTCCAATAATTTTCTTTGAAGTTCTATATCAAAAAGCTGTTGTGTGTACTCTTTTACCCTTTGTGTCTTATCCCTTATGTATTCATTTTGGGAAAAAGGGTCTTCAGTTGTAATTGTATAACTGTCCTTAAATTTTCCATATTCCCCGCGAATCTGGTTCACTATCATTCCCAGAAAGTCGTAGTGTTTCGGGGAGGATGTTATCTGTACTTCATTGACAAGTTTTACAAACTCATCGGTCTTGTCTGATAACCCATAGTCGGAGAGAATAAGCTCCCCATTTATCATCCTATAATAATCCTGAAACTCTATATTTCTTTCCAGCTGTCTTATAGCTATCTCTTCGAGCCTGTCCAATGTAGAGTTTACCCATTTCGGGGTTTTCTTTGAATCGGGTATGGCTTGAGGTGGTAGTGCCGAAGAATTTTCTCCTGATAAGCCTACACCGTTAAAAAATGCGTGGTTTGAATTCAATTTAAAAGTATTTCCACAAATTTAGGCACTTGCTGTCAGTTTGCAAAATTACTTGGTTTCTGGGTTTTAAAACAGCCTTCTGCGGGTTGTAGTGAATAATTTTGATTTGGATGAACTCACACTCATTTCTTTTTTTTCAGGCTCTTTAATACGCGCCTCTACATAATTTGCGTCGAGATAATGCGCCTGTATAAGTGCTATACCGAAAGTGGTAATTCTATCGTGGTTTTCTCCCTCTTTGTAGTTTATCATCTCTTCAAGGAGTAGTTCATCATTTATAAGCTCTATACCGTATATTGTATACTCCTTATCATTCTCGTCTTTTAAGGTATGTACCTTATTTGCATAGTTTATGGCCTTATTTAATATAGCTGACTTATTACCTGATGGTGATATCCCATAGGTACGGCGATTATTTACTTTCAAAGTTAAATCTCCCGCCATATTGAAGGATGGTACAAGGTATTGGTCGGTTTTATGTAGGGTATCCAAATAAGTCTTGAATTCCATATCCTCATTCTCCATGAGACACTCGGCATTATAAGCTTCCAAAAGCATGTAGCCTATATTGTGGAACTTACTGTGAGGGTTGGGTCGGCTCGCATATGTGGCCGCTATCCTGTCACCCCACTCATCATTTCCCGACTGCCTCTTGAAAATCTTGAAACAGCCTACAGAATCACTGTCTGCCTCTTCCTGCTTGTAATCATCCAGTGATGCAACGTACAGTCCTCTGGGTGGTTTTACAGTGGGGAACTCCCCAAATATTACTACGGGCGAATCGTGAAATCCTCCTTTATGTGGAAACTTCGGAAGTTCTTTTTTTGAGTGTTCTATTTCAGTATATTTGGAATCCCGACCTTTAAATAAATCTACTTTTCTTCCTGTGAGCCCTTCTTCCCTTATCCTTCTTAAATGCCTTTCCGCTACTTCCCTATTAAAAGGATTTACTTTTCCAGATAAAAATATTTCTTCCGGGTCATTAGGGTAATAAACAATTTCCTTGGTTAAGGATTGTTTATTTTTAGCCAGTTTTAATCTATCAGCTTTAATTATTTCATGACACCTTTTCCAATCGGTAAGTAGTATCTTTATTTTTCTGAGTTCTGTTGAATCTGGGCGGCCTAGATAATCGGCCAAATTTGATTCTATTTTCACCATGCCCTCTTTCGCAGACATCGCAGCAGGTGCAAAGGTTCCGAATTTTCTTCTTTTCCAAGGGATGTCTTCTTTGTCTATACCTCTTTCTAAGGCTTCCCAGTTCATTGGAAGTACGTCATAATCTTCAGGATCATTTAGAAATATCAGGGCATCACGTGATAACTCTTCGTTCCCTCCAGTCCCGGACAGTATAGGAGTACAAAGTTTTCCAGCAGGAGTGTCGAAAGAAGGTTTGGCTCCATTAAGTTGATCTATAAAAGGGGCTTTCATTATCTCATCAATAACAAAGGCATCTGGTGTAAATCCTGCAAGCACCTCAGAGGACTTTTCTCCCCCGCTGTTAAGGTTTATAATATGTATTACTGCCTGCAAGAGGTTTTTACCTCCTTTGGTCTTTATCCCTAACTGTACTTTTTTAGACCAGTCATTGGTAAGGTTGTTTGGAGCAAAAGCAGGATTGCAATTCTGCATGGAAACCTTTACGTTCTTTTCAAGCTGACCTAAATCCTTTGCTGATCCCCCACCTACTACCAGTTCCTTACCACCTGTTATTGCAATGTGATGAAGATGTGAGGCCAATCCTGTACTTTTGAAAAGCCTTCTGGTAGCAGCTATGAATAACATTCTTCCCTTTATTTTGGCATCCCTGTAATTGTCCTGAATTATATACCATTCATTATCCCTTAATGGAGGTATTATAACATCTTTCTTTATATCCAGCTGTCCTGTCACATTATTCATAGTAGCCCGGGGTATTTCGGTTACAAAGTGGTTTATGTGAAAGTAAAGCCACGGTTCTATAGGTTGTCCGTCTATATTTATACCGTTCTTTATTTTTTTAAATTCGTCTACATAAAATTGCAGTGTATTTTTTTCCTGTTCAAAATAGTGCTTGTCTACATTCCACACCGGGACTTTACTCTTATCCATATAGATAAGCATCTCATTTTTAGGAGGGCTGTCAAAGTCTATTTTCATAGCCGAGATTTTACGCTCTATCTCGGGATACAGTTTTACCAGCTGCTCGTGCATACACAAAGGAGCTTTCACATTATCATGGAATACTATTCCTGATGTATCCTGTGTGTCGTCTTTTATGTTCAGCGCAGCAATATTATCATCAATCCTTGATATATCAGCAAAGCACTCCTTAAGAAACTTCATTTCATCAGAACGTATATCCTGATTCTCTATCTGGGATATGTCTACAGACTCAACATAAAAATCCACACGGTCAGTATGGATTTTAATAATAGATAAGCACTCTTTGATAAATGACTTGAATTCTGAGAGGTGATGGTCTCCTTCTGCTTTTTTGACAAAGAATTTTAACCTGTCGAGTATTTCTTTGGTTATGTCCTGTTGCAGTTTGAATTCATCCCCTTTATATTTTAAGTTGCTTTTTTGAGATGCAAGTTTTTCCTTTACGAACTTGGACATCTCTGACTTGATTATTTTTTTATTGGTGTGTTCCTTATCAATATAATCTATAAAGTTCTCATCAGAAAGATTTTCATCTGTCTGTATTGATGACCAGTCATTATTTACAATGTACTTTTTGTATTTAAGGAACTGTGGTTTATTTTTCTTTATAAATCCTTTAATAAATTCAGACATCCAGCATATTTTTCAATTCTTCAACAAGATTTTTCATCGCCCCGGATTTTACCTGAGCACTTTTAACCTTCTGTATAAAATCCTTATCTTTTTCAACTATCTTCATATCAGGGGTAACAGAGAAATTATTTTTAGGTATTTCTTTTTCTATTATTCTGCATAAACTTGTTATCTCTTCAGGTAACTTTGGTTCTACATTTTCAAGGTCTGTATAAGCATCCACCATAATATAAAGCTTATTATTAGTAATCCTAAGATCATTTCGGTATAGGCCTATCTCTGTGAATACTTCAAAGGCTGTCTGTTCTACATCTGCTTCAAACTCTGATTCTATCAGGATTTTTGCGATATCTGCTTTTCTTGCTGTGAGATCCTTTTCTTTCTCTGCTATTACATGTGTATAGCGAATATGCTGCTCAAAAGCATTCCTTATCTTGTTATATAAACTTGGTGCTTCCATTATAGTTCTTTTTCATTATCCCGCGATTTCTCTATGGCTGTATAAAAATCCTCATCTGAAATATCCCAGAGAAAACTAAGGGAGACATCATTCTTACTGCCTAACTTTTGCATAAAACTAAATAATAGTTTTCCAAAGCTGTACTCAGGATACTGTTTTGCCAAATCTGTAAATTCTGTTATTGCGTTTGCTCTGTAATTCATTTTACTGTTCCTTTTATTTTAAAATAGATTGGTTTTTCCTGTCCATTTTCCAAATAGAAAAAGGTTACAGTCTTGGTAAATGTACCTACAATTTTTGTGTCGTAAGTTATTTTTATTCGGTGTATATTATCTTTGGATTCTAAAATACTTGCTGTAGTGCAGCTCATGCAACCGGGCTTAATCCTTACATTGGCAGATTCAACCTGTACTTCGAGCTCCACACTCCCATTACCTTTATACATTAAAGGATTGTAGTTAATCCAATAATTAGGCTCTACATACTCCAGATGAGCCCTGTCTTCACTTATTAGTTTTACCATTTGGTATGTAAATTGATTTATATTCGTTTTTAGGCCATTTATCTAAAGGGCATATTTCAGATTCCCCTGTTGGTGATACATATTTTACTTTCTTGGCTATATTACACCCGCAGCTTGGTTCCAGACATACACCTTCAAACTTCTCCGATTTAAATACGGTATCGAGTACGCGATTTAAAAACAATTTGGTTTTCTGCATGAAACTATAATTGTCAAAATTAAGGGAGTTATAGTAACATAGCTTGCATATCTCCAGTCTTTGCTTGGATATTTCTGTTTCGTTTTGGTTTACTATGCGGGAATATATCGCCTTAAATGCTTTTATCATTACATGAACGCTTCAGAATTATATACTATACACTCGGTAGATAAAAATGCTGTGGCTATAGAACTTGCATTCTGCAATGCATTTACAGCTATCTTGGTAGGATCTATAATACCCTCATCAAAAAGGTTTACTATTTTCTCCGTGACAACATTATACCCCATACCATAAACATCAATATCCAGTTTATTTTCTATCTCCGCATTTTTCAATATCTGTAAATAAGGATATTCAATCGCTCTTTTAAGAACGTTTACAGCCTCATTTTCAGCATCACCTGCCAATACTTTTGCAGCATGAAGATAAGCTGTCCCTCCTCCTGCAAGATACCCTGACTCTATTGCGTTTCTTACAGCATGGTAAGCATCCTCATACCTGTCATATTTCTCTTTTATTTCTACAGCTGAATAACCCCCTACCTTAATAACGGCAACTCCTCCTGATAATTTGGCAAGTCTCTGTTTTTGGTTGTTTTTTTCATGGCCTTCCTCTGTATTCTGGATTTGGGCTTTCAGCTGTACCTGTCTTTCCTTTATCTTATTTTTATCTCCGGCTCCCCCTACAATGGTGGTGTTTTCTTTGGCTATTGTTATTTTAGAACATTCACCAAGCATATCTTCAGTGACATCTTTCAGGGAACTGCCATCTTCTTTGGATATTACTTTACCACCTGTAAGTACTGCAATGTCTTCCAAATTATTTTGCCTTCTGTCTCCATACCCCGGCGCTTTTACTGCCACTGCCCTTAGCTGTTGGTTTCTGAAATTTGCTACAAGCGTACTTAAGGTAGTCGGGTCAATATCTTCAGCTATAATCAGCAAAGGTCGGTTTTTATTTACCGCTATGGAGCAGATATCTAATATATCCATTATGTTCTCTATGTGGTCATTATAGAGAAGTATAAAAGGGTTATCTAATTCACATAAAGCCTTTTCGAAGTTGTTTTGAAAGTAGGGTGATAGGTATCCATTATCAAAGTTCATACCCTCAACAAAATCAACCACAGTTGTATTACCGTTTGATTCTTCAATTGTAACTACACCTTCTCTGCCCACTTTAGTTATGGTATCCACAATTATCTTGGCGATATCTTTGTCACCATTTGCAGACACCCTTCCAATCTGTAATTGTATTTTTCTATTTGTTGCCTTTTTTGACAGTTTTTTAAGTTCTGCAATTACTTTTTCGGTGGCAAGATCAATCCCCTTTTTAAGGTCAGACAAGCTTATACCTTTTTCTATGGCGGCATATCCTTCTGAAATTATAGCCTGCGTAAGAACAGTCGCTGTAGTAGTACCGTCACCCGATACGTCATTGGTCTTCTGGGCTACGTTACGAGCCATTTCAGCCCCTATATTCTCAATTGGGTCATCTAGTACTATATCCCTAGCGATAGAGGCTCCATCTTTAGTAATTACAGTGTTGAATCCTTCCTTTTTAATTATTACATTTTTACCTCTGGCACCTAAAGTTACCTTTACTGCATTAGCAAGTTTGTCAACCCCGGCTTTTAGTTTGTCTCTGGATTCCTGTCCTGTTATTATCTGGTTCATTATTGAAATACGTGTAAAATTGGAGATGAATTGCCACCATTGTTATGACGCGAGCCATCAACAGGGATAATACTTACATTATAATCAGAGTTGTATTTATTTATGGCCTCAGCTAAACCTAGGTCTTTATACTCTTTTGGAAAATAAGAGATATCGAAGATAATTCTTTTAGGAGCACCTGATTTTAAATTGATCGGTACAATACCGAGTTCTTTTAACTTTTGATTTCGCTCAAATTTGTTCAAATCCTCAATGAAATCGTTTAAATCTTTAGTCATTATTTTTTGTTATAATTAATATTTTGTAACTCTTCTACTGCGGCGTATATTTCTCCTGACTTTCGTGCTCCCGCATACTTGTAATTTTCATATTGCGGGGGCAGGGCACATCTAAATTTTGATGCTAAAGGTAAAAGATAATGCTTTGTTCTGGATTTATAAGTGTTGCTCTCGTCCTTGTACATTTCTATTCTTGCCTGCCTGTGTTGCCAAAAATCATGTTTTTTTTGAAGTTCTTCATCTTCCTTGTGTTTTAACTGGAACCTTAAATCGCGTACTATGTCGTTTATCTTGATCTTGCTTTGGTAAATTATCCCCAGATTAGGAAGGTGTATGGCATATATATCCCTTTCTTTTGTCTGTTCAACAATAAACTTGAACATATTCCTCTGCACTGCCAGACAACGCTCATAATCCAAACCTGTATTTTCACTTACTTCTCTTGCTATATCCTCCTCATAGGATATTTCGGTTAGCTCTTTGTTAAACATTTCTAAAGCCTATTGTGTAAAGTCTGTATTTTTTTTCTATAAAAGTCTGCCGGATTGATTTGAGGTCTTCATTAAGTTCAAATTTTCTCATATTGTTCCTGCAAGTAATAAGATATCCTTTATCCCTCAGTTGTTTGTTTATCCCGTGAAGGTGGTTCTTCTTTTTGTTTAGGTCGGCACATACCATATCTAGCGTGTCATCAGAAATACCCTTCCTTACATAATAAACAAGTATGTTTTTTTCAAACTCCCTCAACCTGTCACTGCCCGTAAATTTGATTATGCTGTAAATGGATATAATCCTTTCTACCAAGTCGATTTCGTTCTTGATTTCACAGGTATTCAGGTGTATATTTACAGGAGTAGCTGACATGGATGTAAAATTAATCATTTTTATAGTATCTTCCTAATGTTTTAACTTTTTATTAAGAAAATTATAATTTATTTTTATTATGAGACTTTTTCAGCTAAGTAATTTTTTTGGGGGGTTTTCATTTTGTAATTTTGCATAAAAACCAGTTATAATGAAAGATTACGATGAATTCTATAGCCTGATATGGGGATACTATTTGCAGCCAAGTGACGTATCCTACGATTACAGGGAACTTCACACAGACTTCATAAGAAACCTTACGTTTGGTTTTTACAGGGACTACGAGAAGAATAATGTGCATGTATCAGTATATGCCAAGGCTATGAAAACAGTTTTTATTAACCTGTTCTTGTTTTCTCCTGAGACTACTGACTTTGGAGACTCAAAAGATTATAATGATATTTAGTTGTTGATTTGTTTTGCCCCGGCGTTTTATTTTGGCTGGGGCTTTTTTAAACTTATAATCTAATTAGTTTGGTGATCCGATAAAGATTTTGTATATTTGTCTTATATATGAGCTAATCATATTGTTGCCGGAAAGTGCGTTTCAATAGACGTGATATAGTAGGTTTTAATCGGTTTAATTACTGATAGCATGCATCACTTTTTCTGGCTTAAATTATAATTATGAAAAAAGATATATTGCTGTGGGATATCATCCGAATGAAGGATATAGACCTAATATAAAAATAAATGTTAAAATATTTGGTAGTTAAAATTAAATAAACTACTTTTGTTCAATCAATATTTCGAATCAAATTATTAAGGGTTGTGGAAATTCCTAAAATAGATATTATATAAAAATAAATCTCCTTGAATACTAGCTAATTTCCACTTTAGGCTTTTATTCTTGGGGATTTTTTTATTTTATAACGTGAGGCTACGAATGTTTATTCGTTCACGTTGAGGAGAGATTAACTCCAAAGCTAAAAGGAAGAGGGAGGCAAATTGTCTAGTCCGCCTGAGAGTAGGCTGTATTAGTTCAGCCTTAATAAAATAAAAAACTAATACCATTATATGGTCGTTCTGTAAGGCGTTGGGCGTTAGCCTTAAATAAATATAAATCCTATTGTGAGCGAAGCGAAATCAGCGTAAGCTGTTAAATAACAAATAGTTATTTATGTTATAAATAACAGAGTAACGCAGCGCAGCGTAGTTTACGATGTTATTCCCTTGCCTTGGGAAAGGCATTTATAAACAGAAAACAACGTATCCCACTTTCAATCGGTTGGTTTGTTACCTGCTTAAAAATAGTATTTAATAGAAAATTAATTGTAACTTTAATAGGTTATAAATAAAAATATTTGTAAATTTGAACTATAAATCTATGATTATGAAATATTATGCAGTTAAGACAGGTAAAATTCCGGGAATATACTATAATTGGGATGAATGTAAGGATCAAATAAACAAATATCCCGGAGCTATATTTAAATCTTTTGAAAATATAGAACAAGCGAATAAGTTCTTAACAGGTAAAGAATATAATACTGATAGATATACAGTTGACTCACTTAACTGTGATGGAGCTTATTCTGCTAGAACTAATATCATGGAGTATAATATAGCGGATACAACAACAGGTAAGATTCTGGTAAACAAAAAGTTTGACGGCGGTACAAATAACATAGCCGAATTTTTAGGACTAGTAGAAGCTATGAGGTTATTAAAAACAAATAATATTGATAAAATAATATACACTGACTCTTTAACAGCATTGGCTTGGGTAAGGAATAAAAATATCAACAGTGTTTATGACATAACTGATAATAAAAAGATAGAACAGGATGTTTGGGGTGCGCGGGTATTTCTCTCAAAAATTAATATTTCTGATTTCAATCTGAAAAAGTGGGATACTGTAAATTGGGGACAAATACCAAGTGATTTCGGAAGAAAATAAATTAATAATGAATATAAGTAAACCGGTTTATTTGATAGTTTTAAATGGTGATGCAAGAGATTATGTCATTCAATCAACGCAGCCATTAATAGTTAGGTATCAGCGCCACACAGATAAAACAGAAATTTTATTAATGGTCAATAATAATAACTCTTATGAAGATATTAAGAAGCAGTATTCACAAATGTCTCTATTAATGGTTAGATATTTAGAAAATGGAATACATTTAAATTAAAAAATATGGAAGAGTTAGAAAAAATTTTAGGGCGTAAATTAAAAGGCAGTGAGTTACTACTTTCCTCTATGTACGGAGATAATAAGCTTTATAAACCTGTTAAAGACTCAAATGGTAATTTAAAATACGAAACAATATAATTATGAGTAAAGAAGATAGAACTGAAGATGTTTTAGCATGCATGGAAGGTGTAAAACCCTATTCAAAAGATGAGCATATTATATGTATCAAAAAACGATATAATGCAGAAATATTAGACATTATATCAGATTTAAAAACTGTATTTCCTTATTTAAGTGTAAATGAGCAAGTAATTCATGATTTCGTACCGCAGACAATTGAAGAACGCGACGGGCGGGAGAATTATATCCAATTTGTTTTAATGAAGGAGTTAAGAAATGTTGTAAATCAAATTAGAGATGCTAAAACTAAGTAATAAAACTCCCCCATTATAATACTAACATTAAATATATTATTGGTATAGACTATAATGGGGGGTAAATTTACAAATATAAAATGGCAGCAAGTGTAATAGAAGAAAAACGTTTAAAGTGGATAACAGATACCAATCAGGTCATAATAGGGTATAAGGTATATGCTTTACAAAACGGAAAAGTTAGTATTTGCGCCGGAGGAATATCAGAACCAGAAGATGTAGAGCGCGCAATAAAATATTTTAAAACAAAAAAGATGTTATGACAGTAGTATCGACCGATTGGTTAACTGATAAATTACAAGAGCTCCACCAAGCACTAAGTTATCTAAATATTAAGTATGAGTATAGGAAAAACATGCAATTACATATTGTGGGTGTAACTCCACTACAGCATTATAAAGGCGATAAGAGTTATATAGATAAGGAAATAGAGCTAGAAACTCTATTCGAACAAATGTTTCCAAATGAAGAAATAGTGTTTGTATCAGATGACTCATTAATACAAGTTGAAAATCCAATACTTATTTTAGAGAGTATAATGTACGATTACAGCTACGGAAAGGATTATGAAGACAGGATTTGGATAAATATATTTAGTGGTGATAAAGAGCTTATACGACTACCAAAATTATACCGAGGAGATGTTTATTCTAATATCACCTTCCACAGACCAGAAAATACGCTATTAAAATTATGAAAACAATTAAAGAAATTTCCGCGGCTATAAATAAAGAAAACTTTGAAAGATTTATGGTTGATTTTACAAAAACACTTTATTATTTCTGTGAGTTAAAAGAAGTTGATCCAGGTTTATTAATGGGCGATTATCGATGGACGGATGATAATATAAATACAATAAGCTTTTATAACGAATAATAAATTAAAATTTTAGAGATGAAAAAAATTTGGCAAAAGATTGAGAATTTGTTTGAGAAAGATACTTACTGGATATTGACAGTATTTCATACCAATGAGAAGTTTAGCCAGCACTCTACTATGTGCATATCTTACAATGGTGTTTTTCCTAATAAGGAAGCATTAAAACGTTACATTAAGGAGACTAATGGATATGATAACTTTAATATTCTTTTTATGAAACAGCTTAGTAAAAAACAATATAATAAATATATAACACTAGAGTAAAACTATGAATTTATTTGAAATACTAGGAATAATAGCAGTGCACTGGTTTGCTGATTTTGTTTTACAAACAGACAGTCAGGCAAAAGGAAAGAGTAAAAATTGGGGTGACTTATTGTCACATACAGCTACATACAGTTTGGTGTGGTGTATTGTTTTTGCATTTCTTTTTCTTATGTCTCCCTGGACAGTAGATCAAGCGTTTAATATGGTGATATTATTCCCGCTAATAACCTTTGTCTTCTACACAGTACAGGATTATATTACTAGCCGGGAAAATAGCAAGGTATGGGAAGAAAAGAAAATACATAAATTCTTTATACTCATAGGATTTGACCAACTCTTGCATTATGATCAATTATTTATCACCTATTGGTTATTAATGGGTAAGTAAAATTAGGATATTAGGTATATAATAATTATATTTGTAGCAATAAAAATTAAACATTAGATGGCTAAAAGTAAAGTAGACGAGGTTAAAAAACAGGGGTTGGATTCATTTATGGATGAGATGAACAAAACCTTTGGTAAGGAAATATTTGTAAAGGATCTCAAAAACGTAACTGTAACTAAAATAGGTACCGGTAGTCTTGCACTAGATATTGCATTGGATGGAGGGTTCCCAAAAGGAAAGATGGCAGAGGTATTTGGAATAAACCAGTCAGGTAAATCATCCTGTTGTTTTGAGACCGCAGCAAATTTTCAAAGGGATTACCCAGATGAACCAATAATACTGATTGATCTTGAGGATACTTTTACAGATGGTTATGTAAAATCATTAGGTTTAAATACAGATAAAAATTTCAGGGTCATGAAGCCTAAAACAGGAGAGCAAACTTATGAAATACTTATCAGTTTTGCTAAAAATATAGTAGGAGGCCTAATTATTTTAGACAGTTTTGCTTTACTACTACCATCAAAAGAAGATGAAGGAGATATGGGGGCAGCTCAAATGGGAAGCAGTGCAAGATTAAATTCACAGGGTCTAAGAAAGTTATTCCCTCACAGTTCGCAAAATGGCACTACAATACTATTTATAAACCAAATCCGTACAACTTTCGACATATACTCGCCTATTGCGACATCAGGCGGAAAATCCCTACCTTTTTATAGCAGAACGCGATTAAATTTATCTAAGGTTAAAGGCGAAGATGGAGTTTCTAATGGGTGTAATATAAAACTAGAGAAAGCCACTTATGGTAAAGAGGGTACAAAAGTAAATACCTTTAGATTACTGAAGGGTAAGTTTGACAAGTTAAGGGAAATTGTAGAGTGTGGAGAGACAGCAGGGATAATAAAAAGATCTGGCGCTTACTTTTCTTATAAAGATACCACATTAGGTCAAGGTATGACAAAAGCCAAACAAACCCTTGAAGACAATCCAGAACTTACCGAAGAATTAGAAAAAAGTATTAGGCAGCATTACGGAATATGATCCTACACATAAAACCAATAAAAGATTTAAAAGAACATGAGGAATGCTCAACCTGTCATTGCTGTCCACGAGCTGAAATAGTGGAAGGCGGAATATTAATTATACACAATGCTTATGATGGGAGAAGGCAATCAAAAAAAATATGAAAAAGTACTTCGAGTTTAGATTTTACAAAGGGAGTTATCAGAATTTACGAGCTTACAAATTTGATTATGAGAATTGTAATTATTTTATTACTTTAGTTTTCTTTCAGTTTCAAATTAGAGTTATTTTTAATTTTTACCCCCGAAAAAATAATCAGGAATTAAAAACATACGGTTTCCATTTTTCACCTTCTAGGGTTATATCAGGTTGCTGGTTTTGGTAGGGAGAAAATCTAAAACTAGTTGAATATCCTTGGCGGTACAGATTCTATAAACAAGGGGTTCTTTTAAAAGAAGGATATTGGTTAGATGACGCATTTCATTTGGATAATGAAATAAGAGATAAAATGTACTGCTTAGATTATTTATATACCTATAAACTTATTTCAGGAGAAGAGCAAAAAATACCCGTAAAAGTTTACGTTATTCGGTTAGAATTTAGAAGAAAACCTTTCATGAAAACTTTACTATTTAATAAGACTCGGGACTATATAGTCGTAGAGCCTAGCAAAAAAATAGGGGAGATGGCAAATATATCAGATGTATATATGGTTAGACATGAGTATATGATGAAAAAAGGTGAGGATGCTATGCAAACAATAATGAGGATGGAACGAGAAAGAAGGTTTAATAGATAGATTATGAAAACAACAAATAAAGATATGGAAGAGTTATACAGATATTTAAATAAGAACAATATTTCTTTTAGTGTCGATAATAATCCAAGCCCAGAGAAGATAGAGAGAATAGAAAAATCTATAAAAAATAATATTGGGAAGTAGAGTAGTAAAAACCAGAAATAATTTCACTTTATCCGAATCTGCCTTTTGGGGATTTATCAGGAGCACTCTTAGAAATGCCTCTAGATGGTGGAAGCCTATTACACAATGTAAGCTAGAATCCAGAAGAGTTTATAAAGGAAATAATAAACTTCAAAAGTGGGAATATAAATGTAATCACTGTAAAGGCTGGTTCATGGATAAAGAAGTACAGGTTGACCACATAGTAGATGCAGGATCATTAACAAATGGAGATGATTTAAAAGGATTTGTTGAAAGACTGTTTTGTGAGGTGGGTGGATTTCAAGTTTTGTGCAAGCCCTGTCATCAAATAAAAACAAATAATGCTAGGGTTAAAAATAAGCTTAAATAAAAACATTTGATATGATAACAGAGGAAAATTGTAATAAAGGGCTTTTTATTTTTATGGGAGTTATTGGCATTGTCATAGCTGTACTTAGTTTTTACATGGCCTTTACACTAGATAAAGAATAAAAAATGATATACAAGATTAACAAAACCGTAGTACCAGAAGGAGCTTTTAGGCTAGCCTGCCTGCTAACTAAAGATATACTTAGAAAAATCGGCAAGAAAAAACCTAAGTTGAAAATAAAAGCATATAAGCAGGATGATAAGTGGATTAAAGAAGTCTGTAAAAAGGGAATTATTTTACAACTATATAAAAAATCAATAAATGATATATAAAATAAACGACATGGTAGTAACAGAGGAGGAATTTAATAACAATCTTTCTCGATTAAATCCTGTGGATATTATGCCCAAATTTGTAATTGAGGATGATGCAGAGCCGACAGCCCCAGAATTAAAATTTCGATATCTGACAAGAGGGGAAGTTATAGGCTTAAATAGATGGGAAAAACATCCAGCGGCAGATAAAGAGGGAAGGGTGAAAGTGAAAATTCTAAATTATGATGAGGATAAAAAAGAAAAAGACAAAAAACTGTTAGAGGAAGCCGATAAGCACCAAGAAAAAATAGGTGGTAGGGTAGACTATGACAGGATTATATACGGTTTTAAACCAAATTATAGCCAAGATGTAATAGATGCAAGTAAAACTAAAGAAATACAGAAAAAGATAAATATGCAGCAAAGTAAAGAGTGGGTACAAGAAAACCCTGATCACAATCTTGTTTTTACAGCATTAGAATCTAAAGCTAAAATTTTCCAAGATAAACAAGCCGCAAAAAAACAAAAAAACTCAGGTAAGGGAATAGCCTGTGAACAATCTAAAACTAATACCAGAGAAGGATTTATACCCTTAACTTATAAAGTCAAACAAGACAGAATTATAGAAGAAGGGATTGGATCATATAAAGGAATTAAAGAAAGTGCTGCCAAAACAGACTACTCCGAAATAGATTGGGATTTTATTGAGGGGATGGCCAAAAGGATGTCGGGAAATAAAAACAAATACCCCAAAGACAACTGGAAGAAACCTATTGATATCAATGAATTAAAACAGTCGTTATTCAGGCATGTACGCGAGATAATGCTGGGTAATTATGATGATGAAGGATATTTAGGTCACCTATATGCAACAGCCTTAAATGCACAGATAATAGCTTACCAGCTTAAAAATAATCAAAAATGAGATACAGGAAAAGACCAGTAGAGGTAGAGGCACTAGTGTGGACAGGAGGTAATCACAGAGAAATGTATAACTATTTAGGCGGAAATCCAGATGAGTGTATTAGTAGTTATGGTGATAATTTTTATATAAGCTTTACTGTGAGCCCTTCCGGGTTGGTAATAAGGACTTCTGAAGGTGATATGGCAGCAAATAAGGGAGATTACATAATTAAAGAACCTTTTGATAAAGAAAGAGGTTATTATCCTTGCAAACCAGATATTTTCGAATTAACTTATGAAAAAGTAGAATAATAGTTTGCACATATAATAAATTATCACTATCTTTACATTATAAATGAAGCTACTCAAACTAACCACATCCGATAAAGTTTTGACTGAGGAAGCTCAGCAGAGACAAGATGCTTTTGATAATGAGTACTTGGTTGATTCCAGCGGCAGAGGTTTTGAAGAATGGGATAATTTAGGTATTCCCCCATCTAAAGAACTTCTTGAAAAAGAAAATGAGGAGCTTGTTTTTGAGGACAGTGATTATGAGTATCTGAATTATAGCCTTATTCTAAATATTAAAGAATTTTGTTATTGTTTAGATGAAGAAGAAAGTACCGTGGTGTATACCAAAAGCGGTAATTCTTTAAGAGTTGCGGAAAATTGTGAAGAAATAGAAAAACAAATACTTTGTCTCCACTCAAATGTATTTTCAAATTTAAAAATGTGGATAATAAAAAACATACAAAATGGAATACAAAAATTATTCGCTTTCAACAGGAAAGGCTAAGTTTTATTTAAAGTCAAAAACACCGGAAGCCGGATTTGAAGAAGTTACTTATGGAACCGACAACAAGAAAACATACCATCAGTATGCTGCTTCTATCAAAGGTGTGCCCACTTATTTGGAGACCAAGAGTATTGAGTTTGATGGGCGTACGATAAAATTTCTGGAACTTACTTTGATGGACGGTGACACTGCAAACAAACTGTCATTACCCCTTAAAAACAAAAGCGGTTATACAGATGAAGTTAAAGTGTTGATATCTGCTTTGAACGGGCTTGAATTGGGCGAGGAAGTTGTGTTGAATCCCAGTGTGAATAAGTACACCAATGCAAAAGGACAGGCAAAAGAAAGTTTACAGCTTTACATCAATTACGTAAATAAAAAAAATGAGCAGGGTAAATCCCAAAGTACAGGGTATATTCCTTTTGCTGAGATTCCTAAACCTGTGTCAAAAGTTGTTGCCGGAGATACCACTTGGGACTGGAGTGAGCAGACAGAATACTATTGGAATAAACTTACGGAAATTGAAGCCCGTTTTAAAAATCAGACGACAAGTTCTGGTACAGAAGCTCCGAAACCTGTGGTGGATGAAAAGAAGAGTTTTATAGCAGAGGCATCAAGTAATGAATTGCCTTTTTAAAACGTTGGATAGTGATACTCAACAGGTTTGTATATTATGTGGCATCACTAAAAACCTTGAAGATTTTTACCAGCATAAGCAAATGAAATTAGGCGTAGACAGTAAGTGTAAGGAATGTGTCAAATGCAGAGCTTCTAAAAGATATCAAATATTATCTTTAAATGCGGACTTTATAGAAAATGAGCGCTTACGTCACAGACTAAAGTATAAGACTTGTAATTACCGTAGTAAACAGAAGGAGTGGGATGAAAACAAGCCGTGGAAAAAGACAACTATATATAAAAGTTTAAACAAAAAATTAAATTTACCTAGTGGATTAGAAGTACATCACTGGAATTATAATGATGATTTTTTGGAAGATGTGTTTATTTTAAGTAGAATAGAGCATAAAAGATTACATCAGTACTTGAATTTAGATTTAGAAAAAAGGTTATTCTATCTTTCTGACGGAACTCTTTTAGATACCAGAGAAAAGCATTTAGCTTTTATAAATAATTTAGATAAAAATAAAAACTATGAAAAAAGATTTAAACCCGCTGAATCATTGGTATGAGGGCGAAGAGAATATAAGTATAAATGCACGTGAATATGGGCTTCTTAAAACCGCTTTGGAGCAGGCAATGGCTCTGGTTATAGAAACCACTTATCCCGAGATAACAGGATTTGTAGACAAGACAGGTGCTGTTGTGGAGAAACCCACTCAGAAACAATTTGAAAATGAGGAGGTACAGCAGGTTGTAATGCCTGACAAGACTTTTTCTGCGGCAAATAGAAAAGTACATTACAAATCAACTGTAACCAATGAGCTTATTGCAGCAAATGAACTGATATTAAGCATCCACATGAGGAATATCGAGGCTGGTAATACAAAGACACTTGAAGAGCTTCAGAAAATATATGAAACCAAGAAAGCATCTAAACTAGAGGTAGTGTAATGGAAGAAATAGATAATTGGAATGTTAAGGCTTGGTATTTTAGCCGGGAACTTCAGAAAATAAGAAACGCTTTTAAAAATATAAGCTACCTGTCATTTTTGGAGGAGAAAGAAAAGGTGTTTTTTAAAGTGAAATTTAAAAATAATACTAATTTCAATGTTTTGATACCTGACGGGCTAAAGAGCTTAGAGGATAAAGATTTTAACAGACTTAGAGAGATTATAACAGAGCATGCAGGAAATTAAACTACAATATGAAATGCTTTTGGACAGCGGGGATCTATACGAACTATTTCCCCGTGCCACTGGCTCATGGTCAAAAGATGGAAAGAAATTCACTCAAATATATAAGGAAAATCTCAAGACAATGGAAGGATTTGAATCCTGATGAGCTAAGTAAGTATTTCCACCAGTTCTGTGATATAAGCTATAGGGATATTGAGATAGTCTGTGGCCTTGCAGAACGAAGAAACTACTTCCAGATACTTTATAGTTACGATATCCGCAATACCCTTATCCTTCAACAGTATTTCTTGGATAATGAGATGTACTTGGATTGTGCGGATGTACAAGACCAGATTGAAAACCATAATAAGTTAACCGGGGACTGTCTTCCTTATCTATTAAAAGACTTAAAAAAATGAGAGCATACGGAGAAAGAATAGTGGTGTTACCAATTACAGAAGGAACAACAATAAAAGGTATACAGGTATCAACAGAGAAGGTTTTCACAGGTATATGTGAGGTGTATTCGGTAGGGGCAGATGTCAAGACCGATATTAAAAAAGGTGACAGGATTAAGATAATCAGTGATTCAGGAGTGAAAGTCTCAGAAGACGGTGTGGATTACATTGTTATTGTAGGTCAAAATATATTGTGTTATTTATGATATTAAATATAGATGATTGCAAGGTAATAGATAATTACTTTGAGAGTGAGGGTTATACTTGGAGTGCCTTAACATTAATCGAAGCCAGTAAAGAGTGTGAGGAATTTGATATGCCGCTTGCAGGTATTAACTTAACTCATCCAGCTTGGGGAATAAAAACAATTAAGGATTTTATCTATCAGGCTAAAAGGTGTGAACGTGTAGGGGATTATCCTATTATATTAACCGATGAGGGTGTTATATGCGATGGACTTCACAGAATATGTAGGGCAATTTTGGCCGGCAAAGAAACCATAAAAGCAAAAAGATTACAAACTATGCCTAGTGCAGATAGTTATACAAAACCAGAAGAAAATTAAAAAGAAGACTATGAATTTACAAGAAATTAAAGGAAAGTTAGAGGGAGTTGCCGAGTTATTATACGTTAATAACCGTGTATTGGACGAATATTTTGATGTACTAGGTGAATCAGAGACTACTATAGGGGTCGGGTCTGATAAGGTTGTTCCACAAGGATTATCAGCTGAAATAGATGACCTTCTCGCTATTATCGTGACGAGGTGTGAAGTTAATAGCAAATATGTAGGAAGAGTAAAGCAATCTGTAGTGCCTAAAAGTGTTGTTACTGACTTGGAAGCTAACGTTGGATGGTCACATAAAGCAGCGCGAGCGGGAAATAACCAATGCGGCAATTTGTCTAGTAGGGATAAGGCTGGTCTTGAAAGTGCGGCGGAAGTAAAAAGTTATTATAATCACTATTTTGCGTCTGAACCTGACATGCAACGAGAAAATTTAAATAGCGTTGTTAATCTAAGTCGAGATGTTATATAAGTAATGCAAATAACATCTGAAAATTACTTTGATGATGAAAGGGGATGTGGACACGAGTACTCTATATTAGAAGAAAACGTCCACTATTTTATGAACTGTAATTATGTGGTTGTTACAAATTACTTTTGGGATGATATTTTGTGTGTTGAAAATGTTCATTTTGATATGGACACAGATCCTAAGAAAGAGGTGAAGTGTTATGGTGATTGTGGGGTGAGGGTAGGATTTTGGCGGAAAAAGAAATAGGACAGTAAATTATGGAGTTAAAAACATCAGAACAGTGACTAAAACCCGCCGCAAATAAAAAATATTTATAAAATGAAAATAAAAGCAAAGTTTACAGAGGAGTTTGAAGATGGAGCTGTAATAAGCTGTGAACCCCAGAGAGGTAATGCGTATCTAGTAGATGAATTAGGATTCCTTATACCAGAAGGAAAATGGGATTTCTCTGATTTCAAAAAAGGTAATATATTTTTAAAAGTGGGGTTTACCCTTAAAGAGAGTAATATGGGTAACTATGCAACACAAAACGAAGTCCGTAAAGCTGAACTCTTGGAATGTAATTTTTACAGTGAAGGCTCATTAGAGGACTAAGTAAAATTTCGCGAATAAAAAACATATGGAAAATAGAAAAACAGGCAAGACAACAAAACTAATAGATGAGGCTATACAGTATTTATTCAATACTGGTGAACTATATTTATTTAGAAGAGGCAAATTAGTAGAGAACAGTAAGATCCCAAGGGATACGAGATTATTTGTTGATCCCGACCATGCAAGAGAAAACAGGGCTCAAGAGGAGTTTATAACTAGGTTAGTGGGGCGTTTACGATTAGAGCATTATAACAGCGTTAATCTTTTTTCTAATGTCAGTTATGTGCATATAGAGGTTAAAAATTCCGGTGAATAAAAAATAATCAAAATTTTTAAACTATGTCTACATATTACTACGATTGCGAATTTTTAGAAGGTAAACAGAAAGAGAGCTTTCCAATATCTCTATTTAGAAAAGAAACAAAACCTGGTATTGATTTAATCAGTATTGGACTGATTGCCGAAGACAACGAGGAGTATTATGCTATTTCAAAAGACTTTAATTTGACAGAAGCTTGGAATAGGTTTGAATGGAAAAAACAGTGGGTGCCGCTTGATAAAAATAATCAAGTTTGCAAAGACGTAAGAGTCTATTGGATCCGTGAAAATGTACTACTACCCATTTTTTATCAGTTAGCTCTTGACGATTTTCATTTAACCCACTTTAAAGACCAGTGGCTTGTTGATGGGAAAGAAGTGACTTTGGAAGTTTTTAAGTCTAACGCTAAATGGTCTTCAGATTTTAAGTGGTTCAAAAAACTTATTAAAAAATATGGCAAGACTAATGACCAAATCGCGGCGGAGATAAAAGAATTTATTTATAAAAAAGAAGATGTGTTATATAATCATGAAAGATGTTCTATGGAAGACATTGGAAGCGTAAAGAGCGATATTAATCTTTATGGTTACTATTCAGCCTATGACCACGTTGTATTCTGTTGGCTCTTTGGAAAAATGATGAATTTGCCTAATGGTTTCCCGATGTACACTAGAGACTTGAAGCAGATACTTGATGAAATAACTCTTGATTTACCGAAAGAGCTGATAAGAAAGCTTCAATGTAGTATATGTAATCATAATTCTTTAGAGTATCTAGAAAACACTGGAGAAGCTTTTGAGTTAGAATTCAGGCTTAAAAGGATCAAAAAACATGCAGATTACCCAAAACAAGAGAATGAGCATAACTCTTTATCCGATGCTAGGTGGAATAAAAAGCTTCATGAATTCTTAAAATCCCTACAGATCCAAATTTCCGGCGAATAAAAAATACTATAAAAATAATTAAGAACCCTTGTATTAACTTACAGGGGTTTGTTCTTTATAAGAAGTAATGTAAGAACAAAAAGTAAACAGATTTGTTTACATTAATATAAATAAGTAAACACGTATATTGATGGTGTATAGGGGGTGGCTTGATAATAACCACTATAGGTAAGGGCTTTATTTTTAGTCTGAGACTTGGGGGATAATAAAAAAATTGTAAACGTTATTGACACATAACCCACCCTATATACAAACCCCAACCAAAAAGGAAATTTTTACCTAACCCCCGCCTAACCAAAATCAAAACCCCAAACCGTTTTTGACCGATTCCTATTTTTAAAATCCAAAATTTAATTTATTTTTTAACATAAATAATTTGCGTATGTCAAATATTGTTTCTAATCAACGTTCTCGAACTTTTGATAGTCTCATACCTTACTACCTCTTTACGTGTCTTAAAAACGCTTATAATCAATATTACACTATATTTGACGTTTACCTCACAATCCAATTAGTTTAATACGAGGAACGCACGCGCATATACAACAATCTTTTTAAATAAAAAAATTTATTTTCACTATTTTTATTAAAATGTTGACATATATTTGTAGTGTTGAAAGCAACTAAGCTACCAACTTAAATCTAAACATTATGGCACTTTCAAAATTACAAAATGATAAGCTAGAATCACTTTACAATGACTACAACAACGGAGTAATTACATGTAACGAATACTTAGAGAAACAAACCTTAGTTTTAGGGTCTAAAATACTACAAAGCTCTTAAACCTGCGAAATACCCTTTGGGTATCGATACCTAGCCATTAAAGGTATCCTGATGAGTTTGGCAAGTGTGACACCACTATAACTGTCTGCTTAGCTTGCTAGTATGGATTAATCGCCGAATCAAGCCACGAAATACAAATAGTATAGTAGTGTTTTAATACGTGTTTAAAAACATTAGTGTTAGGCTTTCAATATGGAAATATTGGGTTAGTAAATAAGCAATTCCTGCGCGTTGGTTACGCTTGTAGAATGGATGAAACATAAATAACCTAACTAAATAGATTCGTGGTTAACGTTGGGCGCAACTCCCTAAAATATAAACGGTATTAGTAAGTACTATTAATAAGGTTCGTAACCTTTACCGTTTGCTAACTATTAAAATATAATATTATGACTATTCAAAAATTCTTTAAGGTTTTAAGCTATTATCTTATACTTATTAATATCGGTATGTTGGTGTATGCTGTAATAAAATTAGATATAAAATTTATTTGTTTGTTTTCTTGTTTTATTGCGGTGTTTATTTTTATTAACTGGTTGTGGTCTGAACCCCTAAAATTTAAATTATGAAAATACAAAGAATAGTAGTTGAAAATTTCAGCGAACTAGATTACATTGTAGTTGCTGTTTATAAAAACGGGGAGTTTGACCGCAGAGAAAAAATACTTAAATCGAATATTGTAAAACAATTCCCATTACATAGGGGTAAAATAATTAAACTTTAAATAATATGGATTTAAAAATTGAATTATATCTCTATGAGGGTTCACTCGATTGGGATAACAGTTTAGTAAGAGAAGACCGTTACATTATTGTAGGCAGTGAGGGTCTTGATTTGTACGGTCAACATTTTTGCTTAGCAGAAGCACAGGAACTAATTAAATTATAAGATTATGAAAACTAAGAAATATACAGTAGAAAAGGCAATGATAGGAATCTTATTTTTATTCGGGGTTGCTATAATGCTATCAGTACTAACACTAATTGAAATAATAACAGACTAATTATGAACGCATCAGAACAACAATTAAAAGACTTTTTAGAAAGTAATTCCAGTGAAGTAATACACTTATCTTTAAAGCCGCAAGGTATGCACACAACTATAGAAAATGGTGCGGTTAACCTCTGTTATGTTGAGGTATTTGGTAACGAATATACCTTTGGGGGTATATCTGAACAGGTTTACGATGATTTAGTAACCGCTTATGATTGGCGAGAAAGAAAATAATATGAGTATACAACCTACACAAACAGCTGTAAGCCCTCGCAATAGAGAGGGTTTTGATAATAAAAAACAAGTAATTGAATACTTAAAATCATTATAGCCATGAAAGAAATACAAGAATTACTAAAGAATTTAGAAACGTTTAGGGTGGAGATATACTATTATGGTATAGTACTGTATAATATAGATACATGCGAAGAGGAGAGTTTTGACAATGAAGCAGATTTAATTGAATACTTAAAATCATTATAACTATGAGCACAATAACAACACAAAGAGGTGAGAGGATAATTGGCACCTGCAAGACATTTGACAATATTACTTTCAATAGATTGGAAGCTCAATTTAAAGCGGAGTACGGACACGATAATGTTTGGTATAAGAGAGACTACGCAATTCAAACGATTTACTTTTTTACAAATTAGAAATTATGGAAAATATAACTGAGAATAACAAAATCATTGCGGAGTTTATGGACTGCTTAACTGTAGATATGAATGGCGTTATAAAAGAAGATATAAACAGCTTAAAATATCACAAAGATTGGCATTGGTTAATGCCAGTCGTAACTAAGATTAAAAGTCTATCTACGCTAAAAGAAATAGGTATATTGTTTTATCAGGAATGGGAACAGGTTATCAATGATAAATTACTAACTCTTAAAATAGAAGCGCTTTATGTTGTTTGTATAGAATTTATCAAATGGTATAATAAACAAAATTCGCCCGCATGAAAACAATAATCTACAAAAGAAAAAACGGTGGTATTGCTGAGGTATACACACGTACTGATACAAAGAAAGAAGCCAAACAGATACTTATAGACAAATGGCAATCTATAGTGCAGGAAGACGATAGTTTAATGGAAGACGATGGGCTAAAATTAAAAGGTACTGTATTGGACTACGATGTCTATAAATGGTTTATAGAACAGGATATGAGTTTGTAACAATTAAAAAACATTATTATGACACTAGATCAATATATTTTAGAAGCTATAGATAGCAGCGGTTATGAGTTAGAAGCAATAACAGGTAAAGAGAAACTTGAATTTTTAGTCAGTACTTTTAAATCAGAATATGGATACCCTGAAAACATAAAAAGGTACGGAGGCTTACAAAAAACATTTGAGAGTTACTTGCAGGGATTACCGTCGAGTTTTAATATTGATTTCGAATACTCCGAGATAATTAATAGGGGTATGGAAATGGGAATGATTTCAACAGAATCAACCCAATCAGAACAAAGAGCGTTTTGTAATCAGTGGTGGCCACGTATTTTTATGGGAGTGCGTAAGTTGTGCAGACAGGCAAAAGTAGATTTTGACATCTAAATATTTCCGCAAATACCGTTTAAAAATGGAAACACTAACAGCAACAAGGGTAAAAGACAGTTGGTACACACATACACTGTATCTAAGAGATTCCAAAAATAAAGTAAAGGCAATATACACCAATACTGTAACAGCGCCGCGAAAAAACTGCAAATCAATAGTAATAAGGAACAAAGAATATTTAATCAATTGGGAAAACTCAATTAACCTAACACGTAAGAAATGAAGACAAAAAAAGTATTGGTAGAATTTGAAATAGACACCGATTGGGGTAGTTCAGTGATAGAGGTAGCTGTAAGTAACCAAATAAAAAGAATGTTCATTAATGGCGTTGAGGTTATCACTAAGGTAGAGGTAAGGGTATTTTAAAAATCGGGCGGAGAAAAACAACAAATAAATAGAAATTATGAACAATGAAAAAGAGTTGCGAGTATTAAAATCTAAATACAGGGCTGCCTTACTTCAATTGCAGCAGTACAGTGATAACCGTTTTATTATCCAAGGAAGTTTAACTTTGGATATTGAACAAGAATTAAAATATTTAAATCTATAATATTATGCAAACAGAGAGAACAAGACATTTAGAAAAAAGGGATTGAAGGAACTTTAAGTTATTTCGCCGCAAATAAAAAAGTATAATAATAAAAACTGTTTTAAAATGACAAGAAAAGAAAGACTAATACAGGAACTAGAAAAGGAAATGGCTGAAATGCAGGTAATGGGGCATAACCCCCGAGAATGGGTAGAGGCAATAGGCTACCTAAAGACAGGTGAACGTAATACACCACTCCCACATAAATACGAACTTACAGAGGCGTGTGTCGATGATATAGAAACGGTTTATAGGGATTACGGAATTGCCGCCGAATAAACTAATAAAAGTAAAAACATGAAATCAAAATTAAATAAGCTAACCGATCTAGGGTTAGATAAAGAAACATCTATAAAATTAGCACAAGAACAGGTTAAGAGGGAAGAACTACAGTTTAACCAGAGGCTATACAAAGAAGAAAGGATAGTTACAAAATACGACGGTGTAAAACAGATATTAAATAATTCGCCGGGAATAAAACCACAAACACCCCAAATAACCGCTTTACAGCCATTTTAAGACACTAAAACAAAAATAAGGTAACATAGCATAGAAGTAACAATAATAAACATTTAAAACAAAAACATTATGAATGCAATTGCTGAAAACAGATTAAAATTTAATTACGAAAACACCGATAAGACTCTTAAGGAACTTAAAGCGGATATAGTAAGATACGAGGGTTGTAAAGGAAACAATCACCCTAACGTAATAGCCAGGATAAAAAAGCTTAAAAAAGCTTTAGAATACATTGAAACAAAAACTAAATAACTAAATCAGGGGTGCGCCTGTAACGCTTCACATTATGAAACTCTACAAATACATCCCTGCAATCATATGCATCCTGCTATTAGCTTCATTAAGCATAGCAGTAATGCAATATTTAAATTACTAACTTATTAATACTCTTTATTATGAACACAATATTTAAACAGATTGAACAGGATTCAGTTACTAAATCAAACAGGATAAACGATTTAACGATAGCATTGGCGCAAGCTATTATCAACATGGACAGAGCAAGAGACATCTTGAAGACAACAAGAGAGGGAGATTGGAATATTCTCGATACAGATAAGTACAGAGAGGTATTAAACAACAAAACAAATTAAAAACAAGCATTATGAAAGAAATAATTTTCCAACTACTAAAAGAAGAAACCCTAACAACCAGTATTTACACAGGGGGAGGGGAAGAGCCAAATATTATATATTTTACGGATTCCGAGGGGATAAATTACTCCGAGATTGACAGCTTTTTAAGAACTATGGCGCAAAGAATAGAAAATGCAATCATTAAAACAGAATAGTATTATGAAAACAGAAACCAAAACATATTACAGGGTAAGGCCAGAACATAACGGATACGCTCCTGAGGACTTTGATACAATGGAAAAGGCATTAAAAAGGGCTAACGAAAGAAACAGTCTCATACCCCATCAGTATTTTAAAGGTGAGTTTTATTCAGGGTCTAATTGCAAGTTACAAAAAGTAACGGTTACCATAGAGGATATAACAGTATAAATTTGCCGCATAAAAACTATAAACTAAATAAAACAGTTATGAAACTAACAGTAAACCAAATAATACTCCTACTGGACATATACAGAGGTACAGATACACAGAACTCAATAGGCACTTACAACAAAGACCTAAATACGTTAATAGGGATGGGATATGTCTATTTTGTAAATACGCCAATGGTAACAGAAAGAGGTGCACTATTAGTTGAGCAGTTGAGGATAATTACAGATATTTAGCCTGCATTAAAAACACAAACCAATAAATTATGAGAAAACTATCACAGCTTTATAAGACAGTATTAGTAGCCATAGAGACTACTAGAAGTGTTGGTATATGTATGGCTATATCCAAATTAGGGTATAATGATATAAATAATGAGGAGTATGAAGTCCTACTAAATGATTTGAAAAGTAATAAACCTAAACCTTATAATCAGTGGTACAATCATTACGATAAATTTAGCCTAGTAGGAGGTTATTGGTGGGATAAGTTTTCAAAAGAGCCACGTATAAAATACCTGAAGGCTCGTATAGCCGACTTGGAAGGTAGGGGAGAATAAAATTTCCCGGCGAATAAAAACTAAATAAATAAAAATCAGACAGTTATGAAAAGAGAAATAACAATACAGTACAATTGGGAAGCATTAGACGGAGAGTTTAAGAAACACCACATAGAGGCTTTGGAAGAAAGCGCATTAGAAAGGATAGGCAGTCAGATGTCAGAAGGTGTAACATCAGGACAGCTTTACGATAATATATTCATATTATATACCGACCTAAACGAGGATGGTGATGAGGGGATCAGTTATACAGGTTGGTGGAGTTCAACAATTAAATAATGATTTCCACACTTATGGAAAAAACATAGCCATATGAGGGCGTTTAAGACCAATGAGTGGAAAATAAGTGAAATATTTCTTGCGCATATAAAAACTATTGATTACTTTTGCCTTAAATAGATAAGGTAAATGACAGTAGAGTTTTATATTTTGAGGGCAGTAAGTGAAGGAATAACAAAGATAGGGGTAACATCTGATTTAAATACTAGGGTTTCCACAATAAGTAATTTAGAAAAAGCAAAGTACTGTTTGGTATTTAAATCTGAACGTATTGATGAGTATGATGGACGGGCTTTAGAAAAAACTGTATCAAAACATTTCTCACATGATATAGTTAAGGGTAAAGAGTGGTTTAAGACACACCCTTTGGATATAATAAGATTTGTAATTCCTCTACTGGGTTTTGACAGGAGCACCAAAAAGCCTTTCAATATCCCCGAATATATAAAATATCCTGCTTGGATCGAGAAGAACAGTAAGTATAATACGCTTAAAGAAAAGAGGACAGACGGAGTAAGAATAGATTCGAGATATACAGCTTATGTACAGTTTGTATATAACCACGGTTTTAGGACGGTCGCTTTTTGTAATATAGGGGATGCGGCTAGATTCGCCCGGAAAAATAAACATGCAATAAAGATGGTTTCTTATGTAACTGAGATTTTATACGGACAAACCAAACAACAATGGACATTAGAGAAGAGCAGTGAATATCCCCTTAGTGATTGGGCTTTATTATAAAATAAAAATGGAGAACGAAATAATAAACTGGAGTAAGGTATCGGAATTGCTCGCAGGAAATAGGGATAGCATAAGGGCTAACCGTTACCCTAAAAAGTTCCACAAACAAATAGAATTTCTTAAGCGTTGGGAACAATACTTGATTGAAGAGGTAAAAAATATGTAGTATTTCCACTCATAGGTTCTAAAGTACGCATATACGGTATATATTTTCCACAGGAGTGGAAATTACACCTCTCAAAAACCGCCGCATAAAAACAAAAATAACTAAATAAAACCGTTAATTTTATGGCAACACTAATAATATACAGCAACAGTAAAGAAGTATCAAGAGAGAAGTTTGCATACAAACACACAGCCGAACTAGTCGCAGAGAATTGGATCAAGGGGCTTAAAGACTATGAGAGGGAAGAAAACTACAGCTACGAAATCGTCTAAAGCCAGTGTTTACGGGGCTTTACAGATGTACGAAAAGAACCATTATACTGTAATTTATTTTGTTACAGATAGAAGGTGGACAGGCGTAAATACCCCCTCAACCCCCTAAAAATAAGGCAAACAGCGTTTCAAAACCATTTGACATAAAAATCAATCTAACCCAATTAACAACTATTAACATGAAACCAACAGAATTAGAGGCAATAGTATTGAAAGCTATTATATCCCAAGATTACCCATACACCCTTGCCCCTGATACCATAGGGCGTCCTGTATGTATAGAAAACGTATTAAGGGACAATCTTGACTTAGTGCTTGCAGGGATTGTTCCTGAGGTCTTATATGCTGTCTTGGATTCTCTTAACGATAAGCATTGGGTTACAGTTGACTATAGTTCTGATAGAATATGTAGTATAACTCAGGATGGTTATAACAGTTATGTGAGTAGATTATAGTTTTTATGCGGCAAAAAAATAATCAATAATTTAAAAGATAATAATTATGCAAAATCAAACAGTAATACACAGCAACGGCTCAAAATGGGCAGGGGAAGATAAAAATACAATTGAGCAGTTAGTAGAAATACTAAAAACTGAAACTATAGAAGAGCGTTTCTTTTCTCAGTATTCTGTTCGTGTCTCCCCTTTAAATATTAAACTCCATAATCATTGTCCTATCTCTGATTACAACGGTCTTGTTAGATTCTTTGGAAATTTTGAGACATTGAGCCACGTTTTCAGGATTGATACAAATGATAAAGAATTAATTAATAAGTTATCTAAAGCAATCAGAGAGAATGAGGGATGGAAAAAATACTACTCTAAAAATTTGTTAAGTTAATCAAAAGTAACTGTTAAGGGCTGAAAAAATAATCAATAAATACAAATATTATGATAACATACAAAGGGGTAAAATACCCAACAAGAACAATAGATGGCTACACGATAGCCACAGAAACTTTGAGTATAGCAATAGGCGACGATTACGAGTACGATGAAGAGGCGGAGGATGTAGATAACTCCATAACTTATTATGCAACACAGGAAGAATTTCTATTACCTGAGTCAGAACTAAAAGAACTATTAAATGACGTCTTATCTTAATAATTATGAAAACAAATTTTACTACTCAAACACATTTAGTTCTATTAAACGAAAACGGAGACATACTAGGCGTAATACAATGCCCAGAAGGTAAAGATATAGACATATCAGAAAAACTAAAGGCATCTATCACCAATTTCTACATTTATGATGATTCTATATCTGTCAAATTAAACTACGATAACTTTGACCTAGATGAAGATTCAGCAGGCTGTAATTTTGATGCTGACATTACCCAAGATGATGAGTGTATAACCGTTTACCTTTCACTGACTAATACAGATTTATACTAAAATAAAATGACACACCACGTAAAAGTAACATTCTCGGAATCAGTACACCATTCAACGGTACAGAGCAAGAGGTAAGGAATTATTATGCTACAGGAAGATGGTTTAATATCGGTTTTGTAGATGATAATATGCCTGACTTAGAGTTTTTGGTTTAGTTTTTATTCCCCGGAATTTTAATAACCTTAAAAAATAACAGTATGAACCCTATAAAACAGCTCATTGAACATCTGCACGCATTAGAAATTAATTTTAAAGAAACAAATACCTAAAAACATGGAAATAGTTAAAATACCCAAAGTAGAAGTACTTAATCTTATAAAAAAGGACACCTGTAAGTTTTACGATTACGGCGGCTATAGAGATTTGACAGTTGATGTCGTTCTTGATAGTTATACAAGGTTTGAGCAGGATAATAATTATCTTTATCTTTCTTACTCTGATTTGGCTGAATTATTGTTTGTTGGCATACTCACTACAAATAATATAACATTTATAGTAATTTAGTTTTTATTCGCCGGCGATTTAACAATCAAAAAAATACAAATTATGAAAACAATATTGACATTCGAACAAGCAAAAACAAAGTTTTTAAACGGTGGGGATATTTGGTGTGAAAGTGAAGTACTGACACAAGAGGATATCGATGAGAATGAGGAATATGAGGGTTACACAGCCGGAGATGTTTTATCCTACTGCATGAGCCTAGATTTAGGAGATAGTGTAGAGGATTTGGATGAGGAAAACACTTACTTCCAAGATGAGGATGAGATAAGTTTATATCACGATTACATGGACAATAAAATATAACAAATATGAACACAGATAAATTAATAGCATATAAAGATTTAGTAGTGGCTGAATTTATGGGTGTCATTTTTGACGACGATCAAAATGAATGGTATGATTCAGAAGAAGGCCTGTTTGTAGGAATTTGTTTGAATTATAAGGACTCATGGAATTCATTAATGCCAGTAGTTGAGAAGATAGAATCTCTGGGATACAGGATTGTTATAGCAGAGAACCAAACAGATGTTTATAAGGATTATGTAAACGTTATCCCTACAGTGGAATGCAATACAAAAATTCAAGCTGTGTATGAAGCGTGTCTATTGATTATAAACATAATCAAAAACAGCTAACAAATGTAATAGTGCAAATCAATTTTAGTGGCTGTAATACCCGATAATATGTTGGGAGATAACTTACCTACCATAATAGAAGTTCAGGCCTTAAAAACGCCACAAACGCTTTATACAGGTACTATTCGAATCAATACAGATACTATCACTGAGAGAAAGGTAATAATTAAAAATAACAATCATGAAAATACTAGAAACAAAAGAAGATTTCTTAGAGATCAAAGCAGGTGACAGAATACACCACATCACAGACAGTCACAGAGGATATGTATATGCAGGAGCACACCCTCAAAAACATTGTGAAAAATATTTTATAGCTATAAGCGGAGGAAGTGTAGTTGATGCCAGCGTAGATAAATACCCGACAGAGGATTATAAAGACGGGATATGGACAATTGGTTATGACAGTAAAGAAGTTGGTGAGCTAATCAAGAATAATCTGTTAGAAAGAATAAAATCTGTAGAGAACACATATGGAAATGAATCATAAAAATTATATAGTTTATACACCGGCAGGTAACATATACTGTGAGACAGCTAGTGAGGCGAGAGAATACTATTCGTTATACGGTTATCCTTATAACAAATTGAGCGAAAATGAACGGTTTTAAACAAATAACAAAAACATGAAAGAAATAATTTTCCAAATACTACAGGATGAAACTTTGCACACTTTGGATGCAGGTTCAGGAGAAAGAATCATATACTTTACAGATTCAGAAGGTATAAAAATACAGCACATGAAAGATTTCCTTGATAACATGGCTCAGAGAATTGAAAGCGCTATAAATGGAACGGACTTAGGATAAACAGATTTGCCGCCAAATAAACAACAATTAAAAAACAAAAATTATGACAGGAACAATAAGAAGAGTTGGAAACTTCTACCTATTCAAAAATGATTCAAGTAATCCGCCAACATATTATATTGATAATGGTTTAGATGTGAGTGATGATTTCGGACTTCAAGAAAAGGACAGGTTAATGGAATTGAGTGACAAGGAATTTATATCAGAATGTATCGCTGCGCCGCAAATTAAAAAAAACAAATATGAAAGCATTACAACACTTAGAATCAGAAATTAATACAGCACCGTTAACACCAATTCAATTTACAGGGATTTTGCGTGCAATGGAAAAGTATAAAGAAGAGCAACTGAAGCATGCATTTAAGGCAGGTTTTTACAGCTATGAAGAAGTAGACAGAAACTACGACCCATCAGAACAATTAGAGGGTTTTAATGAAGCTTGGAACGAGTATAAACAAGAATGTAATTTATAATGAAATTATGACACTTAAAGACATTGAAAAAGAGTATATCATACGTAAATATGAAGATAAATACTTAGTCTCTTCTAAAGAGGTTGGTAACTCCAGAATGGTTCATAAATATCTGTGCAGCTTGACCAAGGTTAAAAACGGTTTTGTAGTTGGTGGTTTTTCTGCGGCGAAAAATATTGAAACCCTAAAATCCAATATAGAGCAATACGTAAAAGAGCTGGGTTATGATTCAGAATATGATTATCCCATATGGAAAAAAGGGCTGAAAGAGGATTTGATGGTACACGATTACCTTACATCGATAGGTTTTAGAAATAAAAACGGGGAGAGTTATACATCTACAATTGAAAGTATTTATGGAGGAGAAATCAGTGAGATACGACTGTGGTTTAGAGGATTGGATCCACATGGGTGTAATGAATTACCAGCAGAAGTAAAAATATGTGCTTCAACTGAGAGCTTTGCTTGGACAGAAGTAAAAGTAAAGAGAGATTTTGACAGCATTAAAGGAGGTATAAAAAGCCTATTAAGACCGTTCTATGAAGCAATATTATTTGAAACACAATCTAAATTAGATGAATTATGATTATACTACCGATATTGACAGGAATGTTTTTAATACTGTTTTTTGTATTTCTAATTATAAATATTTTAATTCCCGGCAAAAGACTTCTGCATCTTACTGGAACCATGGCAGTATTAACGCTAATTACATTTTTTCTTGCTATATTTAGTTACCCAAATGAGGAAGAAGTTAAAAGTGAAGGATTTAAATTCCCGCAAGAAAACAACAAACCGACTTATCAGGTTGAAATAATAAATCAAGACAGTGTATACGTACTAACAGATACAGGTAAAGTAAAGACACATATTGATTCAATAGGAAAAACAATTACAAAAGATAATTTGTAAATAATGCAGGCTAAAATAAAAAACACAACAAAATACTTTGAAGCAAAACTCAAAGGAAAAGTTAACGGAGAGAACTATTACATATTAAAAATCAATAATTGCGTATCAGGTTACTTCGAATCAGCTTTAGAATTTAAACAAAATTAAAATGACACAAACACAACTACTTAAATTTTTAAAGGAAAATTCGCCGCTTAAAAAAGACATAGCAGAAAAATTGATTGGCTACGGAAAGCACGAAAAAACTTTATTAAGAAAAAGACTTATAACAATTACAAATAATTTAATAACAGTATAGGAGATGGAAAATAAAAAAGAATGTGATTGCTATTATACCAAGTTTTGTAAGAGCACTCACTTAGACGATAAAACATATTGTAGAGACAGTGATACTCCCAACATACAAACGCAAGAAACTTGGGATGATATAATCAAAGGCTTTATTAAAGATACTAGTGGTGCAGCAGTTGAACTTTTAAAAAGACATCTAAAACAAAACTATCAAGTACCTAAACCACTAAAATAAAATATTATGAAAAACATTTATGTAGAAGCCCTGACTACAGAGCATGGGAAAAAAATTATACAACAGTTTGTGACGTTAGGAGTAGATACTCTTGGTTGTACTGGAAGCCGTTCGAGGAGTGATTATGTTACTGATAGATTTTATGGTGTTAACGAACAAGGTAAGTTTGATGTTGTAATAGAAAAGGAAGCTAGGAAAGGAACTATAATCACTTTAGAGGAACTTCAAAAAATTAATAAAAAACAGAAAACAGAAAAAATGGAAAACCTTAAAAAAGCATTAGTCACAAAAGAGTTAGTGGTTAACGGAGTTAACAGAACAATCACAGTGATAGTGGTTAGCGATGGAAAAAATATAAGGACAGGATATGCAGTTCGTCTTCCTAGAGATGAAGAGAATGCTGATATGGCATACAAAATAGCATTGGGTAGGGCATTGAAAGAAAAAACAAATCTTACTCCTGATATGACATTAGGAAATGGAATGGATAAAAAGTATATTCTTTATGCTATTGCCGAGGAGATTATCAGAAACATCGACCGTGGTTTGGTAGTTATAAAAGGCATAAAATAAAAAATACTAAAATGATACCCTATCATGAACTGGATAGACATTTCAAAACCCCTAAAAATTGGGGTAAGGTTTCTTGGCGCTATAAAAGAATTCCACGAAAAGATAAAAAGAGGTTAAATAAAATAGAATTTGAGTTTAAGGACTTGGCATATGAACAAAAAAGATGGATGAGTTTAAATCCTGATTACAGACGATATTTAATTAAGATGATAAATTTACAAAATGAAAACACACTTTAATATATTTAACGATGAATACGCAGAGACAGATTACTGCGGGATATACATAAATGACCAGCATATAAATATAAGTTCTGATTTTGAAGATGTCGATTGCAAAAAATGCATAAAACTAAAATACAGAGCCTTTGAGGAAAGAAAGAGCCTGTTAGAAAGCGAAATAGAGTTTATGTCAGGATTTATAAATTTTACAGAAAATGAGTAATCCACCGGAACCTTGTGTACCACACTCAAAATGTTGGTGTGAGCAGCATCCAAACAACCCTAATTGTACAACAGCAGTACCTATTGATAATAACATATTTATATTGGTGGTTGTAGGACTATTATTTGCACTAAAAAGACTAAAACTATGACACTCTCAGTAACAGAAGGAAATGAAGTATATGAACGGAAAATTAATACATAAAACTAGAACAGATAATTCAGAATCCGGCGTAACATTCGACGTTATGAATTATAGGAGACAAGATTCACTAAAATCAATTAAATAATGAAAACAACAACAGACATTAACGGATGGATTAAAATTAAAGACCAAATAGATGTAGATAATTTACCTCACGAATGGTACTTGGTGTATGACAAGAGGGGGTATAAATATGAGGTACACAGAGAAGACATACAGTTTGATTTTCATACCCATTACAGGAAAATAAATGAAATACCCGATCCTTTAGATTTAGACTGATAAACACAAATAAACAATCCTTTTTATTATCATTACAATATTAATACTTAATAATTAAAAACCATGAATTTAAGACTATCAATAATAGTGGCATTACTTTCATTACAGACAGTGGCTGCACAGGACAATTACATAGGATTCTCAGCAGGATCCGACATTAAAAACGCCGGAAAAGACTTAATATTTCAGGTAAATATGGTGAGTAGCGACGTAGAGATAAATGCAAGTTACGAATCACATGCAGCTCTTGATTTCACGAAATACAGTTTTGGACTGGGTTATCATTTTCCTTTGTACGCATATCCATTTGGAAATGAGGTTCGCACTGTTTTTGTACCGTCAATAGAACCGAGTCTGATTAACAGGACAGGGGATTGGGGTGGAGGATTAGACCAAAATGAAACCAGCAGTCATTTGAGTATAGGATTGAATTTGGCACTACAGTGGAGTATAAATGACTATTTGTCAGTTGAATATTGTTTTAATGCTTTACCTAGAACAGATTTAAAGACAAAATACCCCGATAGTATAAAAAACTACACAAATATAGGCGGAGTTCCTATTGTAGGCTCAAATTTTCTCAAAATTGTGTATAAAATACAAATGAATTAACTATCTTTGTATTATGAAAAGGGATAGTGGCGGAATTGGTAGACGCTAGCTTATGGGGCAAGATAGGATTGAGGAAAGAAGATTGGGGTACACAAGTCTAGTAAATACCCGTTACCCAATTCAATCCTTTAAAGTTGATGAAAATATTAACCAGTATCCTTGTACGAGTGTAGACTAACATCAACCATATATCGTAAAGGTTCGAATCCTTTCTATCCCACAATAATAAAAAATCCGGCTTAAAAACCATAAACCAAAACAACATGGAAATATACAAAACAGTAGGAGAGACAAGTAATACTACAACATTCTTATCCTTTGAAAGAGCAATAGAAGAAAGCCTGTCAATTAGTAGTAGGGGTAAGCAGCCTTTAGGATACCAAGTAACAGAACAGGGAATAATATTAATGTGGTAATGATAGGAAATATATACACAGGAATAGGAACATCAGGTCAATCCAAAGATAAAGTTATTACGGGAGTATTAGAGTCGTATGTACCTGAATGGGATGAGGCTGTATTGAGGGATGTAAAAAATAGAATCCATGCGGTAAGCTATAAATCATTAGAGAAATTATGAAACAGATAGGATACAGAATAAACTTTGTAATAACTTATCCTAGTGGGGCACAATCAAAATACCCCCATTGGAATTATAAAATATATGACAGTATAAAAATAGCAGAACAAGCTATTTCACATATAGTAAGGGATTCGGGTATTGTGGGCACAACATGTTTTGAATTTGAACCAATTTATGTAGATAATGGAACTAATTAAGAATAACGGTAATATAAGGGAGACATACGGATTTTACCAAGCAGGCTCAACATTTTTTCTTGACAAATACTTACTTGAAGAAAAGCCAGCTGGAAAACGAAAGTACCAAACAATAAAATATTGGGATAGGCTTTTTAACAGATATTCCACAATTGTAGAAGAGGATATCCCTTGGGACGATACTATAATAAATGAAGTATATGAATTAGCCTGTAAACAAATAAAAATAAAGAAATGGGAGAACAATTAATAAACCTAGAGACAGCCAAACTGGCAAAAGAAAAGGGGTTTAATATCAAAACAAAACACTGGTATGACCAAACTGATTGTCTTAATCCAGTGCGAGGTGCCAGAGGGTCTATGGTGTATGAAAACGTAGGATATGCACCCACGCAATCATTATTAGCAAAATGGTTGAGGGATGTTCATGGTATAGATGTTTTCGTTATCCCTAATACTTCTTTAGATAAAGAAAAAATTTACGTTTGCTATATTAAAATAAAAAGCACATACCATCAATTTAAAAAAGGTGAGGGTTTAGGAGATGGATTTGTATGGCAAGAAATAGGAAATAATTATGAAAAAGCTTTTGAAATTGGATTAGTACAAGGACTAAAACTAATATAATTATGAGTACAACATATTACGGAGGATACTTTACAGAAGAGGAATCAAGTATTTTTAGAGAAAGACTTAAAAATACTAAACAGGTAGATGATTGGTTACTGAGGCGTGCAGAAGAATCACAACAGAAATATCTCGAACTAGAGCAGTTCTTGATGGATTTAGATGATTTACCTTGGTATAAAACTATATTAATACCGTATAAAATAAGAGCATTTTTAAAAACAAGATTAAAATATAATTTCTGATGAAAGAACAATTTGTACCATACGATATAGCTTTAAAACTAAAAGAATTAGGTTTTAACCAAGACTGTCTTGCGATTTGGGATAATCAAAGTAAAGAAATATTCATAAATGACACTACAGAGATTCCTATTGAAGACCTTCCGTTTGTTTTTACTTTAGCACCACTGTATCAACAAGCTTTTGAGTTTTTCAGAGATAATTATTCTCTTTATATTCAAATACATAGAGATCAGAGCAATACCAATCAAATAACTTATATAGTAGGGTCTTGGGCAGGTAAGTACATTACCTACAGAGAGGCCGAACTAGCCCTATTAAAGGAATTAATTGAGACAGTAAAAGGATAATTATGGCAAAAAAAGCAGCGGAATTATTGCCGCAAATAATAAACGCAACCACAGATGAACAGGCTATTGTTGTTTTACAGAACACCTTAAAACTACTACATATGTCAACAGACTACACCGACTTGGTAGAGCTGCGTGACAAGATGAAAGAATTTGAGGCAGAATACAGAACACTAACCGATGAGTTACGTGCAATGCCTTTTCCGAGAAGCTACGAGGCTCTGTCAGAGTTAAGGGAGAATCTGGCTTTCCTGCAAAGGGATACAGTGGATGCACTTTCTTTTCAGGTAAATTATTCCAAGATATTTCTCGGAGATGAAAAAAGGACACAGGTGAGGGCAGAAAGTATTATTGAGGCTGCTTCCAATGAGGAACTAATAACAGCCAACAATAAGAAAAAACTGTCACTATCGGCTTTGGAGAAAGTATATGGTATATCAGATACTTACCAGAGCTACCTAAACCTAGCAGCATTCGCATATGGAAATTATCAGGCACTTATAGCACTGCTAGCTAATATGAATAAGATGCTGGATAGTTTGGCTTCTCAGGCAGCCCATGCACTTCAGGTATTAGCTCGTGATGCAAAATAAAAGTTTGCTGGATTAACTAACTTTACATAAAAATAGAAATAATGGGATCAGTTAAAGTAGATAGGGAGTGGAGTGAATACCCAATAGGCACAAAGGCTTTTGCAACTATGGGTGGTTACTGGATAAGGACAAATAGAGGCTGGAGTTGGAATAATACGGGGCCTTCATTTCCAACGCCGGGAGGAGATAACTCTGGGTATGTAGAATTTCCGCATAAAAACAACAATTAAAAACAAGAATTATGATAGGAGCAAGAGAATACGCAGAATTATTTAAAACAGGAGAATACGGAAGATTATATATTGTAAGCAGCTCACATGCCAGAGGAAGAACATTTACAATACAAATTCTACCCGAAGGAGAAAAAGCAATCCCAAATGGAAGCAATAATCAATGCTTAAATAAGGATGCAGTTTTAGTGTATGGGGTTGTTAGCGGTAATCCGGGTTGGACAGAAACTTATGGCTGGTTACATCAAGGAAAATGGCAGGAAGATTTCCAGAAACTTGTAGATAACCGTAAAGCTGAAATTGAAAGAAAAGAAGAGGAAGTTAAGCGAGAGAAAAAAATAGAAGAGATTAAACGGCAATCTCTCACAAATGAGTTATTATCTAAATACTAGTTATGAAAGCAACAGACTACATAGTAATAAGAAGAGACTTATTAGTCAAACTAGAATACCTTAACGAAACTACAGATGATTATACAAGCAAGGCAAATGCTCTTAATGAAATAAAGGAAACTTCAAAAGAGTTGAGAGAGTTGATGGAAAAAAGTTGGAATAAAGGGCTTATTACAGGAGGCAAGAATGAAAGCGCCCAATATAATGCACTTGCAAAAACTGTATATTTAAATAGAGAATTATGAATCAATATTGGCAAGAAGTAAAGAAAGAGTTTCGTAAAAGTAGTTATACAGATATTTTTGATTTCATAGCTGAAAATTATATACCGCCGCAAAAAATAAACGAACCTCAAGAAACTCGGGAGAGAATAGATAAAGCCCTAACAAATTACCTGAAAAACAAGACACAGGAAGAACTTGACGATCTTATTGAAAAATACAAATTGCCGCCGTCAAAACAAAAGTTTTGGAGTCTAGTATACACATTAGAAACACCTGTAACTACAACTGACGAAGAAGTGTTTGATAAATTTATAGAGTGGGTGGATTCTAATGGATGGTCGGTTAGTGGTGGAATGGCAGAAGTAAATGAGAATGGAGAATATTTAAAATAAAAATTATGCAAGAAGTAATTTACAACAAAGAATACCGTATAGCCCCAAGGATTAAAAAACGTTGGCTCTTAAAAGACAAAAAAGTTTATGATGTAATTGTAAGGCAAGCAGGTAAAAGATGGGATGACCCTTCATATGGAAATGGTGGTGGGTGTTTCATGGATTTTAAAGAGGATAAAGTGGTTTACTCTTTTGACAGTTACAAAGAAGCAGAAGATTATAAAACAGAATTAGAAAGACAATGGAAAAATTAATCTGGAATATAAAGGTAAGTGCAAAGAACTGTATAGGTTGTCAGAAATATGTTGACAGTGCTGCTATGCTGACCTTGCAGGGATACGACAAGGAATTTATGGATTTCTTCTTAAGTGCAAAACAGGTTGATGAATTAATAACCTCACTTGAAAAAGTCCGCGAAGAAAATAAAGAACTGGATTTAAAAACGCAAATTGCAATATAAATAGAAATTATGAGTCAAAACGAAACACACAAAGGGGTTTTAAAATTATTTCCAAGATTGGAAGCAGAGGAAAGAGATGTGGAATACTTAACGAGGTTCTTATTTCAAGTACAAAATAAACAAATAAATCTGCACACTTGGCAACATCAGGATGATATAGCTGACTATTTTGGATACGAGGAAATTGAAAATGTTGTTTACTATGAAAATAGTATTTATATAAATGAGGGTCACGTAAAACTAGATGAAGGTTGGGATACTTTTTTCGTTAATACAGATAGAGGTATTGAGTATCTGGTGAACTTTTATAACGGAGGTACTTATTTGGAAGAGGTTTTAGGGGATGTAATTGAACAAGCAAATAAGTAACATATGAATACAGCATTTAGAAATATAAATATAGAAGAAGTGCTTTTCTTTGATCTGGAATCGGTGCGAAAGAACAACGAACTTGATAAAGACTCTAAGGAATTTGAATTATACCAGAAAAAGATAAGGAATAAAGAAACAGATGAGCTACCAGATATCGCTACAACATTAGAACACTACAATAAAAAAGCTGCATTGAAAATAGGATATAATAGAATCGTGTGCGCAACAGTAGGAAGAGTAGTAAACGGAATTGTTTATTTACGTTCCTTTATAGGAGAAGAACAGGATATATTAAAAAACTTATTTGCTAAGTTTCAGGAAACCAAGTACTTAGCTGGATTTAACGTTCTCGAATTTGATGGGGTTGTAGCAAGGGTAAATGCATTACAATACGGAGATCTCGTCTTGTCCCTACCAGAACAGTTTAATGATTCCAATAAACGTCCTTGGGATATGAAATCGGTCTTGGATTTAATGAACGTTTTTAAAGGTGTACATTATTATAACTCATCCCTAGATGAAGTTTGCTACCACTTGGGTATTGAAAGTCCAAAAGAAGGCGGTATAGAAGGTTCACAGGTATCTGAGGCATACTACGACGGTAAAATAGTAGAAATAGAAAGATATTGTAAGAGAGATGTTTTCGCAGTTGTAAACATATTCAGAAAATTACAGTTTAAGCCTGTTTATGAGAGCTATGTAGATGCAAATCTTGTGGAGAGTACAAATACACCCGTAAAAGAACTAAGTGTCTTAGAAAGGCTATATAACGGTAACACATTATCACCGGAAATAAAAAATGAATTATCAGATCTATTGATTAATCCTACAGAAGAAGACAAGGTAAATCTGAAGAAGATACTATTAGCTCATTATCAAAAAAAAGGAGATAAAGTAGCAGTAAAGAAAGCTAAAGAGGAAGAAATCAACAAATACCTTTATAACTTATAATATTTTGGATAGTAAAAAATGCACCGCTTGCTTAGAGGATAAAAGTGTAGATTTATTTTACAATGATAAAAGAGAACCAGACGGTAAGTTTAAAAAATGTAAAATATGTGTAGGAACTAAAAACCCCACAATTAAGACACCCTTAGTTGTAGACGGGAAAAAGAATTGTTCAAGATGTAAAACCATAAAAGAGGTGACTAAATTTTATCCTTCTAAAAAGGAGCCTTGTGGTTATAGGTCAGAGTGCATAGAGTGTAAATTAAGAGAGGCAAAACTTAAAGAGAATAAGTCAGAATATAGGAAAAAATATAGAGAGACTAATAAAAAGAAACAAAATTTATACAATAAACTCTATTACAGAGAAAATAAACAAGAGTTACTAGAAAAAAATAGGGTATACCACAGTAAAAATAGACATGTACGTCAGAATAGGGATAGAGAACGGTCAAAATCCGATGCGGTGTATAAATTATCAAGGAATGTGTCCGGCTTAGCAAAAAGGGTTATGAAAAGACAAACTCAGGATGAACGTATAGTTGATGTGTTAGGAATGAGCGCAAAAGATTTTAGGGCTTATGTCGAATCCCAATTTTTACCTTGGATGAATTGGGACAATAACGGTAAAAACGTAGGAGAATATAATAAGACTTGGCAATTAGATCATGTAATTCCAATGTGTAACGCTCAAACCGAAGAGGAAGTGTATTTATTAAATCATTGGTCTAATTTTCAGCCCTTATGTGCAAAAAAGAATAACCAAAAGCAATGTGCTGTATACCCTTGTAGCAATTTAGAACTAAAAATAATGATAACTAGTATTAAACAAATTATAAAAATTGAATAAAATAAACCTAACAGGACTTTACACAGAAGAAGTGTGGATACGTGGAGGATCGGTATCTCAGCATAAAAAATATATTGGGCTGCCATACCTTTCGTGGTCACAGGTGGAATCATTTAATGACAAAACAGGATTTAATACAGGATTATTGGGAGAGTATGAATATCTTCTTAATAGATTCACTGGTATAAAATTTCCAGATATGGGGTGGGGTCAATTTGGATCTGAGCTCGAAGCATTTGTTACACTAAGAGATAAAATTGATCTATCGAATATAGAAGATAAAGTACAAGAAGAATTCAAAGCTTCCTTAAAAAGCTTTAGCCTTAAGGAAAAAGAGCTCCTAAGTAAGATAGAACCGTTAGGTGTGTTTCAGGACGAGATATGTTATTATGTAAAAGAACTAGATATTATAGTTTTGGGATATATTGATGACAGAACTAAAGAAGATGAAAATGGAAACATAAGATTGCTGAGGGACTATAAATCTAAGTCAGAAAATAGCAAAAAAGACTTACATCTTGATAAAAAATATCAAATTGAATTATATATTCTAGGACTGAGGCAAAGGGGTTTAATTGTTCAAAACGCAGAATATTGTATTATAGAAAGATTAGGTGGATACCAATGTATGCAGGGTGGTGGGAGAGAATGCCTTACAGTGGGTGATAGAATTTGGTATGAACCCTACAAATGGACAGAAAAAAGATTAGATCAAACCCATCAGATGATTATAGAAACTGCTTTGAGAATATCGAGTTTAAAAACAACTTATGATAAATATTTCAGATAAAGCAGTTAAAGAAATATCAGAACTTTATTCAACTTATTTGAAAATATTCAAAAATTAATATTATATTTGCATAACACTACACAATACGTAGTAAATAGCAAACAAAATATAGATATTATGAAACTATCACACAAAACATTCACCATAAATTACGACACCAATTACACTGTTGTCAAGACGTACCATATCTTAGGTGTGTCAATATGGTCAGAGACTCTAAGTAGTTTTGACAGTATAGAGGAAGCTCTTGAAAGACTATTAGAAATAAAAACCGGCAAAGGAATAAGAAAACGAATTAAAAGACTGAACAAATGCTAAAATACCAAAGAATTGATTTTATTAAAATGTTTGGGTTTGAATTAGGAGAGACAGTACACGGTTGTAACCCTTACCTACTTGAAGCGCATAAGCAGTACGAATACTATAAAAATAACATATTAACCTGTAGTCACTCAAAAGAGGATTGGGAGAGATATCTTCCTGCAATACTTAAAATAAACTAAAATGATAGAAGGAAAATTATTAACAGATTTTACAAGTTGGATGCTAAACACTTATCCAGATTACATAATAGATGTAGATTGTTCTGACTATTTCCGCGTATATGAATTACATGATATTTATGATAATCTACCAAAATCCGCGCAACGAGGATTGATTTTAGAATTTTTAGTAGAAAAAGGATACTATATATCTATAGAACGTCTAAAAACCGATTGGAGAGTAAGTCTTACTACAGATAATTTTGAACAACTAGGAGGCTTCCCAACAAGTGCGTCAGGTTACGATGCAGCAATACAAACCGCAAATAAAAAATACAATGGAGAATAAGAGAAAATTAGGATATATATTTTTTGGGTTACCCTATCACGTAAAAACTGGTATTGCTGTTGGACTAGGGTTAATCCTAGAGAGTGATAAAGGCCTGAGAGAGTTGCAACAGACACAAAACTATTTTAAAAGGGCAATTGACGGTAACCTTCTGTATGAATTATGGAATGAAGTTATGATGGTGACTGAATTAAACCTAGATAATCCTTTTTTAAAACCCGAATAATGAAAATAACAAATCACAGAAAAGTTTATGATAGTGAATACCGTTATAAATTAGAGAAGTTTGCAGAACTAAGTTCTTATCAAGTGGGAAAAGTATTAGATTTCTTTGATAATGAAGAATATGATATAGTAGTTTATGAAGGTAAAAACAGGAGTAGTAGCGGATTATGGAGACTAACAATCCCCTTTTACTTTTTATATCATGTAATTCATATACTACTGGTTATACCAATAAAATGGCTATTTACAGGAAGTGCTTATTTTAAGATGGAAAGTAGGTTTATGAAAGTGTATAAATATTGGACAAAACGATTAAATTTTTAAAAATGCTAAGAATAGACGATAAATATACAATTGAAACAGATGGAACAGGATGTACATTAGTTTTCAAAGAAACACGGCAAAAGAAAAACAAAGAAGGAGAAGCAGTGAACTACGATTTCACTGACAATTGGTATTATGGAAATATAAAGCAGTGTTTAAAAGCTTTCATTCATAAAGACTTAGAGACAGCCGAAGATATACCTCAGCTATTAAAGAGAATAGACGGTTTAGAAACACTAATCAAAAACTTGAAGGTATAGATGGATATAAATGAAAGAAAAGAAGGTTTTAAAAAAGGCCTGAAAGATTTATTAGAGCAATATAATGTTCATATACTTTTAGAAGACACAGCAAAAGTAGGGAGCTATTACGATGACTATAAAATATGCTTTGATTATCCACACGATGGAGAGGATTACGGAGATGAGATTATGGGAACATATATAACCAAAGACACTTTATGAAAACATCTTACGACAAATATAAAGGAACAAAAGTAATACACACCAATTATAGTGGCATTGTATGTGGCTATACAGAAGACCATTTAATACTAGCGTGTGAAACAAAACATATAGCATCCTTTCGGCGGTTAATGAAAAATACATTCATAGAAGATGAATTTAAAGATCCTAAATACCAATATATCTACGAGGATGAAAGTACAGTTATAAAACAGAGTAATGACTTATAAGCAGATATCAGAGACTTATGGAATACCCGATAAGACAGTAAGGACACGCATACAGATATTAGGGCTTTTAGGAAAAGGTGTAACTAGGGATTATGATGATTGGGAAGTTCAAGAGATAGTAGATTATACACCACCTAAGAAAGAATTTGCTTTATCAAGTAAAAAGCTAGATGTCTTAGGTTTGCTGCCTGTTTTAAAGAACAACCAAAGAGTAGGGAGGTATTTTAATGTAACCCCTAAAGTAGTAAAAACCGTAATTGACGAGGCTGAAAGTGGGTTTGTTGTGGTAGAATCCAAATTAAATCATCCCCTCACCATAAAACAACACGGAAAAGAATGGATATTATATGAGATGGGGGAAGCAGTAGCTTCTACACTTCAAGGGCATTCACAGCTATTAGATGAAAGTAGATTGAATTACCATTTAAAGCGGCGAAAATATGTTGATGACACCTATAATGTAAAGATACTGCCCAAGTTGCGGAATAGGAAAATAGTAATTAGTGGTTTATATTAAAGTATTCCCTGTCTTTTTAAGGCGGGGATTTTTATTTTAACATATTTTGTTGCAATTTATTGATTATAATTATTTATCTTTGACATACAAAAACAAACAACTTATGTATAGGGAAATTTTTAACAAATCGAGAAGAGTAGGTTTAACAAGGATAGCTTGTGAAAGTATGCTACCAACCTTAAATGATGGAAAAAAAGTTTTCTTGGCTGGTACAACTTTTCCTGAACAAGTAATTTCAATTCTTAAATTATTGGGCGTTGACGTATCGGTGGAAGAAGCTTACAATAACCCACAGCCTGAGCGAATTTATGACAATGTATTCGCTATTGAGCCAAATATAATTGGTTTTATATACTCTGATAAAGAGTTGATAGGCTATAATATAATCAAAAAATAAAAACAGATAAAATATGATACACTCAGTTTACAAAGCAGGGACAGATAAGGATAATGATATCTTTTCATATAGGGATGAATACAATGAAGAACATATAACTATATTCCCTAAATTCTGGTGTATGTCAGAGGAGGATGTAGAAAAACATTTAAATAACTAAATATTTAATCTATGCAAATTGACATAAAAAAGGTAATTGGAATCCAAGCAAATGAATTTGAAATATCAGATGCAATGATAAAGGCTCAGAATGAAGTAATAGAATCTTTACATATTATGATTTCCACTATTGAAAATTTTGAAGATAAAGATTGCTTAGAGTTAAATAAAGAAAGAATGCGAGCATTTATATGTAAGTATCTTTTAGATTAAAAATAATAAAATATATATAATTATGGGAATAGATAATTTTGAGCATGAAAGTATTTTTCCTCTGTGGGATTCTAAAGAAGAAAAAGATATGTACTACGAGATAATGAGAGAGAATGATGAATGGGAAAGAAAGTTACGTGAAGAAGAACTAAGAATTAATGAACGTATTTTGAAAGCGGTTCAAAATTTCAATACTTCAGAATGGTTAGAAGATTTGAAAAAATACATGGAAGAGTCTGAAGTTAATGGAACCTTTAAAATAGTTCGGAAGCCACAGGGTCAGAAGCAGAAAGAGAATTATGAACACCTAACTGAGGTATGGGTAAACCAGTCAACTTCATATCCGTGTGAAGATTGTTATTACGGAACGGTCACTGTTGAAATAAAACCGGGAAGATGGCTAGAAATGCCATTTAGTTGTTAAATAAAAAATAATAAAAATATGAAACCACTAGAAAAACTATACTCGCATGCACTGATAGAATTACAATACCTGTTAAACACTCATGGTATAAATCCCTACACATTTGACTGCGATGCGTTCATAAAAGCCGTTGACAGGCTTAAAGAAATCCAAAAACAACTGATGTAATGAAACACATGAGAAAAGGGTTGTATGAAAAAGCAAACATATGCCCAACTACAGGTAAAGTTGGATTCAGTGCAAGTGCTGCCAGTAAAAGAGTGAATAAGTTTAATGATATTGTGAGGTATTATGACTGTCCCGATTGTGGTCTTGCGCATTTAACTTCCGAGACACTAGGTCAGACTTTAGGCAGGCACATTTTGGATCCACAGGAAGAGAATAAGCTGTTAGGGCAGGAAAATACGGTCTTAAAAGCCAAATTAAGGAAGATGAGTCATAACTTCAATATAAAGTACCAGAAACTAGAAAAAGCGGCGGGTAAAAGACAGAAACAAGTGGTTTATCTTATGGAGTTATTTGAAAGAGAGAACTGCTTTTCACCGGAAGAACGACTAAAAATAAAAACAGATTTAAATAAATTATGACAGTAGACAAACAATTAGTAGCGGCTGCCTTACAGGGAATAACAGCAAATCCTGAAACCATGCGGGAAATAATAAACAAGATAAATACAAACAGTGACATAGCCATAGACTATCATTCTGCCATAGCTTTAGAGGCAGTGAAGTACGCACAGGCAACACAAAAAATATTAGGATGTTAAAAGTATTACAGATATTACCGGAGCTCTATAAGATTTCAGGAGCAAAAAACCATACGGACTTTGCAAGGAAAGTGGATGAAGAGAACAGTTTGGTACATCAGTGGCTAAAGGTTAATCCGGCAGAACCAAGAATGAGTACATTAGAGAGGGTGTGTGGGAAATTAGGATATAAACTTGAAATAAGATTAGTTAAAGATGATAGAAATTAAATACAGAGCTTGGTATAAAGATATGATGTACTATGATGTTTGGGTAGATAGTAGTGGTGCGTGGACGGAATGCATGAATAGACGTGCTCCGCATTATTATAAAATAGAACATTTACCTGATACGGTTCCCATGCAATTTACAGGGCTAAAAGATAAAAACGGAAAAGATATTTATGAGGGGGATGTATTGCATAAACCTTTTCAAAGTGTCATACCTAAGTTTATAGTTGAATGGGATAATGAAAAATTTATGTGGTGGGATATACCTCGGGATTCTGCTGGAAAAGTAGAAACCTCTGAGTTTACTATCATAGGGAATAAATATGAAAATCCAGAGTTACTGTAGATGGATATAAAAGAACAGATTAAGTTGTTTGACTTAAATGCGCAATACTATTACCAAAATCCTTTGATAGATAAATATCCAGTGCCCGTAAAAATAATAAGCAGCTTATCCTTACACCGAGGTGTAGTAGAAATAAACAGGGATTTCGAGGCAAGAGCAGGATTTTTTGTAAACATAAATCAATTAACAAGTAAATAAAAATGACAGAAACAAATTTAATATTAGGGATAATTAGCCTTTTTGTGGTCTATCTTATCATTGCAGGGGCGGTAAGCAGAATAAAACAAAAAGCTTATAATAAAGGCTGGGATGATGCTTATGAAAGAGTAGGTTGTAGGCTTCAAGATTTTAGATTTTTTATAAAAGATAATCAAGAACTTAAGAATTTTCTTTGGATAGCCGCCTATAAATGCAGACAAAATAAAAAACTGACTTTAAACCAGACAAGAGATGTACTGGAAGAACTAGGTAATACCGATTTAGAAGAGCTCGATTTAAAAACAAGAAGCTACTATTTAAATAGATAAAATTATGACACCAGAAGAAAGACAGTGTTATGAAGCAAGGTTTAATGAATTATTACCAAATTATAATAAGGATGGAAAATAGAAAATGGTTTTACAATAGATGGAATGTAAATATAGGTACTGAAGAAGAGCCTTATTACATACCAGAGTTAACAGATGAAGAGAAAGACCGTTTCACAAAAAGGTTTAGGAAAACTATATGAAAAGTAAACAGGGTTATTATTGGATTAAAGTGGTTGAAAGTAGTAACTGGGATATTCTTGAAAAGATAGGAATAAAATTTTATCGTATTAATTCCCTTATAAATTACAGTAAAGAAGAGATTCATCAAATAGGAAATTATATACCATTTCCCGATGAATAAAGAGTGTATTATATGCCACAGGACAGATCAACCTTGGTTCAGCAAAAAAAGATGCAAATCCTGCGCATCAAAGACCTATGCAAAACCTGTAACCAAAAGCCGGATAATAAAACAAACGGTTAAGAACAAGGAGCAGCGAAAAGAAGACAGAGCAGACTTTCCTGAATTCTTTGCACGACATTGTGCTATAATAAAAGAAGGTAAGGTTTGTGAAAATTGCGGAAGCAAAAACCTACAGGGAATCTCAGCGGAGGTAGGACACATTTTATCTAAAAATAAAAAAAGTCATCCAGAAGTAGCAACAAACGATAATAATATTGTATATTTGTGCTTCTGGGGCAACTGTCACAGTAAATTTGACAGTTCACTTAGTGTAAGACGAGAAATGCCAGTGTTTGAAATAGCGGCAGAAAGACTAAAAACAATAAGACATTTAATTATTAACAAAACCAAAGAATCTCAGCAATTTGAGGAATATTGGGAAAATCAAAAATTATGAAGCATATTGTATGTTATTCAGGCGGACATTCATCAGGATTGGTGGCTATTGAAGTAGTACGTAGATATGGTAAGGAAAATGTTATATTACTAAATCACGATATAAGCTTAAAAGTTGAAGAGCAGGATATTAAAAGGTTTAAAAAACAAGTTGCCGATTATTTGGGTATGCCTATAACATATAAAAACTATAATGACCTGCCCGTAGAAGAACTTCCCGACCAATTTGAAATAGTGGAGATTGAAAAGTCTTTTATTTCCCCTCAAACTAGGCAAGCTTTGTGTACAAGCAGATTAAAAACAGTACCTTTGACGTTATACTTAGAGCATGAGTTCCCAGATAAAAATGCAACCCTTTATTATGGTTTCGATGACACTGAGTTGATTAGGGTGGAACGTAGAAAAGTTATACTTAATGACATGGGTTTTGCATCTGACTATCCTCTGGCCTTATGGGGTAAATTTGGTAACCTAAGAAAATTTTATGAGAAACAAGGAGTTAATTTTGAAAGTGTAATAATTACTGAAAACTGGATTAATACGGATTCTTTTGAAAGAACAATATTCTCCACAAAAGAACTTGGTATTGAACCGCCCAACACGTATAGTGTATTTAAACATGCAAATTGTACGGGCTGCTTAAAAGCAGGTCAGCAGCATTGGTATTGTGTTTATATTTATGCTAATCATATATTTGAAAGGGCTAAATTATCAGAGGAAAGGATTGGCTACTCAATTATTAAAGGGGCGTTTTTAAAAGAATTAGAGCCTAAATTTGAAAAAATGAAATGTGCCGGAGTTGTTGCAACGGAGCACACTCCTTTTCAGACATTTTGGAGTCAAGCGAAAAAATATTTAAAGAAATTAGAAGAGGATATAAAACCATGTGAATGTACATTTTAAAATAAAAAATTATGAAACTATATGATTCTTATTTTATAGAACATGTAGATAACGGTTGTATAACTCTAACTGTTAACCTACTCAATAAAAGCACTAAGATTAATAGGGTATCCGCAACAGAGTTTTGGTTGTGGGAGGAAGAGAATGAGGTACCAATTATAACTGACTCTTTATTGGTTGATGGTCTTCCTGATGAAAACTTTAGTGTATTTAATCAGCGGTGTAAAGACCAAATAACATTCTTATACATACCCACTTATCAGATTGTAAAACCGGGAAAACAAAGAAATCGTTTAAAAGAAAGATATGAAAGCAACAAACAAGTACAAAGTAATAGTAGAAAATCCTTGGTCAAGTAAGGGTGACTTTTTTGGTGAGGATGACTCAATGTATCTGGCCTGTAAAGAATACCCGCATTTATTCTCACAAATATATGAACTATCTACAGGCGAAGAAGTGGTTTTGGGAGATACTGTATGGAGGGTAGTGAATAGTGTTGTGAAGTCAGTTAAATTGCATCCAGACCATATACAAAACAACTTGGATGTTTATTTCAGTAAGGAACAAGCTCAAAAAGCACTGGAATCACAACTAGAAAAACAGCAGAAAGTCTATGAGTCTTTCAAATTAATCGATTATCTTGCCAATATACGAGATATAGCTGCCCTTCCTTTGGAGAAAGCAAGCTTTGAAGTTATAAAAGACCGCATGAAAACACTAAACGAAACTTCTAAACTACTAATAAATTACTTCAATGATAAGCAAATTTAATCTAATAAGTCAAAACGACGAATATTATTACTTTAGCTTTACTCTGGCTACTAAGAATTTCTGGGGTGTTGAGTCCAGTAAAGAATACAGTGGCTTTATGGAAAAGAAGTACAGGTTTATAAGAGATATGTCTACAGGAAAAGGCTTTGGTTACGATATAGGCAGCGCATTAGAAGCATTAATTTACAAAGATAAATGATACCTGAAGGCGAAGATTGAGTAACACATATCAATGTTTATTCCAAAGGTAAAACAGCTTTAGGTAAGTGGTTATCTAATTTCAGCGCATCTAAATTTAAAATAGATGATATGTATTTTAATAGTGTAGAAGGATACTGGTATTTTATCAAGACAGGAGATATAAGATTACAAAATTTGGTGGGCTACAAAGCAAAAGAATTAGGAAAATCACTACCTTTGTTAGAAACACAATTACTCCTAACAGACTTTGAAGCCAAAATAAAAGAGGCTTTAGATTTGAAATTAAAAGCTGATCCTGTTTGGTTGTATGAACTAGCAAAAAGTAGTTTACCTTTAGTTCATTATTATGAATATGGCGGCAAAAGAGTAGACGCAGGATACGAGTGGATAATAGAGCATTTGGAATTAAGAAGGGAACAGTTAAAAACATTTTACGGATTTAAATTATGAAAAATACAAGAATTTATGGCGCATCCGATGATCTTATACAGATGGACGGAGGAATATCTGATGAAATAGGGGTTTTTGATATTGCCCAAACTGGAGTAAAATTTAATTGTTCTGACGGAACTTATGGTACGATTACATATAATGGAGAGTGGCTAATAACAGTAGAGCAAGAAGGGTTGGGATTTGTCAAGTTGATTAGTGGAAATGACGAGATAGCACATACAGACACAGATGCTTTAGGTTGTGCCAGCTATTCAGATGTACTTATAATGAACATCGATTGGATAAAAGTAAACGGTAAAAAATACCACTAACATGAAACACTTACTACAAGAAATAGTTGATGGAGACTATGGTACAGGATTTGGACAACCTCTAATACGAACACCAAGACAGAAATTAGAAAACGATATTTTAAATCTTATCTATCACGTTCTGGAAGACCTTGAGAATATAGATATGGAAAGCTATTATTATGAAGAGCCTTATAGGAAAATGAGTTATATTAAAAAAGAAACTCTCTTTAAAGAGGAGGATGAACAGATTGGCTATCTTAATTACAAACTCAAATTTAAAAATGAGCCTTACATAAAAGTTACTACCGAAGTAGAAACAACAAAATATGGAAACTTTTTTACAAAGTATTATGATAGGGAGTCTACAGTAAGAATTAGTTGTGGTGATATATATTTTAAGCTTGATGTTCTTGACAGTAGACAATTAGTGAAAGCAACTAAAAAGTGCATGGAAGACCTAAAAAAATTCCGCGAAGAAAAACTAGACACAGATACACACAAAATAATTAAAGAAAGACTTAGTAACTATGAGAAAGTTTAAACACAAGAATACAGGAGTAATAGGAGAGTTGAGAGGTGATGCGGTGTATTTTCAAGAAAAATTGTCAGATATAAAATGGTATCAAAACTCTTTAAGTCTTAGTTTTATTACAAATTCTGGTGACTGGGAAGAAACTATTGGTGATAACTATAAAATACTATCAGTGTATCATGATAATGGGGGTAGCGTAAGTGTCAACGAAGACCACAATCTTAATCTGATAATGTATCAATTAGCATTAGAAAATAATAATAAAATACAGAGTGTCGAAAATGCAAAAGGGTTAAAACTAAGTATAGGAGATAAAGTTTGTTGGAAGTGGAGTGAAGCTCCGGTGGATTATTTTACAATACAGGAATTTCGTTTTGAAGATGAAGAGATACTTGTGAAGTTTCTAAATAATAATGCTCTCTTTTCTATCAACATGGATTCCCTGCAACACTACATAGAGCCAAAACCGTTATTTACAACCACAGATGGAGTTGATTTATTTAAAGGGGATAAGTATTGGAGATGGTTTCCAGCAAAAGATGGAAAAATACTAGGAACTCTTGACCCATTTATAGTAGGGGAAGGATTTTCTGTTGGTTACAAAAATACATTTTCAACTCATCAAGCAGCTACAGAACATATAAAATTAAACAAACCTGAATTCAGCCGGCAACAAATAATCAACCTCCTTGAAAAACTAAATGTAGATAAAAATGAAATTGAAAACATTTAAAATGATATTAGGAGGTCTTATTGCACTTGGTATAATTTCTATCTCAATACTACTATTTTATGGACTTCTAAAAGCAGTACAATGGTTACTTCATATCTAGAATTTCTATTGTGGAGGTTACAGTTAGATATAGAAGAACTCCAATTAACTAAATCGCGAAGTAAAATAAAACACCTGCTCAGAAGTATCAGATTGCAAAGGGACGGAATTGAACTCTATAAAAAGCTACACGATGTATATTAATTATAAAATACTGGAATCAAAACAACTTACCTTAAAAGAGTTCGCGATACTACAGTTGATAAAACAGAACAAAACAGAGGATTTAAGCGCTCAAATTGAAGAACAGTGCATAGACACCACGATAATAGAGAACCTTGCTGAGAAAGGCTATATTGAGTACATAAAGCCAAAGAATAAGAGTGAGAATCAATGGAAGTTACTTCGCGCTTCCAAAAAAGGAGTTCAGGTTTTGGAGGATATAGATACACCTGCCTGTACTGACGAGGTACTCAAGATGAGGGATTATTTAGTGGAAATGTACCTAAACCACGAAGATACTGAAAGAACCATAGGAAATAAGAAATCTATTGCTATTTATATTAGTATTTTACAGCATCATTTAGCAATAAATATCTATCAGTTTTATTATCTTTGTGAGTATTTTTTATCTGAATACCCCTATACAAAAAAACTGGAAAATATATTCTGGGATAAAAATAAACACAGATATAAAGAGTTTAAAAACAATATCGAAGACTCTACAATTTTTCAGTTCTATGAAGAGCATAAAGAAGATATTGAGAATTATTGGAAACAAAAAATAAAACAATAATATGAGAGAAAGCGGATTTTATTGGGTTAAAAGGAATGGAAGATGGGAAGTTGCGGAGTATGAAAATATGGAAGAAGGAGCTTGGTATCTTACTAGTACGGCTTATGAATGTGAAGAATTTCTTCTTGAGAGCATAATTGAGACACCATTAACATCACCAAAACTATGAAATCAAATAGAGAAAAAGCAGAAAAATTGGTAGAAGCCTATTTAAATTCGGAAGAGGGTAAACTAGATAAGGCTAGATGGGATGAAGAACTTAAGAACTTTATTTTATATGGAAAACCTACAGAGCATTTCGATGATAAATTATTACAAGAGATTAAAGAGTTTAGCTGCAATATAACCCTCACTAATACGGTAAAATTCGACTCTGAAGAAGAAAGAATGGAATTTAACAGGCTGGTAAAAGAAATCAAGTAGGATGAGAGGTAGAGAAATTATAGATGGTTGTGTTAGATGTAGCAATTGTAAAGAGGATAAACCTGTTGAAAACTTTTCAAAAGGAGATAGTCCTTTGGGATTATCTTATTACTGTAAAGATTGCGCATCTGCTACATACATGAAGAAAAATCCTGTAAAAGAGAATGAAATAGTTAGTCTTGAAGGGGAAATTTGGAAGGGGGTCCCGTCTTTAGATGGAGTATGCCTTTGTTCTAATTTCGGGAGGATTAAAAAAAGAGCTGATACTACTGTAAAAGCCAATGGTGGGGTAAGAAGAAATCCAAGTAAAATAGTAAAGCAAGTTATCAATCCTTGGGGCTATATGTACATCAATATTAGTGTAGGCGGTATACCTTATAAACTTTTTAGTCATCGAGTAATAGCAGAAGCTTTTATACCGAATCCCGAAAATAAACCCTTCATTAATCACATAGATAGAAACCGTTCAAATAATAACATTGAAAATTTAGAGTGGTGTACTTCTAGGGAAAACCAACATCACCGAACCCTAGGAGAGAATAACAGCTCTAAGTATGTAGGTGTTAAAAAACATAAGAATAGGTGGCTTTCAAGAATATGGATAGAAGGTAAGAGTAGGGCATTAGGAACTTACAAGACAGAGGTAGAAGCTCACAATGCATTTCAGGTAGCTCTTAAGAACTGGCAGGAACTAGGACAAATGCCTGAACATAAGCGCCCTAATAAGCATACTAAGTACACAGGGTTAATCGGTAATGGTACAGGAGGCTTTTCTGCTTCTTTTACAATAGATAAAGTTACCAGATATGTAGGATTTTTTAAAGATCAGGAATTAGGCCATTATTGGCTAGAGGCAGCAAAAGAGGACTATAAACAAACAGGCACTTACATAAAATATAGAAAAGGTGATACTGTTTATAACAACACGGATAAATTATGATTAGACCTCTTCAAGAAATATTAGATCATAGTTTAAGTACAATCAATAAGTACCAAACAGGTCAGATACGCCAGATAAAAACAAACAGACCTTGGCTGGATGCGCAAGGGGGTATTACTCCCAAAGGGCTATACACCATTTGTGGATCCAGCTTCGGCGGGAAAAGTACTGAGTTAGAGAACCTTAAGGCTGATATAATGGATATAAACATAAATCCAGAAGCATCTGATTTTGTATGGCTATCCAATTCTTTTGAAATGACTAATTTTGCAACTACCTTGAGGGATATTAAAAAGCTGACTAAAAAGCAGTTTAAAGATATACTCGGGGAAACCTTCAGTGAAGATGAGAAAGTCCTTCTAAAGAACTATTACACTAATAAGATTGATGGGCGCTTTTTTGTAAATCAAGTTCCTGAAACGGCAGAAGAATTTATAAAAGGTATAGATGCTTTCTTATTAAAGAATAAGGACAAGAAGCTAGTTGGTATTGACTTGGATCACGCAGGTCTTATAAGGGCTAAATCAGACAATAAGAAGCTTGCAATAGATGATATGGTAGAGGGTCTTAATGAGCTAAAGAATAAATACGATAACTTTATTGTGATGATTTTAATACAATTAAATCGTGGTATTTTACTGCGCGCTAAAGAAAACTCCAACGAATCACGTATAAGAAGGGATGATATTTACCAGAGTGATACTGTATATCATATAAGCGATTTTGTTTATGGCCTTCAGAATGCAAACTATTGTGGTATAGAGCAATATGCGAAGATTAACCCTGAAAAATACCCGCATCTATCACATAGATTTACAGACACTGACAAGAACGGTAAAGTTAGCTTGTATACGGAGGGTTGTATATTTGTTGAAGTACTCAAGGATAGAACAGCAGATATAGGATTTAGTGATATTTATACTATTGAAATAACTCCCTTTGATAAAGTAGCTCCTAAAATAATACCCCCTCCCATATTCAGCACACCGGTATTCTCTGAGCCACTTAAAACTGTATCGCTCTCAGAGGCATTTGGAACAGACACTCCATTTTGAAATTAATATTTTGTGTGCTTATAGCTCTTACTGTATGTGCTGTACTCATCGTATGTTATTATTTAAGCGGTCTATTTTAGGCTGCTTTTTTGTTTTTTGCCGCGGAATAAAAAAATAAATTGAATAAAAGCAATTTATTGATTAAAATTATTTATCTTTGTGTAGGCAATGAAGCCAAATTAACAAATAATATTATGAAAACAGCAAAAGAATTCGCACTAGAACAAATAGCACCCTATTATAAAGATCCATCGATTTGTGGGTATGATGGCAATAGTTGCAGGTATATAACCGAAGACGGTAAGATGTGTGTAGCAGGTAAGAATATGTTGAATCCTAGAATAAACTGTTTTGACAGTATAAAAGCCATCCTTTCTGAAGACTTAGAAGAAGATGTTTTTAAACCGGCAGCTAGAGGAATACTCAATCCAAAACAATGGTCACTATTGCAAAATATTCATGATAGTATAGCAGAGGGAGAGGAGCATAATGTACCCATAGGTGTTATAGAGCTCGGTCTTTTCTCACTAGAGGAACTTGAAGAGGCCGCAAATAAACTGTAAATATGATAGTATCAGAGACAACAAATATACCAAGTGTAGACAGAGAAGAGTATAAAACAGCTTTGTTAAAATACTTGCCTTATGATGTAAATATGTGGGTTCCTAATTTAATCTGGACAGGTAATCCACCAGAGCCTTCGCATGAGGAGATGGGAACCACAAGACTAACAACAGAGAATTTACAAGCTTTTATCGACTCTGGTTGGCCTTTAGTCTTAAACCCATATGATAGTGTAAATCGCCGTAAAATTAAAAATTGGTCAATAGAAGATTTACTTAAATATCATTTCGATACAGATAATTACATAGAGAAAGGAATAGCCATTAATATAAATGAAATATTATGAACGGACGAGCAATTTATAGAAAGTATGCACAATCAAAAGGAAAAGAAGCTGCACAGTTTGATAGAATAGAACCTGATATGTATGATTATGATACCTTGTACACGAAGGATAGCCAAGGCCGCGAAGAAAAAACAAATATAAACTATAAAGACTTAGTTAACTTTATTATTAGAACATTATGATATCAAAAGAAAAATTAGAAGAGATAAGTCACTTTGGAGTATTAGACTCAGGGACTTGTACTGATATATGTATTAAGATACCCTTAAATACATTTGAGTTATCAAATCAATTAGGGGGCACAAGAGATTAGCGTTTTCACACATTTTAATTCTAGATTAGAGGCTGACTTAGGGTTTACTGTTCCTATAGTAATACTTACTCTCCTGTGGAATGAGTTTAGTCTGGGAATGGGGGCTAACTTCTTAGTACTAAATATTAGCTACTACAACTACTTTAGAGAATTTTTAATTGATTATCTTAATAATTTATGACAAGAATAGTAAACATTTATAAAGAGCCTTATGACCAGTACATAGGGCGTGCGGGAAAAGGAAAAGACGGTTATTATGGTAATCCTTTTCCACTATTACCGAATGAAGAAAGAGGAACAACTCTGGAACGGTATAAAAAGTATTTCTATAACAGACTTGAAACCGATATTGAATTTAAGACTAAAATTTTAGCTTTAAAGGGATTAACACTGGGTTGTTTTTGTAAACCCAAAGCATGTCACGGAGATATAATTAAAGAATATTTAGATAATTTATAAAAACAGTATCATGACACACACAGAAGTAGTAAACAAATTGATTGGTAGTATCAGTCCAATAGGTAAGGTGATACCAGATAAAGAACGTTTTGAGAATTTAAAAGCAATGTGCTCACTTGTAGATGATTTGGTTTTTCAGATTGATAGGGTAGCACGTGAAAATAAGGATGCCCCAGAGTATTCAGTTAGGCTTGCAGGTCAATATGCAGACAAATTTTTAACAGAGACATTAGGTATACAGTAAAATTATGGGAACACTATTGAAAGACAGAGCATTCAATGCATTGAACCTATTCCAATACAATCACATAAACCTCCCAGATACTGTAGCAAAAATAAAATTGAGTGTACCAGTAGAAAGACAGTATGTGCTTAGAATGCTAATCAAGCGAATGTTCAGTCAACTTCTAATACCGCAAGAATTGGAATGGGTTAGACCAATAGTAGAGAGCTCAATGAAATACCAAGAAGGCCAAGGAATTACCCAACCATTCATATATCTCACAGTAAGAAGCGGTATTGTTACAACAGCTACAGACGATGAGTGGCACGTAGATGGGTTCTCTAAGACTATCACCCACCTTCCAGAACAGAACTATATCTGGTGTAATCATGTTGCGACAGAATATGTGGTAAAAAAGTTTGATTTCCCAAGTGATTTTAATCCCCTTAATCATAATATCCATAAGTTCTTTCAGAATAGAATTCAAGATAAGGATATCTTAAGTTTACAAGAGAATACTTTATACGGTATGGATCCTTACATAGTACACCGGAGATCACCATTAGTACAAGGTGTCAACAGATGCTTCATAAGGGTTTCGTTTACACCTATAGAAATAGAAGACATCAACAATACTGTGAATCCACTATTACCAACCAATTATCAAAGGGATGGAGTTAAGGAGATGAGAAACAAATTAATATCTTACGATTAATCATGGAAAACCTATTTTCAAACTGTCATCTTAATGTAAAAGGTATGTGCAGTTGCTATCAAAAAATGTGTACGGCTGTCTCAGACTGTAGCCCAAAACTTATTACTCTTAAGAACATGGAATCAGTAAACAAAATTATAAACGAATAGAATGGAACAGCATATTGAAGACAAGAAATTTCTTGACGCAATAGAATCTCACAGGGAATGGATTAAAACTCCTGCCTACCATAAGGAGCTAGGTTTAACGGAAGGAAAGAGAAAAGGCTATATACAAGGCTTCTCACACGGTATGTGGGTAGGGAGTGTAATAATATGGGCACTATTACAATATTTAAAATAAACATATATGAGTTACGAAGATAATATTCTAATAAAACTCCACCGTGACTATGGTCAAGACGAAATAATAGCTTTTACCATAAAGAAAATAAAAGAACTAAAAGTTGAACTAGGTAAGGAACGAGCATACTCATTGGAGCTTAAAGACCGGTTAAATAAAGCGAATATAGATAAAAAGCAGACAGAGTTTGGAAGAATAAGTCCAGACCGAAAAAAGTCTATTGAAACTAAGTACTTAAATTCATTAAGTTATCTAGAAATGACAAGAGAAGAGAAAATAGCTTTAAAGGAAAAAGATATTATAATTAACCTACAAAAGGAAAATGAAGCCCTCAAGAAGAAGTTGGGGATGGGTGTATATGCCTCTAAATTCCCGGGATAAAAACGACAAACTGACCAAAAATGAGATACAAATATAAAGACAAAGAATACATAGTAATACACAGAATAAAATCAAAACATCCTCAAACAAGAGAATGGTATGATGCAATAGCCTATGCCTCAGCAGATCAGAAAAATATTTACAGCAGAGAAGAAAAAGAATTTTACGAATTATTTAAATTAGTGTAGATTATGGAAGATAAAGGTGTTTGGATTTATGATATTGAAACATTGAAAAATTGTTTCACATATACCGCTATAAATAGAAATACCAAAGAAGTTATAAAATTTGTAATTTGGGGTAAAATAAATAATCTCCCAGAACTACTGTTACACTTGTCTGAATGCAAAGGACAGATAGGGTTTAATAACATAAATTTTGATTATCCGGTAATACATTATATTATAAAAGAGCGTGATAAATTAATTAATTACACTGCCGATAAAATAGCCAAACTGATATATAAAAAAGCACAATCCGTAATAGAGCAGGAATACTCGGCAGTAAAGGATAAAGAAGTTTTAATTCCACAATTGGATTTATTCCGTATTTGGCATTTCGATAATAAAGCCCGCATGACAGGTTTAAAGAAGCTTGAAATATCTATGAATTTCCCGAATGTTCAAGATATGCCTTATTCACATGAACAGGAAATAAGTGATTATTCGCAGGTAGAAGAAATATTAGACTACAACTTAAATGATGTGGAGGCTACTTTTACATTCTATGAGAAAACTATAGATAAGCTGGAATTAAGAAAAGGACTTCTATCTAAATATCAACTGGATTGTCTAAACTATCCAGACAGTAAAATAGGGGAACAACTGATGTTAAAATTATATTGTCACTACACAAATCAGGATGAAGAAGTAATAAGAAAGAAAAGAACATACAGGCACTTATTTAAGTTTTCAGAATGTATTCCCGATTATATTAAATTTACAACTCCTGAATTCAATCAATTACTCGAATATATTAGAGGTATTGAAGTAACAGAATTGAAAGAATCATTTAAATATAGTTTTGAATATGATGGATTTACTTTTGATTTGGGTACGGGAGGACTACATGGATGTATTAAACCGGGAGTATATAAATCTCAAAATGAGAAAATTATCATCGCAGATTGCGATGTGAAAAGTCTTTACCCAAGCCTTGCCATAACCTTAAATCTTTATCCTGAACACTTAGGGAAAGAATTTTCGAAGATATATGAGGATGGAATTGTAAAACCACGTTTACAGGCTAAAGCCGCCGGAGAGATGGTAATGGCCGATGGATTCAAGTTATCTGCCAACAGTGTATATGGAAAGTCTAACAGCGAATATAGTTTTTTATGTGATCCTCTTTACACTCTAAAAACAACATTAGCCGGGCAACTGGCTTTATGTATGCTATCAGAAATGTTAATGACCCGTGTACCTGATTTACAAATGTTACAGGTTAATACAGATGGTATTACTGTGTCGATGCCAGTAGAGCATAAAAGATTATATTGGAATATCTGTCAAGAATGGGAGGTGCAGACTAAATTAGAATTAGAATATGTTGCCTATTCCCAAATGATAATACGTGATGTTAATAATTATATAGCGGTGACGCAAAAAGAAGGCAAAATCAAATACAAAGGTACTTTTAAGCCAAATTCAGAGATGATTAAGGACGGGGAATACCATAAGTCATTTAGTCAGGGAATAGTGGCTATAGCGGTCTCTAAATATTTTCTGGAAAATATACCAATAGAAAAAACTGTAAGGGAGCATACTAATATATATGATTTCTGTAAAACATTTAATGCGAGCCATGGATGGAGATGTGAACTTGTAGACCATGAAGGATTAACTATCCCTCAACAAAAAACCAACAGATATTTTTTATCTAAAAACGGCAAACAGTTTAGAAAAACTAAAGAAGATAAATTCATTGATGTAGAAGCAAATAAATTAGTGACTATATTTAATACTTATTATGAAAAAAATATAGATCAATATGATTTAGATTATGATTATTATATTGAGGAAGTCTATAAAATTATTCATAAAGTAGACGGTACAGAGGAAAGATTGGAACTGGAAAGAAAAACTTTGGCCGACCAAAAGAAAAAAGAAAAAGAAGAAGAAAATTACATTAAATATTGTGTGGATAAGATTCCGACGCAACTACAATATTTATCATATAATCGCGAATGGTTACAAGAAAAATACGGAATACCTTCAGAAATAAAACCATCTAAGACTAAAACAGTTTGTATTTAATTAGGTTATCATAAAAATAAGTTGTACTTTTACACGGTTGAATTAGAAATACGAGCCTAATTTTACTAAAAACACAGTAAAAATATTAAAGATGTCCCTTTTGAAGTCTGCTCGTATCAGCTTCATTTGGGATTTCTTTTTTTATACGCCAAAAATGAAGAATAGTAAATGGAGTAAGATGTTACCCAAAGAGTCTATACTGAAGGTATTAGAAAACAAAGATGTTAAATTATCCACTACGGAATTATCAACTTATTTTAATATCCCTACTAGGAGGATGGGCGAACTATTAAAATTCTATGATATAACGGTAGAAAAAATAACCCAAACCGTTAAGCTTACAACCGATGAGTGGATTACACAATGTAAAGAAGTACATGGCGATGTGTATGATTATTCAAAAAGTACCTATGTAAACAGTCATACTAATGTAACTATAATTTGTCCTGTACACGGGGAAATAGAAGTATCACCGAGTAGGCATAAATTGGGTTCTGGTTGTAGACGATGCTCCGCCAAAATTAAATCTGTCTTTAAACCGCTATCAAAAGAGAAGTATATAGAAGATGCCAGTATATTGCATAACTATAAATACGATTATTCTTTAGTGGACTATACAACAGTTCATGACAAAATTATAATCATATGTCCCGTACACGGAAAATTCTACCAAACTGCCTACGGACATAGAGCAGGAAGCGGGTGTGAGAAGTGCTCTTACATGGATAGGGGTATAGATATCAGAGTACCTTTTAAAGAGTTTATAGAGCGCGCTCATGCCAAACATGGAACCAAATATCGATACCTAGAAAATACTTATAGTTCGATTAATAAATCCGTAACTTACATTTGCGATATTCATGGTGAGATAGAACAATGTGCTAAAACACATTTATTAAGTAAAGGATGCACTAAATGTTTTTCGTGGGTTCAGCACACTACTGACTCTTTTATAGCAAAAGCTAGAGAAGTTCATGGAGACAACTATGTGTATGATAAAAGTATTTATAAGGGGAGGAATAATATAAATGTTACAATAACTTGTAAATATCATGGGGATTTTGAACAGAGTCCTATGTCACATATGAGTGGATCAGATTGTCCTGTATGTGCAATAATATTCTCTAACTCAAGAGAAGTGGAAAATATAGAGGACTCTAAAAAACTAAAAAGTCATCTTTATTTATATAAATTCTTTGATGAAAAAGAGATTTTTTATAAAATAGGGATAGCTAAAAATACGCACAAAAGAGAGTACAGGTATGATATTCAAACTAGTTATAAAAGAGATAAAATCTTCGCAATTAAGATGAGCCTGTATGACGCAGCTTCCATAGAGCAAGATATAATAAAAAAGTATAAAAAATATCAGTACTACCCAAAGATTAAATTCGATGGATATACAGAATGCTTTAACACAGATTTACCGGTGGTAGAGATAATTTCAGCATTAAACCAAAAATAAATTGAATATTCTGCCTATTATTGATTAAAATTATTTATCTTTGTAGTACACTGATAGAGAATCAGTTTTAGTTATTTGTCGTTTTAAAGCCGGCAAAAAATAAACAAATTAAAAACAGTAATTATGGCAGAACAGATTAAAAGAGAAGAGACCGCTTTTCCTTATGCGGAAATAGATGGTTATGGTGGTGTTATAATACAGCATTTAGGAATGACTCTAAGAGACTACTTTGCCACACATTCCTCAAAAGAAGAGGTAAACTATAGTACCAATCAGCTGTTAAAGTTAATGGGTGTTGAAACTATACCTACTGGTATTATAGAAAATATGAAGTTTTGGATGGAAGTAGATGCCAAGATTAAGTATATGAGAGCAGATGCAATGTTAAAAGCAAGAGAAAATGAGTAATATTATAAAATTTATAGGATCTTCTATAAAACCTTCAGAGAATCAAAGAATATATTTGGCTAAAACAGAAGTACCATTGAGTTTTTCTCCCGGGAAATTCAAAAATGGTACATTCTACTCTGACTTATCTGATTATAGTGTAATATGTTATTTTTGGTTGCCCGTTGATAGTATTGTAGAGTATACAAAACAACTAATGAAAAATGAATAAAATAAAGAAACGCAGAGAGTCAGGAGCAACCTGCACAAAATGTAAAAGTCCTGATTGGAAATATAACGGATTGAGCGACCCGGGGTTAAAACATCAGTTTGTATGTAATTCCTGCGGTAATGAGTGGCAATATGGTAAAAGTTTAAGTACTTATACAGATTTAATATGATAAAGAAATATGTTTTAGGATTTGCATTTGACAGTGCTACCGAATTCGTGGTATTGATAGAGAAATTAAGGCCTGAGTGGCAGGCAGGGTTTTTAAACGGTGTCGGTGGTAAAATAGAAGAATCAGATAAATCCTATGGCGATGCTATGGTGAGGGAGTTTGAGGAGGAAACTGGAGTTACTACTGAGGTGAAAGACTGGCACCACTTTGCTACAATGGTGTTTGAAAATGATATTATGGGCGGTGGAGCAGAAGTAATGTGTTACCGGATGTTTTCAGATGTTGTTTTTGAGTGTAAAACTGTAGAAGAGGAAAAAATATACATTATTCCTACAGATATGCTAAGATCCTATAGAATAATACCCAACTTAAAAGTGCTAGTACCTCTGGCGCTAAATCAAAGTATAGATTACAGTAAATTAATAACAAGATAAATTATGACACACAATTTAAAAACAGATCCTGAAGTATTCGAATTGGTTCTGTCAGGTATAAAAAATTACGAAATCCGTTATAATGACCGTGATTTTAAAGTTGGAGATATCTTACTACTACGAGAATATGACCGCACAACAACTGCTTTTCCTGACCGTTTTGTTAAAAGAGAAGTGACTGACGTTTTACATGGCGGCCAATATGGTATAGAAGAAGGTTATGTAATCTTATCAATGAAAGAGTTATGATAAAGTATATTGCAGAATATGAAGCAAGAACAGAACCTTTACAGGGTGTAAAACCGGTAGACTTTTTATACATAGATGAACTTATTAATTACGGAACTAATAAAAAAGCAGAGTCTACTTACTACAAATGTATGAAGGCAGGTAAATATTTTATTGCCGGCAAAATAAGAGAAAAATATAGCTTAAAAATTAATCAGAACGATGGGTTAGCAAGTTTCGCTATGAGCCTGCAAGCACTTAGAAGATTATGACAACACAGGATTTTAAAGACCTTCCTCTAGGTTACCACAAACTTACAGATGGTAACTATAACTATGATTTGGAAAAGAAAACAAATGAAGGTAAGGTGTGTTATATATTAGAAGTAGAAGACCGTCCGCAATCAGGATTTATTCATATTAAAGAAGATGAAAATGAATTGCGTGGTTGTATGATATTAGGAAGTATAGCATTACACCAAAAAATAGAATTTAACAAATTTAAATTATTATGAATTTAAAATCAAATACGGAATTCGGGGATTACATCGATAGTCAAATAAGTAATTACAAATTAAACATTACAAATGAGTTAAATATTATGCAAGCCTATCAAATCAGGCGCAACTTTGATAAGTTTTTAAAACAGTCACTTGAAATATGGATGTTTGTTCCGTGCAAACTTGTAGACGGTGTTTTGGTAGTGTTGGAAGAGCCTAAAGAAGATATGGTAATTTATAATACAGGACACTTAGAAACCGATTGTAATAATTTTGCAAATGACTTTAATCAATACATGGAAGCCAAAGAAAGGGTTTTGTTTGAGGGTTTTGAGTTAAAGAAAACTAATTGGAATGCAGCCGACTTAATACATTTAAACAAGAAAGAAAACCGTGTTACTGTCGAAAATAAAAACTATTGCTATTTAGATGTTAAAGATTTTAATAGCAAAACAATCGAATATTTAGTAAAATACGATTTACAATTAACCCCAACAGCAATTAAACAAATACTAAATTAATTATGTCAGACAATTTAAAATTTAGAGCAAAAAATCAGGCGATACACATTTCAGAAGACTTAAAAGGTATAAAAGATAGAGACTGCTTGATTCATAACGTTGAACAAGTTTGTGATTATGTTATAGATGTTTTGCAGAGCGTAATAGGTTCACAAAGACATTTTTATACAGATAATGAAAGAGAAACCATGGAATTTTGGCAGGAAACAAAAAAAAACAAAGTAAAGAAATATTCAATTAATTATGAAACTAAAAATAAGGGCTTTTAAGTCAACCGGTTACGACGAGGAATTAGTATTGGACTGTGATATAACGAACTTAAATAATGCGGTTTCGGCCACCCCGGATATTACGAAATCATTATAATTGAAGAGGACGGACATGAGCAACCATTTAGAATATTAGATATAAAATTATGAAAAAAGTATACATAGCGAGCCCTTACACTCTAGGAGATGTAGCGGTGAATGTTAAGACACAGATGGACATGGCAGATAAGTTAATGGATTTAGGTTTTGTACCTTTTGTTCCTCTATACTCTCACTTCCAACACATGGCTCATCCACGACCTTATAAAGATTGGATAGCGTTAGACTTAGAGTGGGTTGAGATATGTGATTACGTTTTAAGGTTGCCGGGAGAATCATCCGGCGCAGACGGAGAAGTGAGACACGCTGAAAAATTAAACATTCCCATATTCTATTCACTTGAAGAACTACTAAATACAAAAAAAATGAAATATAAAATAGCTTACCCGCACGAATACCTTTTTAATGGTGGTAAAATGACTGAGCTAATGATTTTAAAACACCTTAAAAAGAAAGGTCTTGCTGACAATACGGGAGTTTATGTAATGACCTCTCATCTATTAGAGGAGTATGGTATTTTTTTAATGGGTGGCACTAAAATAGGTGATTATGATGTTCGTTACATGTCAATTAACAAAGACTTTCCTATTGAAAATGAATTCTTATTTACCGAGTTATATAATTTCTCAAATGCAAAAATAAATATTGGTTTATTAGTTGGGGCTGAGAATTGCGCTTATAGCTTTTTCTACGATTTAGATACAAAAAAAGTTAGACTGGTGAAGCACATATATGGTACAGAAGAAGCTAGTATAGATTTTGATTCTTTCCCCGAATTTTTTGAACTTATTAAAACATGTGATTACGTGAATAAACTAGAATTATTAACCGTGTAAATATGAAACAGATTATCAAAAACACTAAAGACATAGAAAATATAGTGAGTATTTTAGGTAACGATTTAGGTGGAAAAATAAAAACACTCTTAAGATTAATTGAAAATGAATATTAAATATAAAACTATAGTATGAAAACTAGAAAAGAACGTCAAGAAAGAGAAAAAAAACATTTGGAATACGTGAGAAATAATATAAGAACCAAAACATTTCTAAGACTACCTCTAGGTAATTATGAATTAAATGATGGAATATATACTTATTCCATGACTAAAGGGTTAAATATTGATGGTAGTCCATATTATAGAATAATTGAAAAAGGCGGGTCTTTCTATAATAACGTGTTTATTTTAGAGAGGGATGAAGATGTTTATGAAAATGATGCTTATGAAGCTGGAAGGTATTTTAGAAAAGGTTTAAAGGCTATCTCAGGAGTGGGTGGGCTAAATGTACATGGGGCTTTTGATTTTCACCGATTGAAATCAATAATTAAAGTATGAAAAACTGGAAAATAAAACCTATAGAAATTACATTGGACTTTGATGGTGATATAGGGCATTACAGTGGGGATTTTGATATTGAGTTAGAAGATGACCTATCAGCAGAGTTTGTTCTTGTAGTGCGCTGTAAATTAATAAGAGAGTATGGTTATGAACCTTATTACGATAATATAGAGATACAGATAGAGAATTTTAAAATATATCACCTCTATTTAAGGCGAATCACGCTGCCAGATCACGAACAGCGACAATTAATAACCCAGATAAAAGAACAGGTGGTATGGAGTTAAATAAGTATAAAGCTGGTGGTTTGTTGTTTATTTGGTGTATATTTGCTTTATCTATTGCCGGATATTTGTGGAAAACTTTTAAAAATTAAATTTATGATAGGTAGTTGTTGTAAAAATAAAATTGTGTTACATGGCTTCTCTAGCGGGTATTGTCATATATGCGGTAAGAGTGTAACCACTTCCCACACTCCATGTAATAAAATATGTATTGAATGTTCAAATGATTTCCAGTGTTGTGAGAGTTGCGGGATAAAAATAAATTTTAAATGAATTATCTAGATACAAGTTTTGAATATTTCCCTGCAAATATCGAGTCTAAACGGTCAATAGGTACTGTTACTTTAGGGGAATACTTAAAAGCCATAAAGCATCCCAAACCTGAAATCCTAAGTTTATTCAAGCAGATAGAGGCTGCGAGTGCCGCAGGAGATTCGAAACTAAAAGCCGAGCTAAAGGCAAAGACTTTTTACTTTACTCCTTGCATCAGGACAGACGGGAATAACCGTTCCTATGAAAACATAGTGAGTTGGACAGGGCTTGCAATCATAGATCTGGACAATCTTGAAACTGAATTTGCCAAGGAAATGAAAACCCACATCTTTGAAACCTATCCTTTTGTTATTGCCTGTTTTTTATCTGCCTCCAAGAAGGGCGTGAAAGCAATTGTGCGTATTCCTATAGTGAAGTCAGTTGAGGAATTCAAATCTTATTTTTATGGGTTGATGGATACCTTCCAGATGTATATAGGCATAGATTCCTCTTCTAAGAACTGTGCGCTCCCTAACTATCTCACTTATGATACAGAGCTTTTATACCGTTTAGATGCAACTGAATTTAACCGTAAGGGGCTACAGGTAGACGAGTTTAAAATATATGAGGGAATAATCACTCCTCTGGAAGATGTAAGTGAGGATGATGTAATAGAGATAAAGTTTATTTTGCGACGTATGTTTGATAAGATAATTGATTCGGGACATGTGATTGTAAGGTCTGCCAGTTTGCTTGCCGGAGGTTTTAGTTCTGCCGGATATATGAGTATGGATGAAATGAAAGACTATTTATTTGAACTTATAGATGATACGCCTTATCTGCACAAATCTCTTAAAAACTATAAAACAACGTGTGTTCAAATGCTTAATAAAGGTGCCCAGAGCCCCGTATATCTCGATGAAAAATAAATATATAAAAGCAGATTACAAGAAGAAATTTCTGCTGCTTTGTAATGAATGTAATTATCAGATTAGGAAGCCAGAAATGGCGGCAAAACACAATAAAATAATTGAAATAAAAGAATTATGAATATGTACGAAAAAACAACAGACTTATACATCAGTCCAGGCTATTTTTATGGGTATGATGGTATTAGAAAAGGGGATTTAATGGAGCAGTGTGATAATGAAGCCTATTGGAAGCCTAAAGGGCAATCAGACCGTATTATAGGAGGTTTTATGCCAGCAGAAATAGTATTAACTTGGAACAAATATTATGAATAGATTTAAAATAAATGTTTTTAATGGCGATATGGGAGAGTATTGTAGTTATTCTGAAGAAGACTTAAGACAATTACTTACAAAAGCTCTAGGTCTTACAGTAGTTGAAAATGCTATTTGGGAGAAGGTGCTGGAGGATTTCTGTGTCGGCACCTCAGATAAGATAAGAGCGTATGGTTTAGATGAAAACTCTTTAAAGTTTATAGACAAGGAATTTATCAAAGAATATGCTGAAACTTACTTGGGTTTATACAATGTAGAAGACGTTTTAAAACATGCTCATGAGAAAGACTTGATTTCAGCTTTAGAGGATTCTGGGTATTGTTTTAATCCGCCGCTCAATAAATATGATGATGCTGATATAGCCTGTGAGTACTTCAATAGAGAACTTGAAAATATAGCTGTTACAGAAAATATAGATAGCATAGACCAAAATTCATTACAAGAAATAGCAGATTTATTTTTAGCTGCCAATTGGGAACAGCGGCAAAAAATACTAAACACAATAAAATCATTATGAAACCAAAACTAGATAAATGTGTTTTTTATTTCAGTCAGGAAGCTCACGGTAATTCTGTAAATGAATATGAGTATATAGAGATTATAGGAGATAGCAGCTTAGGTATAGATAACGATAAAGGCATGTATTTCACAATCAAAACTGATGAATGGTCTGTTGAAAACGAGAATGATTTCAAGGAGATATTTGATAGGATTAGCAAACTTATTTTACCTCAATAAAATTTTATAATTATGACAATAATAGAAGGTTCAAAAATACTAGCTGAGTATCTGGGTTGGAAATACTATGGGTTCAATCCTGAAAGTAAAATAAAAGGTGGTTGGTATAAGATATCAAACAATTCGGGATTACTAGATTTACCAAAGAGCACTTTTATTCACTTGGAGGATAATATTTGGGGGAAATACGTTTGCCGCACTCACAGTGATTTAAGGTTCTACAATTCCTATGATAGTTTATTTGAAGTGATTGATAAGTTGGAGAAAGAATCATTTCCTTCAACGTGGGAAAACAATAAGCATCAAGAACTTAAAATATTAATAACAGAAAAAGCTGTTTATATAAATTTAGGACTTAGATTGCTACATACAGACCGTTCAGGCCTCCCTAAAAAAGAACAGTTATTTTATGCTTTGGTAGATGCGGTTAATTTTGTAAACAAATTGAAAAACATATAAAGTATGGAAAAAATAACGGAAAGTAAAATTTGGCTGATAATGTCCAAAGACAGAAAAATAGTTGCAAAAGGCACTCCTAGAAACCGCCGTCTGGTGCTGGTTGCAGATAAGGATAAGAAACGGTTCTTAACTTATACCAGTAGAGGTATGGCAGAAGCAGGATTTAAATATAATGGATTTTATGGTATGGGTCTGTTGGGTGAAGGTGAGTTAGAAGCCGTAGAAGCAACAATAACTATAACAATATGAAAACAGCATTAGAATTTTTTAGAGAGAATACCGCACTAGCGGCTATGGATATAGATGTGACCGATGATAATACACATACAATTTACTTGATGAGGCAGTTTGCAAAGTATCATGTAGAAAAAGCTTTAAATGCCGCGGCAGAAAAAACAAAAATATGTAAAAATTATTATATAAATGGTGTGACACAAGCAGTTGAAAAAGAATTCGATGATGGTCTTAATCGTTACTACATAAACAAAGACTCAATTTTAAACGCATATAACTTAGATAATATTAAATAGATGATAAAAACACACAAGGATTTAACAGCAGAAGATGTAGAGTACTTAAAGCATGTTTATTATTCCGATTCAAATCATAAAGAGAAGATGGAAATCCTTTCTGCTAAATTTGGGGTTGGGGAAAGGGCTATACGTAAGTGGTGGGGAATACATAATCTTAAAAAGACAAACAGTAACCTACCTTCTCAATTAAAAGCGGCTCAGGAAAGAGCTCTGGATAAGGACACAAAAGTATTGCTGATAAGTTCGGCGCAAAATAAAACAAGTATCAATAAAGACTTTCTTAATAATCTTAAAGCCTACAAAGACTATATTGAAAATATATTAGGTAAAAAAACAGAGATTGTTATAATACCTGCACGCTACAGAAACCCAACTTCTCTAATAGAAGATGAAAAAATAACATCCGAGGATTGGTGGGCAGATGAAATCAAAGACAGTTTATTCTATGGTAAACTTGATTTCGGAGATGTACTTATATCGTGTGACTCCCGTATAAGCCCTACAAGCTCTGATCCTCTAACAGGTTATGAAATACTTGCTGAAAATAAACACGTTGTTTTACCAGCCAGTAAGATGCACTTAAAGACTCTTCCTAGGTTCAGGAAAGACCCGTTAAGGGTGATGGTATCTACCGGATATATTTCCAATAAAAACTATTCCTTAAGTAAAAGCGGAGAGAGGGGGCACTTATTACACTCTACAGGGTTTGTGGTTTTAGAGATGAAAACAAAAAATACCTGTCACATACCCAGATGCATAAAAGTAAAAAAAGATGGAAGCTTCACTGATTTAATCTACTCCACTGAAAATAAGGTTACATCTAAAATTAAGAAGTCTCTTGGATTTGTGTGGGGAGATATTCATACCAGATACTTAAACAGAGACTTTTTTAATGTGAGTAAGGAATTAGTAAAAATTCTAAACCCAGAAAAAAGTTTTTTACATGATGTTTACGACGGTTCTGTATGTAATCCCCATGAAGTTAAAGATATGTTCATACAAAGGATTAAGATCACAGAAGGCAAACACCTGTTGGAGGATGAAATGAATGAATGCTTGGACTTGATAGAAGAAGTAAAGGGTTGTTGTGGAGATGTGTACGTAGTAGAAAGTAATCATGACGCATTTTTGACTCGTCACATAGACAATGAGAATTGGAAAAAAGATTTGCATAACTCACATACTTATCTTAAATACGCTTACATACAACAAACAGTTGATTTAAGAGAGTATGGCAATGTCTTTGGGTATTTAATCCACGAAAGGTTTGGCTCAGAAGTTATTTATGCTAAAATGGGAGATTCTATGTATATAGCCGGATATCAAGTTTTGGCACATGGGGATTATGGGAATAGTGCTAGTAGGGCGAGCACTAAAGGATTTAGCAGGATGAATCTTAAGATCCTGCACGGGCATACGCACAGTCCAATGTTGCATAATAATGTAACAACAGTTGGGGTAACATGTGATTTAGAACAGTATTATAATAGAAAAGGTCTGTCATCTTGGGCATACGCACACAGCGTAATACATGAAAATGGCAAAAACCAGTTATTAGTTTTTAATGATGATTATAGTTTAACAAGTCTGATATAACTATGGAAAAATTAAAGACTTGTACTAAATGTTTAGATGAGAAACCCCTGTCATCTTTTCAAAGTAGACCTAAGCTTAAAGATGGTGTCGAAGGTACCTGTAAAACCTGTGTCAATGAAAAGCAGAAAGAAAAAAGGTTTTTGTCTGGTAATAGTATTACTAAAAAGTATGAGAAGACCCTGAAAGGGAAACTAGTCAGAACTTATAGAAATATGCTGTCTCGGGTAAAAGGGATTTTAAAAAATAAAAGCCATTTATATGAAGGACTAGAAATAATATCTAAGGAAGAATTCTATAAATGGTCTATAAATGATCCAGAATATAATAAGCTATTCATTAATTGGGTAGCTTCTGGTTATTCTATAAAATATAGTCCTTCAATAGATAGAAAAGATCCTAAAAAAGGATATATACTGAATAACATGAGATGGTTAACACACTCGGAGAATAGCGGCAATACAAGTCAAAGAAAATAAATTAGAGAGGATTCGAAAGTTTCCTCTCTTTTTTTATAAATATATATCATTTTTAGTTATCTTTGTATTATAAATTTTAAAAAGCCATTATGAGTCATTGGGAAAAAGAAGGAAAGTCAGATGAATGGTATACGCCAAAATACATATTTGATGCATTAGGTTGTGTTTTTGATTTAGATGTGGCGCATCCAGAAATAAATACAAACGTACCTTGTAACAAATATTTAACGAAAGATAGTCTAGATCTTGATTGGGACGGTTTTATTTGGATGAACCCTCCATTTGGGGGTAGAAACGGCTTAATACCATGGATAGACAAGTTTGTATTGCATGGGAATGGTATAGCATTGACACCCGATAGAACAAGCGCTCCTTGGTGGCATGATTTAGCAAGAAAATCAGATGCCATCTTATTCTTGGCAGGAAAAGTAAAGTTTATAAACGCAGAGGGAATTACCGGGAATCAACCCTCTAATGGAACATGTTTATTCGCTATAGGAGAAAAGGGCGTAGAAGCGTTAATAAAAGCAGAGCAAAACGGATTAGGTTTTTTAGTGTAAACAATAAATCTTAAAAACAATATTATGGAAGAGTTTGGAATCAAGTTTTATTTGAGAGATGGGTCAGTTGAGTACTATGATCCATTGATAAAAGAGGATCTTAAAGAAACAGAGGAATATTATATATTTCCTATACTCGCTTATGAGTATGAAGTTTATAAAGATAATGTAGTTAAATTTGAATGGTTTGGTTTATGCCCTAATTGTGGGTATGAGTTATACGATGAAGGTTGTATAAAGTATGGTTGTTCAAATAATAAAAATTAATTATGAAAACAGTGTTAGTTATTTTAGTGGTTTGTCTTTTTCGGCGGCAAATAGTGGTACGCAAACTCCAAAATCAGTCATAGTGGATAAACGTTATGGTTTAGAAGATGCAGAGGAATTTATAAAAAAGCAGATAAGAAAAGGTTATATAACAAAAACAGTAAGTATCAATCATATCGGCGAAGTATTAGTAGTAATGGAAAAATATTAAATTATGGCAAGAGTAACAGAAGAACTTTACACGGTTAAATGTGATGCGTGTAATTACCAGTATGATGATAGATATAGTGGAATTGGATTTTGGCAAGATCATCAAGAAGCATGTGAGTCTGCGAAAGGTAATGGTTGGTATATTAATGAATATAAAGGAGATTATTGCCCCAAGTGTCACATTACAAAAGATGATGAATTAATTATTAGATAAAACAAAATGACAAACAAAATATTAATAGATGAAGATAAACGTGAACCAAACAGTTGGGCACACTTTGAAAAGGAATTTAAAGTAGTTACAGGTATGACTCCGCTAAACTGGTATCGACAAAAAGGGATTACCAGTAAATGGGAAGGTGATAATTATATACATATATATGGAATACATAGGCTTACATTGACTCCAGAAGGGGCTAAATTTGAATTAATAGAAAATAGTAAAATTTAATTATGAAAAAACTAATACCGTTACTCGCTCTACTTCTAGTATCTTGTGTAGAGATTAATCCCAAACCAATTGAGAAATACAAGGGGGCTATAATTATTTCTAATTTTTACTCTAACTTTTCAAACGTAAGATTTGCGAAGGTAAAAACAACCGATAGTATTTTTGAAATAATTGTTACACAGTATGATGCTGATAGGTATGTAATAGGAGATACAATTAAATAAAAATACGTATGATAGTAAGTTTTAAAACAGCTAAACTAGCCAAAGAAAAAGGGTTTACGGAAGCAGCAACACATGTTTATACAATAGGATTTGGCAATATTAAAGAGGATCCCGTAGTAAGAAAATACGGAAATTACGGAGAAAATGAAAAGCTTTCACAATTAGTAAAAATAGGGAAAGGACAGCCTCACTTGGCAGTTGCACCAACACAATCAGAATTAGCGGCATGGTTGAGGGATGTTCATAATATTGAAACACATGTATGGGCAGAAGGCTATGTTCGTGGAATTAACTGGCTTTGTCAGGCAATAAATTGGAACAATGATAAGAAAAGTATGGTATTCGGAGATAATGGAGATTTCAGTAGTTATGAGGACGCTTTGGAAGAATGCTTGGTACAAGGGTTAAATTTAATACCATGTAAATGAAAAACAATACTCCCGTCACTCGATTTGGCTCTGATTGGCGTTATATACCAAGAACAGAATACGAAAAATATGCCAAAACTTTACCGAAAGCCGAAGCTATTTGCATTGAATTATTGGGTGAACCTAAAACACACGCTGAGTGGGCTGATAGATTCAATAAAGTGGGAGCAATAAACAAAATAATATCGAAAATATGATAGAAATAAGACAAGAAAAAATGAGTGATCAGTTTACCAAATACCATTTGGAAGGTCTGCCTTTTAGTGCGGTTCTGCATCATTTTACTGATAGCGATAAAGGTTATCCACATGACCACCCTTTTGGGTTTACCACTCATATATTAAAAGGAAGTTATGTAGAGAAAATATATTATCCTGATTTAGATAGCAGTGAAGTTATCCATCGTAAGCAGGGGAGTTCTCATTTTGTGGCGGCGACTTTAATACATGAGATAATAGAACTGCCTGATGGGGATTGTTGGACTATAATAACTCCTGAAAAATGGGAAAGACAGCCTCACTTTTGGAAGTTTGAAAACGGTATTTGGTTGAGAGCTTGGGATGAAACAGAATTTAAACCTTATAAATAATGAAAATAGATTACAATAAGCAGATTGCAAAGCATCAAAAGGCTATAGAAACTTTGAAAAAACAGAGGGCGGCTGAGACACCTAAAGTTTCAGATGAAAATCAACCGCCTAACAGAACCATAATCCTTAACAGCATAAAAACACCGGACGGGACTATCTTAGTTTCAAGACACAGACACGATTTTGTAGAATATACTGATAATAATGGTCATTTATATTATGTAGACGGAGGAAATGATTACCTAAGAAGGGGTTATGGAGACGTTTATGAAGAATGCTCTTTATACAGCGACGATGACTTTGAAACAATAAGAAAACATTACGCTAGAGGTGGTCGTGGAAAAGATGGTAAACAGCCTCTAAAATGGGTTCCACTATGTGACATGAATGATGAATGGCTTGCCAATTGTATTGTTTATAATGAAGAACGTGGAATGGGTAGTTCTATTGCAAATGAGTTGTATGTTAAGGAACAGGAATATAGAAAGATTAATAATATAAAAATAGAAGAAAATGAGATTTAATGACCACCTTAGACACAAAGAATTATTTACAATTGTTAAGGATATCTGTGAAGACTTTTATAACTTTGACGAGTATAACCCTTCAATATGCGAAAATAGTGATGAAATAGAAGAGTTGTCTGTAAGATTAGAAGCCTCCTTAAATGACTCCCGGAGTATATTAGAGAAACTAGTTACTATAAATAAGGAAAACTTTGAATGTTAAACGGCGATTAACACCGTCATTAGCTTAAACAATAAACCCCTCAGATATTAGTCTTTGGGGTTGTTTTTTATCCGGCAACACCCGGTAAAAATAAGACTCTATCACACTTCTTTTATTAATACTTTCTCTTTATCTATTATTTGGAATTTAAAACCATCTTTTTCTAGTCTTTGGTATATGTTTCTTCGCCGCGAATCTGCCCAAACAATACAGATATATTGTCTCTTACCTTTATAATAGCGAAGAGTTTTAAAATACTCAGGAAAATTAAGTATTTCATTCTTAATCCAGATTAACGCTTTTATGCCGCCCATACTCTTGTTAGGTTTATCCTCAAATATGTCAAGCTCTTTCCTCTTCTTACCTGATGAAACCCCTATCCAAAATTTGTTCGTTTTTAGTTGCTCAACCCATACCCTTATTTTATAAGTGCAACCGTTAAATTCAAGGGATTTGGTGTAGTATAACTCTTGATCTTCTACCGATGCTGTCCAATTTTCCATTTTATGGTTTCTATTTGTGCTATACAGTACTCTAGTGTCTTTATTTTATCTATATCATAGCTTTTCATCAGTTTAGTTCTATTAAGCTCTGAGAGTTCTGATTTAAGTCTGTTCAAAGTGTCTCTTGATATCTTTTCAGTTTGCTTTTTTGATGCGGAGAATCCTAAATTAAACTCATCATTAATCCCCCACTGTTGCTCTATTATATTATCATACCTAACATTCTCTTCTGGACTGATAGCAGCCCTTATTTTTTCTAGTAGCTTATTTCTTTTCATAACTATTTAAATATAGTAAGATACCAAACCTTATTCTCACTTTCGTCAAAGGTTATATAATCCTCAGACTCTCTTTTTGATATATATTCATTCCATAATTGAATTAAAATAACCCTTTCTTTTTTAGTGGTGTTCCAACTACCTAGATACTTTCTTTTAAACAAGTCATACATATTAATATCTTGTACATAGGCTACAAAGGCTTTTACATCTGACTTACCACCCTTAATTTTAGGAATTGCATCATAAGCTTCAGATAGTACATAATACTGATTAGTATCGTAAGTTATTTTACTAGTCATATTTTTTATCTCTTGATGGTCTATAAATATAAATTTCTACAGGTATGTCCAAATCACTTAGATATTTGTTCATTATCTCCAATGATCTCTCAGGAGCAATACCTCCATTTGAGGCTCCTAGTAATGGCCAAGCTATACTAGTTATCCCTTTTTCTTTATAAGTGTCTAAGAACCGCTGTAAACCTGTTTTTAAATAACTCTCCTCGCTTTTATTGCGCCACTTATCTTTGGTTGGAAAACATAGTATATTTATAAAAACATCTTTATACAGCCACAGTTTACCGGGAGTTAATAATTTTCTATCGCAGATTCTCTTGTAAGATGCGAACATCTCAGGATATCTTTTCTTAAACTCTTTTGCTATACCGGCTCCCATAACACCTTCACAATTCACTGTATTAACCAATGTCTGGCAATTACTGTGAAACAGGCTACCTTCTATTATTTTCATCTATATTTCTTTACCTGTTAAATGATAATATAAATTTTGAAAGTAGTGCGTGTAAAGCTGTCCTTGCATATCTTTATTATAAATAGTTATAAGATCATCATCGTAAGCACGTCCATTATTTTCTTGACGTATCATAACATAATCTTCACTAACTGATAAGACTGTATCAGATGTTTCATGTTTACTAATATCATATTCAAAATTACCAAAACCGTTCTTTTCTACTCCTAGCCACTCGTGTATTTCCTCAACAAGTGGTATAGGTATTAATTGAGATATACTTGTTGTGATTTTGGAAGCTTTCATTTGTAATCTGACTTTGTTCCCATGAATACTTATAATGCGCCCTAGTCTTAAATCTACAGGTATTTCTACACCGACAATATTTCCTTTTCTTAATTCTGATTTATCTATCATATTCTTTTTCTAATTCTGTCCATAATTCTTTTCCATCAAGACTTACTTTCCAGTAAGCATAGCTCATTTTATCCCAGCACTCTCCGATTGTATCCTTTCTCGCTTCCTCTAAAACGTGATAAAGCGGGGGACATCTTCTCTCTACTTTTACCCTATCTTTTGAATTTGTTATTCCCACAATTTTATCATTTTTGTTACTATATCTATAGTCTCTGTATTTGTAGTATATTCTGCTTTTATACGGTATTGCACGTTCTGGCTCCAAGAGGAGGTCTCTACGTAGGCTATTGCATCCCCATTTTCATCCACATAATAATCCGAATGAAAAGATTCTCCTTGCACTCTCTCAACAATCTTATTTTTCATAAAGGCATCAAAATGCTCTTTACTCACAGTTGCCATGGTTGAAAATCTCATAATCATTATTTATACTGTTTTAAAATTTCTTTCATATCTCGCTATTATTTTCTTTAGGTTTGCTATTCCATTCTCTTCTTTATATTGCTTGAGTTCCTGATAGGCATAATAGAATTTTCTACACAGTTTTGACTCCACTTCAATTTTATTTTGTTGTAGAAGGCAAAATTCGCCTTACGCTCTTCATATTCAAAATTAGCAAGTTCTTCTTTATAAAGCACCTCATTCTCATAAATAGTTTCATGGGTTAACTGTCCTTGCGCCCACAACTCCTTACATATCTTAAGACCTAATAAGACACCTTCTATTTTTAGCTTTTCCATAATATTAACTGTCTATAAAATCTCTTAATTGTTTTACTATTTGTTCCTTGTTATTCTTATACAGATTATAGTTTCTGCGGGAAGGGTGTATCAATTCAAGAACTTCTAAGCTACATGACCAAGTTTTGGGCTTGCTCCAAAAGTATTCTTTTGCTACATTTCCAAGTAAGATAACTTTGTTTACCGACTGCACTTTTTCTTGTAGAACTTCTTCCCAATGTTCATCCATCTGCTCCTTACTTGGTTTTTTATGTCCTCCATTTTCAAAACCTGTAAATACCCCGCATACAGCCTCGAATTCAAACATTTGTTGTGCCGTTTCTATGCTTATACCTACTTCTGATAACCAATCATACAGCATCGTAGAGTCATAAGGGAATTTTTGTTTGTGCGCAGGAGGTGCCTGACCTATTATAAGTATTTTATTCATCTTTAAAAGTTGTTTTTGCAGCTTCTGCTACAGTTGGTGTATAGCCTAGTATTTTCTTGGTCTTTGTATAACAATTATCCCAAATACCATCAAGCAAGTTTTCTTTTATGTGCTCTACCGAAGCATGTGCTAAATGTAATACTCCTTTAAAACCTACTTTCAAATACTGGTTCTTGGGCAGCTTTACACAGAACAGTAATTCGGCATTAGGTGTCTGGCGAGTTTTTACATGGCTGTCACTTCCAAAATATTGTACCCAAGACAATCCATTATCACCTTTATACCTTAGTCCTGTAGTGTTTTTTGATGTTATTTCTTCATACATACCGTTATTGAGAGCCCACCGCAATACTTCATCCTTATTTTTATTCTCAAATATAAAAGAAACTATACTGCTGTTTTTATTATACTGTAATGTAGTGGGATTAAATATTCTTTCCCAGCCTATCTTTTCAGGATTGCGTGCCATAATAGCCGCAAATACACAACCTGTTCGGCCTTTCTTTATGTAATTTAAATTTATATCTTTCATAATTTAGAAAAATCAATAATATGCATTCTGTACGAGGTGTGACTAGGTTCTGTAGGACTATCATTACTTGGTACAATTACTTCTTCACCTTCACTATTTAACCAACGTGTTGTTGAACTGTCTTCTATTTGTATACTCATCCCATCAATAGCAATAGGGTCATGATAAATTATATCTCTATTAGGATCTGCGTATAGACAGTTGTTACTGTGTAATAACGTTTCTGTCATCTTATCCCACAATTCGTCTCCCTCTAAGGCAGAATATTTAGGGTATTTTATTTTAAATTCTGTAGTTGTCATATTTATTTTCTTCTTAATTTATTCCACAATTTAACTGCCGGAGAATCTACTCTAAAGAAATTCTTGTTATTAAGTACCTCACTTTGAGACTGCTCATACCAATTATTTAGGGTTCGCTCTATATTCTCTAAGCTGAAGTCTATTTCACCTATCATTCTACCGCAACATGCGAGAACGCAACTGGTAGTTTCTACAGTGCATTTGTTTGTCTTTGGGTAATAAATTACTTCTGTTTCCTTACCGTCTTTATCCCTGTAGAATTTATCTGGGGGTACGAATTTCCAACCTTGTGCAATCATACCTTTGGCGACAGCTAGTACTTTATTACTATCCTCATCACTAAGCGTTTTTAGATACTTTTTTCTTTCTTCCCTTAAAACAGAATTTCTTTCGTAGTTTGTATTTTGACACTGATCTAAGTACTGATTTGCCTGTAGTTTTTGGAATTCTTGTACTACTAAGAACTCTTCAATAGACTTATCGGATATCCATTTATCTTTTTCCATTTTGTAAAGGTAATAATTATTTTAATACAAAGCATAAAAAATCCCGCAAAAAGCGGGAAAGTTTTTAGTCGGCAAAAAAGTAGCTGACGGGTATGAAGTTTATAAAGGAATCATTATTCAGCAAATAGCTGTTTTTGGTGGAGACTGGGTTGCTTAATCCTGCATATTCTTTTCCAAAACCTGTATTTCTAAGGACATACCTTTCCCCCTTTGTAAAACCTTTAAATTTACCGCTGGTAATTATCTCATCGTCCCCTATCTCTGATACCCGTAATATCTCCGGTATTGTGTTTAGCCCCACAAAGGCAGAATCAATAGTATCATAATAACTCAATGGTATGGCCACACCGGAGGACGCACTTTCATTACAAAGCCTTAGCATTAAATAATTAGCTGATTGCAATGCATATAAATCTTTGTTATCAGGATCATCGGCTATCTTGGATAATAAAAGCCCTACCAGCATCAACAAGTTTACAACAGCAAAATCTTTCGCGTTTCTCTGCATATTTACGCGGTCTTGTGTGCTGAGTGTCGCCCAGTAATCTTTGAAATCGGTTTTTATCTCCTTTATATCGCTTTTTTTGAATTGCTCTATGTATCCTTTTATAAAAGAACCTAATGTAGAATAACTTCCTCTCTCAAACTGACCTGTATCCAAAGACAAATGTGTACCTTTAAATCTTCTTTGCGTGGCAACCGTAAGCCAATTCCTGTGTGTCATAAATAACTGTAATACCATATTCCTGCTGGCCAGAGATTTTTCTTCCGGTGAAATATTACCGTCAATAAGTTGGGATACCTGAGATACGCGCTGGAAAATAGCCTCGTTCTTCAACTTCATGTATTGATCGTAATTATCTACAGATAACAATGGTTTTAATTTCTCAGCGTTATAGGTAAGTTTTCCGTCATTTGTATCTATGAAATTATAAACAGCATTTTTCTCTGATGCGCTCCAAGTGTTTTTGAGTTCTAATGCGGCCATCTGGGGATTATTGCGCTTATATTCATTATAATTCATTATTTGCCCATCTACCACCCTGTAATCATATAGTACAGACAACATCACTTTAGGCATTACCGGAAAGTTCATGGCAGAGTGGGAGGCATATGGTACTTTGACAAGCGCACGTGCATATTTATTAAAAGAACTGTTGTTGAGACGCTCTTCCTGACTGTATACGTGGAAATGCTCCCCTATGACATTTAATCGGGCGCTGGATTTTAATTCAAGTGCCTCATTAATCGAACTCCCTGCCAACTTACGGAATTCCTTTGCTGCCAAAGCCGATGCAGGTTTATTTATAAACTCCCCAATCCTGTTCTCTAATCTGAACTGAACGTCAGCTGTCAAAAAGGAAGTTATAGGGCTTATTACAGCAAAACCTAAATTCCTGAACCTTACAAAATTACCGAAAAGCCTTAACAGTTTGGAAATATTTACGCTATAGCCTTTATATATAGGTACGTTGTATTCAAACGATTCCTTTACACCCATATAGAACTCGTCATAGGCAGAATTAAACATCTTATAGGTTGCAGTGGCTTCTGCCGCCTTTCCCCCATAATTATCATTTAATACCGCTTCCTTCAAGGCCAACACATTACCGATATTTTCTTTACGGGCTTTATATAATGTAGCCTGTTGATGGAACCAGTTGTAGGATGTCAATAATTCATCTGATAAATCCTGTTGGTTGGCAAGTTCGCGCATACCGTATTTGGGTATGATTTTCATATCCTCTACATTGGCGGCTATATTCCCCTGAATCACTTCTCCTGTGGCCACATCCTCTTCCCTATAGGCAAATACGTCCTTAAGGGTTTCCGATATCTTGTCAGTATTAGGGTTCTTCATGAATGACCTGAACTTGCTAAGGCTTCCCTTACTTTGCTGTGGCAGTTTAAATATATTATGGTTCCCTAAATCAGCTGTTGCGGTCAATGAGTCCCTGTGATAATCTAGTAAAGCTGTCCTTGCCTGATACAGTTTCTGGTTTCTTGTAGGCTCTCCATTTTTATCAAGCCCAAAAGTATCTATAAATTCCTGACTCCTAAAAGATTGTCCTTCTTTGTTTCTGCCGGATTTTTTGAATTGGTAATAACCTCCCTCGTAGTTTTTGACATAGTTGGGGTTTATATCGGGATTCTCTACAGCCTCATAAAAACTGTAATTGGGGGTGACAGTGATAGGAGAGTTTTCTTCAAATAAGGTACTTAAAGGTCTTGCTCCAGATTCAAGCTCTGACATTATGTTTTCATAACCTAAAGGAGCAAATCGGCTAAAATAGGGAAGTAATTTAGATTCTGAGTACTTAATGAGGTCTTCAGCTATAGCTAATTGCTTTTCCAAAGGGTTTAGAGAATTATAATCCTTGTTAAATACATTTTCATATCTCTTAGGGATACTCACCACTTTACCTGCGCCCAAATCCCGTGCAAATATTTCCGCTTTTTCTATCTTCAGCTTATCTGAGGCTGTAACATGGTCTTTTATAAAATCAATCTTATCGTCAGTGCTTGTTTTTCCGTTGTTGGTCAGCGCATCGTAATAAGCTTTATTGGGTGTATTTTCAGTAGTGGTTTCAATTTGTTCCCCTGCTTCCCTTGTAAAGAAACCGGAAGCCTCTTGATATAAATCCTGCAAACGTTCTGTAAAATCCCTTACATTATCCCTCTCTGTTCTTGACATACGCTCAAAATCAGTTTCTGACGGCTGGTTGAGTACCCTGTTGGCCTTGAGGATATTATTTCTGGCACCCTGTAGGCGTTTCATTTCCAAAACTATTTCCTGTGCACGTTCATCTTCTACATTTTCAAGTCGTTGGCTCAGGCTCTCATTCCCACCTATAGAATCCCAAAAAGATTGGTTGAACCCTATATAGGAGTTTAATCTGATATATTCAAGACCTTCCTGCGGGGTTAAACCTAAAACAGTGTCCTTGAATTTCTGGGGTATCCCTTTTTCTGTTTTTTGCAGGTTTTTCAAAAACTCCTTATCCAATAAATACAGTTCATAGGCTCTGCGGGCTTCATCACTGGGGTTATCCAGCAAAGTCAGTTCTAGCTGCCCTTCATTGTTTATAAAACCGTCAAGGCCTTCCCTGAAATCCCCATCACTACCATAAGGACTTTTGGAATAAGCCCTTTCCTTGGAGATCCTTTCCAATTCAAACTTAAGGGACTGTGTGAGCTCTATAATACCCTCACTGTTCTTTGCCAGACTATATATTTTAGCTACATCCGAAGATATCTCCGAAAGCCACTTCTGGGTATCCAAAGAGATGTTCAGATCTGCATACAACTGTTTTTTTGTCTCATAATACTTATCATTATAAGGTTTTTCAAGGTAAGGATCTATCTCTTCTCTTATTTTCTGCCTGTATAAATTATAATTATCAGGAGATAATGTGGCTAGAGAGCCGTCCCTTTTTTGGATAAGATAATCTTCCAAAGATAAATCTGTCTTGGCAAACTCGTTGTAAGCATCTTTTTCAATGGTGTTTACAGTGGTGTCTATTACCTGCCAGTCCATCTCATCTAAAAGATAACTTCCTCTTTTCAGTGTATTGAGTTGCTGCGGTGTAACACCCAATTCATCTAATCTGTTTAGGAAGTCGCGGGTTGGGTAGCGATGATAAATACTCGCATCCATAGTGGTTTTTTTGATAGTATTTCCAAACAGGTTTAGGAGGGGATTTTGCGCGTGACTTAAACTGCCAAAGTAGGCCATGCCCCAAACCGTATCTTTCTTGACTGCTTTTAGTGTCTGAAAATAATTTTCTTTCTGTTCGGTAGTCCAGTTGTGTTTTATGGCCACTTCATCCACCATATTCCTGAGAACCCCATCATTATCATTTAAACCTACTTTTGCCTTTAACTCCCCAATACCTGTAAGCACCTCTTCAAGTTCTTTCTGTATTAGTTTCTCATCTGCATTTTTTGAATCCAAAAGTACTTTAAGCTCTTCCAAGATAGGCCGCATTTGGTTAATCATAGTGGCATACACCACATTTTCTTCCTGAGAAAAGGGGTGACCTTCTTTGTCATTGGATTTGAAAGCCTGCTCTAAGTATCTCAACTGTGTCTTTACACTCCCAACTATCCCGGATATTGAAGATATCTTTGAATTATCATCTATCTGATCCAAAGTCCTCTTAAGTCGCTGCACATTTTCCCTCCCCACAGAACTTCCTAGTTTCGCCTGCTGTATGTCAAGTATCTCTACAGCTTTTCTGGCAGTTGCTGTTATAACCGCCAAAGGATCATTTGCATCGCGTGATAAGCTATACAACCTTAATTTTGAACCTTCAATTTGTTCGTTGCTCAGATAACCTTCCAGCTCATTATTTTTTAAGAGTCTTGATATCTGGTCGGTAAATAAATTAATGTCGTTTATATATTGCGGCTTAAATACCATCTGCACTTTACCTATAAAGTTTAAAAATAACTGTCTGATCCTGTTTAATATATTTTGATTTGTTTCGGAAGTAAAGTTATTTTGCAATGCATTGGCAAGCACTTTTCCCAACACTTCTTTTCGTATTGCAGTTTCCAGTTCTTCCCCGCTATAGGTCTGGGAATATACTTCCCTGTATTGCTGAGAAAACTCTGCCCATTCCTCCGTCTGGTTTATAACAGCAAGTAAGTCGTTTACCTGATTTGCGTCCCAGCCCTCTACTATAAAGTGAGCTGTTTCTTCTGTAAGGTCTGCTACAGATATACCGCCGTCCTGAAAAGCTATTATTTTCCTTGATATGTCGGCCAATGCCTGAGCAGAAGGTTCTACCCCGTTCTTGACACCGTATTTTTCAACATAATTTGAAATACTCAGTGTTTTTATACCTAGGTTATTGAGTAAATTTAAAAGCTGGACTTTCAAACGCTGTTCATTGGGAATATCAGAACCCTCCTGTATTACTTTTGAATTCCCGTAAGTTCTTAATCTGGGATCATTATCGAGCTCCCTTTCGAATATAATATCATCTACATTGTCATATTTTTCTCTTAACTGCTCTTCGCTGAAATTATTTAACGTTTCTGAATCTTCGTATGCAATCTCCCCTGTCTTTAACGTAACAGGTCTTTTACCCACCCTATTCTGGAAAACAAAATTATTGTTATCTAATTGGGTTATGTTCTGAGCCCCCAGATAACTTATTGCATCCTGAACCAAAATATCGGCCTTCACTGCTTTCATTATATCTGTAGCTCCTGCGGTCTGTATCACTATCTGACCCCCTTCGAAAATACTTTCATCTAGGATAAGGTCATTTCTAAGTGCGTTATTTATAAAGCCGGAGTAGGTCTTTGGATTTGAGTTGCTGCTTATGTTCATCAACAGATTCTCACCTGAGAACACCTGTACATCACCTGAGTCAATTGATTTCAATGCCTGTCCATAACTATTGAATACCCCCTGAGAAGTCCTGTATTGCAAAGCCTGTTCTGCTCCCTTAAATTCAGGGGTATAAACATTCTTGTAAATATCTATGGCCTGCTGTACACTTTCCATATGGGGATTTCTTACTAAGGAGTTGAATAAGACGGAGGGCTCTCCTTTTTCATTATTTACACCTATTATCTTATTATCTGAATAAACTATTTTACATGCCATTTAGTTACAATTGAAATTATCTGCGTTTATTTGGTTTTCTTGTTCTGCACTGTAATAGGTATTGACAGTGTTTTGCACTATAGGTGTCTTGAACTGCCTAGAAGGATCTATACTTAGCTCCGGCTCGCTGACATCATAGGTTTTATAATTACTTTGAACAGTGTTGATTTTCTCATAGTAGCTATCTATGTCTGTAGTCATCAGCTCATATACACCATCCTGAGTCCTTACAAATTCGGGATTGTCTGCCGTAGTGGAAATAACGGTGTTATTTATTTTACTGTATAGAGTCACTTTAGGGGCTTTCTTCGGATAATTTGCATAGTAGCTTCTATAGAAATCCCTTGACAAAAAGGAAGGGATTTCCCCTGTCTTTAAATCTGGCATATTTTTAGAAAGTAAACTGTAATTCTCTATGTTTTCATCTGTGTAGTCCTTGATAGTATCTATAGTAATGGCATCGGTGTTAAGTAGATAAATACCTTGGTTGATACCGAAATTAGAATAGTAGCTTGCGTATAAGTCACTGTCCTTAACTTTCTCCTGTAAAGCTTTTGCCCAGAAATCAGATATAAAATCTGTTGTAAGGTAATCCTCACTTCCTGTAAAAGCAGAAAAATTGGCACTTTCTTTATCTATGTTATCAACCTGCTCTAGAGTTATAGGGTGATTAAAAAAATACTTAAAAGCCAGTATCTGCTGAAGACTGCTGCTATCTCCTTTCTCATCAAGACTCCCTACATTATTTTCCAGAAATGTTTGGATATCCTGTAAAATAATATCTTTATTTGCAGGGTTTCTTAGAGTACTGAGATTAATTATGTTACCCTCTCTTGCAAACGGGTAAGCCTCTATTGGTAATACGCCCTCATTATACTGGCTTATCTGGTATAGATAGTCATATAAAATGGCCATATCTTCTATTTTTTCCACCCTCTGCCAGATATTATTATCGGCCTTTATAAGACTGAAATCCCTGAATGCTTCGTACTCTGACATGGTTGTCTCTAGGTAAACAAGTGATTTACTCTTATTGTCATCACTTGTTTTTGCTACGTAATCCACTGGGCTTAAATCTGTTTCGAAAAAAGTATTGTAATTATTTGCAAAAACATCTATATTAGCTTCAGTTGGGTCAAGTATCAATTGGTTTGTGGCTTCCAGTAAATCATATACTTCATCGCGAGTTTTGCTATATATTTTTTCATTTGCCCCGGCGATATCAATTCCCTGTCTGGCAGCTTTTAATTCAATTGCTTTTATCAGCCGCTGTACATCCTGCCCATTGCTTAGATAAATATCCTGCGGTAGGCTGTTAATATAAATTATATCTGCTGAGATAGATAAATCATTTGCTATGTTCAGTGTTTGCACCAACTCATTTTTTATGCTTTTAGTCTGTCTTTGTAGCACACCATCACGTATAACAAAGCGCGGCATTCTCTTAAATTGCTGCATCGCCTCAAATGAAGTTACTACAGGTAATTCCAGTGCATCTTTTCTCTCATTATAAGTGGTTTCAGCCAAACCGCCTAATTCCTGTATTAAATCATTTTCTATTTTTAACGGGTTTAGATTAACCTGCTTTCCCAAGGAATTAAAGCTATTTTCCTTGACTAAGAAATCTGTATTAAAATAAGTGTCGTTATATATGTTCTCACTGTTTTTTAGGCTCTCCAGCGTGTTTTTTATAGTTTTTTGTATATTAGTATCACTAAGCATATTTGATATCTCAAACTCGCTGTAATATGGTGCAAGCCTGCTTTTATCTATAGTGAATTCGCCATTTACATAAAAAGCTTTATTCAGGCTTTCATAGAGTTCCTGAGAAGATTCAAAAGGCATACCAAGTAAGCTGTTTTTGATATCGTGTTTTTGTTTTAGTGATAACACCTTATTTTTAGTCTTGCTGGAATTTACATAATCTACAACTACTTTTGCAAGAGGTTCACCATTTTTGTCAAAGTATTCATTAGGGTAAATCTCTTGTTTGGATTCACCATAGTAGATAGGCTCGCCTTGTTCTATACCATATCTTAAGACCGTCTGTAGGTTTACATTATTATTTACCCCCTCTACTCTGAGTCCATCGCTATAAGGAACCAGCCTTATAGTTTCGTCACTGAATTTTAAATCGGTAAAGTTTTTTCTCTTGCTCACACTATAGTTCTTATTACCAAGTTTTTTGATAACCCTGCTTTTATATTTCCGCAAGATAGGATTTATTATATTTTGGCGGAATTTTTCTGTCTGCGTGAGTACAGTGAGGTCAGCCGCCAGTTTTTTATCCCCTGTTTTTTCAAGTAAAGACCTGTATAAAATAGAAGGCTCCCCATTGGGAGCATTCATAGTCTCTATTTCGTTATTTTCATTATATACTATTGTACAACTCATAGGGCAAATCTACATTTATTTTTTCTTTTTTCCAACTTTTTTAGGTAATTTTTTACCCTTTGGTGTTTCCTCTTCAAACTTTTTTGCTACTTTGGGTTTATTTGCCCATAGATAGCCTCTCTGTTTTTGCGATTTTATTGGCATTGGTCTTCTATTTGGGTTTCTATGTTTTCCATATCTTCAGCCGGTACATACAATACACTTTCTTCGATATCAGCAATATTGTTTTCTAAGTCTATTATTTTATCATCAAGGATTGCAAATTGCTCATCCAAGGCAGCTAATTTTAAATCCCTTGTGGTAGCTATACGACTATAAGCCCCCTGTTTAGACCTGTTCTTGTTTAAGGCTGCTACCTGTGCGCTGTAAACTCTTTGCAGTTCATCTATTTTTTTCGATACTGTATCCTGTTGTTTGCGGAGCTTGACAATTTCCTTATTATAAGCAGTTATTTCAGAACTTACTTCCCTCACTGTTTCCTGTGAAATAAATTCCTGTTGCTGTTGCACTTCCCCTATATTTGCATTCTGTAAATCAAGTACTAACTTCGGAGCTGTTAAAGGTCTATCAGTGAGGTTTAAGGCTATCTGGGCTTGGGTTTTTAGGTTCTCCTTGTCATAGTTTTGGTCTCTTAAATCCTCTACGTCCATGAAATCCTCTATAAGATCAAGTTCATTCCTTATCTCCTGAAGTTTAGCCGTATCAAGTTTTGTAAGTCCATAACGTGATGGTTCTATGCCATATTTAATAAGTAAGTTATTTACTGCCTTTACTTTCTCTACGTCTGTTATATTCTGATCCAATATCTCTATTAGTTCCTGTGATTTTGGAGATACTGTTGTAATAAGTGAAATAGGGTAAGCCACATTGTTCCCTTTATATTCAAATACTATAACAGGTATTTTTTTACCCGGATTTTGTCTGGATAATTTAGTGGTAAAATCAAAACGGGTGTCTGTTCCCTCTTTTGCAAGATAAGGTTTGCCATTTAATATATATCCTGTATTTACAACTGTCCGGAGGTTATCATCATTAAAATCTACAGCAATCGGCTCATACCCACTCTCTGTCTGTTGTATCTGCATATTTGGAACACCCAGAATAACTTTCCCTACAGGGGCTGTTGCATTTACAACTATACTAACACTTTGATTGTTTGACGCTATGTGCTCTATTAGTTGCGTATAGGCAAGTTTTCTTATCTTTAGGAATTTATCATCGGCCACTGTATTGCCTGTTGTTGAATGGCTTGCTTTTATGGCACCCGACTTTTGCGTGTCAGGGGTAACAGTGAGTATCATCATATTATCCTCTACCTCTTTGGCCAGCTCCGGTGTTATTGTTTTTGCTTTCCTTAACCTGTCTACCAGATTGGCATTGTAGTCCTGATCCAATCTTATTTCAAACCTTATATTATCCCCTGTCCTCAAAGTGTAGTTGGCATCGGGATTGTAAGAGATATTTGAATTTACGTTTATTGATCTGGGTGTGAAGTCTGAAGCGGTAAGTACCATTGATTCTCCTGCCTGTTCATACACCGGAGAATAAGTACTGTGGTTAAAATTAGTAGAGAGCGGCGTTAAGTTTAAAACCGTTTTAATATTCTCAAATTGTGCTAAAGGTATAGAGATTCGCCCTTTTTCTCCTATGGTAAAAGTAGATGCGCCTATTATAAATTGCGTGCCATTTGTTTTTGCAAACTTCTGTATCAACTCTGGTGTGGCATTTCCTGCTTTTCCCTTTGGATCTACTATTGTATTTGGAAACCCCAGTCTGGTAATAATGGTCTGAATATTCAAATCACTGAATCTTACCGAATCTCCTTCTATCTTGGCAGTGATGGTATCATGTACCTGAGTAAAACTGTTTTGTGTTGCGTCATTTGATGCCTTGATATCTTCGGTTTCTATTATATCAATATTCTCCTGTTTTGAAATAGTGTTTTTAACAGCGGCATTGTCAATAGTGGTTTGCAGCTGTGATAATAATTCTATAAGGTCGGCAACACTTTCGTTCTCTTCTACAGAGCCGTCGAGCATCCTCCACTGTGACAGCTTTAGGTTTAATCTTTGAAACTCTTCCAGTTCTTCCCTGCTGAGTCCCAATTCACTTTTGCTTAAAGTGTAAAACCTAGGATTAACCCTTGTAGCAAAATCTTTATCAGGCCTCTTGCTTTTTTTAATTTTATTGTATAATGTCTCATAGGTATCTAACTCCTGTTGTGTTGGCTGCTTGTCATCATAAGTATCCCCTACATAAGTTAAGGCTATATCTGTCTTTAAAGCTTTTTCAATTCTGTTTCTAAGTTCTTCAACGGCGGATAGTGTTTGTACAGGCGGGGGATTAACCTCAATTCGGTCAATAATATTCTCGGCGGCGTTATTTACCTGCTCAACATTTGAATTATATATTTGTTTTTCCCTGTCCAGTAAAGTTTCACCATTCTTGACTTTAGCTGCTATTCTATCCACTATTTCGGCAGGCACCACACCTGTATCGGTAAATGCCTGAAAATCGTTATTGGAGATATCCTCATTAATATTTCTGGCTTCCGGTGCAAGCGCGCTTGCTTTGTCTATAGCGTACTGCTGGGTGATACGCGTAAAGAAGT